CAATTTTCTTTTCCATATCTGTTCTAATCAATGTGTTAGCCATATAATGGCTCAACGTGTCCCACCTAATCCCACTTCTTACCACTTTCTACCATAGGTAGTTTTGTGGTGAAGTTTGTCTGTCATCCTCTCTCACACCCCCACATAATTATAAATTTCTTTAGTGTTGTCTCACGATTTCCCGTGTTGAGACCAAAAGTACTAAAGTAATTCATCATTTAGAGGTTATTTGGTGTAAGTAGTCATACATATTCCTCCGTTCATAGAAGTATTAATGTAGTTCTGTAGGGCTACTAAAAGAAAAAAAAGAGATAGGTTTGACCCTATCTCTTTTGTGGTGGAACATTATTCACCTTCTTCGGTGAATGGTGTTTCACTTTCAGCAACAGGTTCTTCCTGTGGTGTAACCGCAGAAGATTCTGCTTGCTGTGGCACGGCAGGTTGCTGTGCAGGTGCAGCAACAGTAGTTGACAATCCAAGGGATGCCATCAACTGCTGTGCAGCTAACTGTGCAGTAGCCTGAGCCAAGAGACCTGTGCCTAAACTGTCAATCGCAGATTGCATTTTGGCCACAGTGTCAAACTTGGCGTACACACGGCTGCCATCATAGTTCCACTCAAGTGTAACTACTGATGGGATGAAAGCGTCTGTGGTTTTCCACAAGGGCTTTCCCGTGTCTTCATCGTGCTGAAGGTAATCACCCTGTGATTCTTCATACTGTTGAAGTTCTTCATCAGTTGAAGCGGAAACAAGGTAAACTCTAACGAGTTTGCCTTTTTGGAGGCCTTTGGTAGCACGATAAGTGCGTGCAAATTTTGCTTTAATGCTCATAATTGTAAATTATTAGTGTTAATGTGAAATTTTCACTAAACAAAGAGTAATAAAGAGTAGCCCTCTTTTGTAAAACAAAAGGAACCACCCGTAGGGGGGGTTACGGGTGTGTGTGCACATCCAACATTCTGCTAGCAAGAATGAGGGATGAAACAACACTTGTTCCTTTTGTTTAATTTAGATAAATAATAGAGTATGGTAATACTCTATTGGTTAGATAAAATAAATATTATAATATGCATATGCATATTAAACAAAGAGTAAACAAGAGTAGCCCCCATATGCCAGCCTGCGGGGGTAGCCCCTTCTTTTCTGGTAGCCTGGGGTGCGCTGGGGGAGGGTCACCCACACCCCCATATATAAAACAATCCCCATATACGTGGTAGGGGGTGTTAGAGTGAACCCCATGTACGGGGGGATAGTTGTTTATAAAATGTTAGTGGGGGTAAATATATAATGTGTAAACTTGTATATTATGGAGGATGAAGAAGTTAAAGACAGCAAAGACAGTACGGTTAAGGTAACTAGTACCACGTGTATTAGGTGTGGTAGACCTATGGATCCTATGGACCCTTGTGACTGTAATGATCTAGTGTTTGTATATTGGGAAATTTAATTATCATGGAAGAAAATAAAGAGCTTACACCTGAAGAGGTAAAAGAGCGCAAAGAAAAGTTGGTTCAGTACTACACTGAACAAGTAGAGTTTTTAACTGTACAGTTAGAGTATGAGAGTTTGGTTACTCAGATTGAGGAACAGAGAGCTAAGCGGTTGCAGTACCAGGTAATGGTTGCTAACATGTTGGCTGATGAACCTGAAGAGGAGGAAGAAAAACCTAGAACACTTAAGAGGTCATGATTGTAAATCAAGTTAGTAAGAAGGTTAAGATGAGTAAGGGGGATATTGTAAAGTATCAGCTCCTCACTCATTGTTATTTGGAGAAGATCAATGTTAGTAACGCTGATCTTGATTGTCTTACTATGCTTGCATTTAACGGAGAAATTGAACTTACAGAGTTTTGTAACAATGCATCAGATGAGGGGGTTTTTAAGACCCCCCAGTCTGTACGGAATGCTGTTATTAAGTTTGAGCGTAAGGGAATGATTGAGAAGAATGGTAAGGGTAGGAAGATGATTAGGTTGTCACCTAACCTTAATGTGCAAGCAAAGGGTAATGTGTTATTGGATTATAAATTTGTAAGTCTTGAATCCGAAGAAGTATAAAGATATTTTAAAAGAGACATCTGTAGAGTTAGACATGGAACAGAAGGTTGTTAAAGCGGTGATGGACTTTTACTGGGATAAAGCCAGGAAGTCTCTCTCCTCTTTAGAGGATCCCCATGTGTTTATAGATGGTCTTGGTACGTTTAATATTAAGTGGGATATTCTCCAGACTAATATCCGGAGATATTCTGAGTATTTACAAAACCGGGAGAATCTGGTGTTTTCTAGGTATCATGTATACAAGGGTACAGTAGATAAGTTAGAGAAGATGCAAGGTTTAGAGGTTAAAATGAAAGAAGAGTATGAGAAAAAGAAAGATCATAGAAAAAATAAAAAACAACAAACTGACAACTCTGTGGAATAATAAGGCTTTGATACTTGAGGGTATTAAGAATTATGTATTTACCACAGATACTATTGAGCAGATTGCTCTTGAGCGTTATACTATATGTCAAGCTTGTCCTAACTTTGATGTTACCGGGGCTAGTTGTTTAGCACCAGGTACACAGCCTTGCTGCTCTGCATGTGGGTGCTCGTTGAAGTTTAAGACCCGGAGTTTGTCTTCTGAGTGTCCAAGTAAGAAATGGCCTGCATTACTTACCCAGGAAGAAGAGGATGATTTATTATCTAAGCTATGAGTGTAATATTTAAATCTCAGAACCATAAGTATGAGTCTATAGATGCTGATGGCATTGAGTGGACTTCAGTGACCTCGTTTATATCTAAGTATAAGAAGCCATTTGATGCTCAGTCTGTAGCTGAGAAGTCTTCTAAGTCTAAGAAGTCTAAGTGGTATGGCATGTCTGTACAAGATATCTTACAGGCTTGGGAGAATGAATCTAATAGAGCTATTGATCAGGGTAACTGGTATCACAATCAACGTGAGGCTGATCTACTTGAATTGAATACTATTGAAAGACATGGTTGCATCCTACCTATTATTAGGCCATTAGTGACTGATGATATTAAGCATGCACCTGTACAGAAGCTTACAGAGGGTATGTATCCTGAGCATTTTGTATACCTAAAGTCTGCTGGTATTTGTGGGCAATCGGATCTTGTAGAGGTGGCAAAAGGATATGTGAACATTACTGACTATAAAACTAATAAAGAAATTAAGAAGGAATCTTATGTAAATTGGGAGGGAGTTAGTCAGAAGATGTCAGCACCGGTTAGTCACTTAGATGACTGTAATTTTTGGCATTATGCACTACAGTTGTCTACATATATGTATATTATATTGAAGCATAACCCAAAACTTAAACCTGGAAAACTAACAATTCACCATGTTTTGTTCTATACAGAGGGTACAGATAAATTTGGTAATCCTATCACTAAGTTAGATGATCAAGGAGAACCAATGGTTAAAAAGATTGTACCTTATGACTTACCCTACCTTAAGGCTGAGGTTATTAACTTAATTAAACATAAACAAGATGCTCATTAAACTATTTGATATAGTTAATAATAAGGTGGTGCCAACTGAGCACTGCTATACTATCTCTTCATTAAAGGATATCATGGAAGAATATCCAGAGGATTACCTGAAAGTATATACCTACTTGTTTTATATGACTTGTCCTAACCCAGATCTTAACCCTTTCTTTAATGTTCCTGAACATGAGAAGGAAGAGATTATTATATCTGAGATTGATATGGATATTTCTACGGAGGATGATTTAATTATCCGGGGTATGAATACATGTAAGAAGTTATATGAGACTCCTACGTATAGAACGTATGTAGGTATTAAGTCTATGTTGGATAGATTGGCCCATTATATGGAGACTACAGAGATTCAGCATGGTAGAGATGGTAACATTACGGCTTTAGTGAATGCTGCTGCTAAGTTTGAACAGATCAGGCAGTCATTTAAAGGAGCATATAAAGATTTAGCTGAAGAACAGCAAAGTCAAGTAAGAGGAAATATAGGATTAGCTTATGACCAATGAGATAAATAATAGTTTGTATAACTGGTTGTTTAATTACAACACATATACAAAGCAATGGAACGCTTTTCATCGTGATGATAAAGAGGCATATTTTGGTAATGGATTAGAGTGCAAGTCTAAGATCTCATCTAAGACTATTGATACGTTATTATATATGATTATTAAGACTGATGGAAAGCCTGAGCAATTTGATAGTTTAGTGGATGAATGATGTTGTAGAGATCCCAACCTGGGATAATGGTGAATGGACTACTACTACCTTCTCTTCTAGAGAGGAATGGCGGGAGTATGTCTTTACATTATTTAAGGAGCCGGGTCAATATAACTTTAATGAAACAGCTCTACTGTTTAATAAAGAGGCAACTAACTTTAATAAGCAAGGATTCTATACAGTAGCCCCATTTAAATCTAAAGATTATATCTATTACTGGGATGATCAGAAGAAGAAATGTAGGAATGGGGTATTGTATAAGGATAAAAAGAATGTCTGGTATTTAACCAGGGATTATTATATGTGGCTTAACTTCCTACCTATCTATGATAAAGAAGAGAAGAGGTTTGGATTTGCTAAAGTCCGGGATGCTCAGTACCACATGGCTCTGTACGAGTTATTAGCTGAACTATACTATAAACATGTTGCTATCCTTAAGAAACGTCAGATTGCATCTTCATACTTTCATGCCGGTAAACTAATTAATTCATTATGGTTTGAAGAGGGGGTTACCCTTAAGATGGGAGCCTCTCTAAAAGATTATATAAATGATAAGGGTACATGGAAGTTCTTAGATGAGTATGCATCTTTCTTGAATGAGCATACTGCCTGGTACAGACCTATGAACCCGGATAAAGTAATGCTCTGGCAACAAAAGATTGAAGTAAGAAAAGGGAATAAGAAGACTGAGGTAGGATTAAAAGGTACTATACAAGGTATGTCATTTGAGAAATCTGCAACAGCAGGTGTGGGTGGTCCTTGTCAGTACTTCTTCCATGAGGAAGCAGGTATTGCTCCTAAGATGGGGGAAACATATGAGTACTTGCGTCCTGCATTACAATCTGGTATGGTAACTACCGGGGTGTTTATTGCAGCAGGATCTGTCGGTGATCTTGATCAATGTGAACCTTTAAAGAACTTGATCTTAAACCCAGAAGCTAATGACATCTTTGCTGTAGAAACTAATCTACTAGATGGTAAAGGGACAATTGGTACAGCAGGATTATTTATTCCTGAGCAATGGTCAATGATGCCGTATGTAGATCAATATGGTAACTCATTGGTAGACAAAGCTTTAGAGGCTATCAAAGAGGAGAGAATTAAATGGAAGAAAGAAATTGAGCCAGACAAGTACCAGTTACGTATTTCTCAGAAGCCTACAAATATTGAAGAGGCTTTTGCATTTAGACGGGAATCTGTATTTGCTGTACATTTATTAGCTGCTCAGTTAAGAAGGATTGAGGATAAAGAATATCCTTATGAGTTATTAGAGTTATATAGAGATGAGCATAGTAACTTAGCTGTTAAAGACTCTAATAAACTACCTATATCTGAATTCCCTATTTCTAAGAAGACAGAAGATAAAACAGGATGCTTGGTCGTGTGGGAAAGACCTAAAAAAGATCCCACATTTGGAATGTATTATGCAAGTATTGACCCGGTTTCTGAAGGTAAAACTACCACCTCTGATTCATTGTGCTCTATTTTTGTGTATAAAGCCCCTGTGGAAGTATCTAGAGAAGAGGGTGGAGAGCAGAAAACGCATATAGAACAAGATAGAATTGTAGCCGCCTGGTGTGGGCGTTTTGATGACATCAAGAAAACACATGAAAGACTAGAGTTAATCATTGAGTGGTATAACGCCTGGACATTGGTGGAGAATAACGTATCCCTATTTATCCAGTACATGATCTCTCAAAGAAAGCAGAGATACTTAGTTACTAAAGATCAGATCTTATTTTTGAAAGATATTGGTAGTAATGCTAGTGTATATCAGCAGTATGGTTGGAGAAACACCGGTACATTATTTAAAGCACACTTATTATCTTATGCTATTGAGTTCTTAAGAGAGGAGATAGATCATGATTATAAGACAGATGGTACAGTTGTAAGGACCACATATGGTGTATCTAGGATACCAGATCCTATGCTAATCAAAGAGATGCTGGCATATAGAGATGGATTAAACGTGGATAGACTTGTAGCATTTACAGCCCTTGTAGCTTTTGCAAAAATCCAACAATCAAACCGTGGATATTTAAAACGTAGAGAAGTAAACTCTGAAAGTTTGGATAAATCAAAAGATTTATATAAATTAAAAGTAGGGGCTTTTAGGCATATTGGAAAAAGTGGGTCTTCTAGTGGTATGCAAAGGCCAAAACAGGCATTTAAAAACTTAAGATGATAAACTGGAAGATGAGTACATCATTAATGCAAAACGTTACAATTAACATTGTATACGTTAGTTATTATGATGAAGATGAGGAAGTAGCAGATATAGATTTAAAGGAATTAGTAGAACAACCTAACACAACAATTACAGATTATGCAGTTATATAACGCTATGCAGCTCAAGAATGGAGCTAAAGCAGAGTATAATAGGATGAGTACTCTTACTCAACCTATACAATTTTTACCAAGAAAGGAGAAGGATGATGATTGGGGTGCATGGAATCTTGATTGGCTAGAATGGCAGGGTATGAAACAGTTACGTAGAAATGCCAGAAGGCTTTCTAAGAACTATAAACTTGCTAAAGGTATTATTGACCGTACAGATTATATTGTAGAAGAGGATGTAGAATATGCTGAGTTAATTGATGTTCTTACCAAAGAAGATCAGTCAGCATTAGAGTTAAAGTTTTACCCAATTATCCCCAACGTAATCAATGTATTAGTGGCAGAATTTGCCAAAAGAAATACAAGAGTTACATTCCGGGCAGTAGATGAGATCTCATATAACGAGTTATTAGAGCAGAAAAGAGCTATGATTGAGCAAAAGCTATTAGCTGATGCTGAACGTAAGATGGTTCTTAGTATGATTGAACAGGGTGCTGATTTAGAGGATCCTGAAATTCAGAAAGCTTTAGCCCCAGAAAACCTTAAGTCATTACCTGAGATTGAGCAGTACTTTAAGAAAGACTACCGTTCAATGTTAGAAGAGTGGGCAGAACACCAAGCCCGTGTAGATGAGGAAAGATTTAAGATGGATGAACTTGAAGAGAGAGCTTTCCGTGATATGTTAATCACAGATAGAGAGTTCTGGCACTTCAAGATGAATGAGGATGACTATGAAATAGAGTTATGGAACCCATTGGTTACTTTCTATCATAAGTCTCCTGATGTAAGATATATCTCTCAGGGTAACTGGGTAGGTAAGATTGAGTTATATACAGTAGCGGATATCATTGATAAGTATGGTTACTTGATGACTGATGACCAGTTACGTTCTATGGAGGCTATTTATCCTACAAGAGCAGCTGGATATCCTTTACAGGGTTATCAGAATGATGGTTCTTACTATGATGCTACTAAATCTCATGACTGGAATACTAATATGCCTTCATTACAGTATAGACAGTTTATGTCTGTATGGGAGCAAAATAGCACCGCTGGTAATGATATTGTTAGTTACATCATGTCTGAGTCTGAGGACTATGTAGATTACAAGAATACAGATATGTTACGGGTGGCTCACATTTACTGGAAGTCACAACGTAAAGTAGGACACTTAACTAAGATTGATGAGAATGGACAAGTTATCCAGGATGTTGTAGATGAGTCATATAAGATTACTCAGAAACCCATCTATGATACTACATTGTTCAAGAATAAGAATAAAGAAAACCTGATTGCTGGTGAGCATATTGACTGGATTTGGATTAATGAGGTATGGGGTGGTGTAAAGATTGGGCCTAATTATCCTGCATACTTTGGTATGAATAACAACTCTGGTGGTATCAACCCTATTTACTTAGGTATTAATCAACCTAAACCCGGACGTGTACCTTTCCAATTTAAAGGAGATACTACATTGTACGGTTGTAAGTTACCAGTAGAAGGATCTGTATTCTCAGATAGAAATACTAAGTCTACATCTTTAGTAGATTTAATGAAGCCTTACCAGATTGGTTATAACATTGTAAATAACCAAATTGCTGATATCCTTGTAGATGAGTTAGGTACTGTGATCATGTTAGATCAGAATGCTTTACCTAGACACTCATTGGGAGAGGATTGGGGAAAGAACAACTTGGCAAAAGCCTATGTTGCAATGAAGAACTTCCAGATGTTACCATTGGATACATCCATTACTAACACTGAGAATGCTCTTAATTTCCAACATTATCAGGTATTAAACTTGGAACAGACACAACGTTTGATGTCTAGAACTCAATTAGCTAACTACTTTAAGCAGCAAGCATTTGAGGTGATAGGTATTACACCACAGCGTCTTGGAGAACAAGTTGAACAAGCTACAGCTACCGGTGTTAGAATTGCTGTATCAAACTCTTATGCACAAACAGAGACATACTTTATTAATCACTGTGATTACTTAATGCCTCGTGTGCATCAGATGCGTACAGACTTAGCTCAGTTCTATCAGTCAACTAAACCATCTATTAGATTGCAGTATGTAACTTCTACAGATGAGAAGGTGAACTTTGAGATGAACGGTACAGATTTATTGCTTAGAGATTTTAATATCTTCTGTACAACTAAAACTAATCACAGAGCTACATTGGAGCAGTTGAAGCAATTGGCTATCACAAACAACACCGCAGGGGCCTCTATTTACGATTTAGGTAATATCATGAAGGCTGAGTCTATTGCAGAGGTTACACACATCCTTAAAGCTTCTGAAGAGAAACAACAAGCACAGCGTCAACAAGAAATGCAGCAGCAACAAGCTATGCAAGAGCAAGCATTACAAGCTAAGTCTCAAGAGGCTATGATGAAGATGCAGTTTGAAGCTGATGAGAATGAGAAGAATAGACAGAATGATATTGTTATTGCAGAAATCCGGGCAGCTGGTTATGGATCAGCAGTAGATATTAACCAGAATCTACAATCTGATTATCAAGATGCCATGAAAGATATCCGTAAGAGTGAAGAGTTCCAGCAGCAAATGGATCTTAAGAAAGAATCTGCTGCTACTCAGAAAGCTGTAAATATGGATAAGATGGCAATTGAGCGTGAAAGACTAGCCTCTCAAAGAGAGATTGCAAATAAACAGTTAGAGATTGCACGTACAAACAAAACTCAATACGAGATTAAGCAAGAAAATAACAAAAAGAAATAATGGTATTTATATATGTTTTAAAAGATCCTATTACTTTAGAAATAAAGTATGTAGGTAAAACAGCAACCAGTATTCAAAAACGTTATGCTCAACATAAACATAATTGGAAAAGAAAAGTAGGAAGATTAAATAGATTAAATAGTTGGATTAAAAATTTAGCTAAATCTAATATGCTTCCTATAATTGAAGTTATAGATGAGGTAGATGACTATTGTTGGATTGAAGCAGAAAGAGGTTATATACGTTTATTTAAAGCCATAGGTTGTAATTTAAAAAACCATACTATGGGTGGTGAAGGGACGTGTGGTTATAAAATGTCTAAATCTTCTATTATTAAAAGAAATAATACACTTAAAACATCTGATGCATGGGCTAAAAAGAATATAGAACATTCTAATATTATGAAAGAAAAACATGCAGAAGGAAGTGTTAAATTTGGTTATGGACACTTACCAGTAGAAAAACGTATAGAAATTGGAAATAAACATTCTAAAAAGATGAAAGAAAATTTTAGTAAAAATCCAGAATGTTTAAATAGAATGATTTCTAAAATTAAAAAACCTGTAGTAAGTTTAAAAGAAGATGGTTCAGTAGATAAATATTTTGAATCTGCTACAGAAGCTGCAAAATTTTATAATATTGCAAATACACATATATCAAGAGTCTGTAAAAATAAGTCTAAAAGCACACATGGACTATATTTTAAGTATGCCTAATAATAAAAACAAGTACGATAAGCCAGACAACAGCAAGAAGTAATAGCTTTATATTACAAGAAATACAGCTTTAAGAACAAATTTTTAAAGTTTATAAAAAGTAATATATTATATTCTTTATGTACAGTACAAACTAAAAACAACCAACTATATGAGTGAAAGCAAACCAACAGAGCAAACCACCGTACAACAAGTAGATATCAACATTGATGATATCTTTGGTGGAGCTCCTGGGGCAGATAGCATTGTGCTACCTGCAGAAGAAGAGAAGAAACCTAGTTTCTTTTCAACCCCCAAAACAGATTTAACGTTCTTAGATAAAGAAGAGGAGGAAGATGAAGATGGAAACATCAAGAAACCTACCCAGTCTGCTGAAGATGTTCTTAAAGAATTAACAGATGATGTTAATGATTTATTAGAGCAAGAAGAGGAGTCACCCAAAGGAGGTAGACCTAAGGTAGATAAGAGTGGTATGGTGGAAACCTTCTCTAAACTAATTGAAGAGGGTGTCTTGATTGGCTTTGAAGATGATAAGCCAATGGAAGAATACTCTCTTAAAGATTGGAAGGAGCTCTTGCAAGCAAACTTTGAAGAAAAGGAGCGTGCAGTTAAAGAGCAAACTCCTAAAGAGTTCTTTGAAGCACTTCCTGAAGAACTTCAGTATGCTGCCCAGTATGTAGCTAATGGAGGTACAGACCTTAAAGGTTTGTTCGGAGCATTAGCACAAGTAGAGGAAGTACGTGGTTTAGATCCAACAGATGAGATGGATCAAGAACAGATTGTACGTTCTTACTTGCGTGCTACTGGATTTGGTAATGATGAAGAAATTGATGAGGAAATCATAACTTGGAAAGACTTAGGTAAGTTAGAACAACAAGCTAATAAGTTTAAACCAAAGTTGGACCGGATGCAGGAGTCTATTGTAGCCCAAAAAATTGCTGAACAAGAGCAAATGAAGGCACAACAAGAGCAAGCAGCAGCTGCGTATATGGATAACGTATATGAGGCTCTTAAACCTGCTGAATTAGCCGGTATTAAGTTGGATAAGAAAACCCAGTCTATGTTATATGCTGGTCTTGTACAACCTAACTATCCTTCTATCTCAGGAAGAAATACAAACCTATTGGGACATTTGTTAGAGAAGCATCAGTTTGTAGAACCTAACTACCCATTAGTAGCAGAAGCTCTGTGGTTATTGGCTGATCCAGATGGATATAAGTCAAAGATCATGGAACAAGGAAAAAACAAAGTGGTTGAAAACACTGTAAGGCAACTTAAAACAGAGCAGTCTAGAAAGATCTCTAGTACTGTACCTGAAGAAAAAGAGGAACCCAAACAGCGTAAGATTCCAAGACAAACAAATATTTTTAAACGCTTTTAACAACAAACAACACAAACAAATAAATAATTATGGCAACTCCAGTTTTAAACAATGGTATATTTCTGCGTGATACCAGCTACCAAGCTAGCTCTCACGTAGATTCATACCACCTCGTAAACATGCTGAAAAGCAGTGAACCAATGGATTTAGGTCCTGTAGACATTTGGGCTATGGCTCAAAAGGTTGAAATGCCTTTGTACCAGTTCTCTAGCTTTGGTGGCAAAAACATTATCAACGTAGACAATGCTCGTGGAGAGTACAAGTGGCAGGTTCCTGTTGCTCAAGATCTTCCTTACATTGTAACTGATGTAGATTCTACCAATACCACTAAAGGTATTGATGGTACTAACTTCCAAATCAAATTGAACAAGCGTGTATTTGGTCATGGTGATATTGTTACTTATGACAAATACAACGGATTGGAAATGTACATCACTGCTGATGACATTATCCCAACCGGTGATGGTTTCATCTACACTGTTCAATTGGTTAACAACAGCAACGGTGTATCTTTAGAGAACAAATACTTGGCTTCTGGTACTAAGTTCTTCCGTAAAGGTTCTGCTCGTGGTGAATACGGTGAGCGTTTCTCTGATATTGGACACTATGGTGCTGGTTTCCGTGAATTCTACAACTACGTAGGTGGTGCAGAAGCTCATGTACACTATTCAATCTCTTCTCGTGCAGATTTGATGTTGAAGGGTGGTTTGAACGCTGATGGTACAGTTCCTGTAACTGAGATCTGGCGTAACTTTGACAAGACTATGGATCCTTCTATCACTAGCTTGGAGTCTATGGTACAAACTATGGGTAAAGATGCAGTTAAGCGTGCATTTGACAATGGTAACTTGACCCGTACTTTCTTGACCACTATGGAAGCAGCTCACTTGACTAAAGTAGCTAATGACATTGAAACCTACTTGATGTGGGGACAAGGTGGTAAGATTAAGCAAGATGGTCCAGATGATATCCGCTTGTCAGTGGGTCTTTGGAAGCAGTTGGATAACAGCTTTAAGCGTGTATACAACAAGTCTAGCTTTAACTTGGATTTGTTCAAGTCTGAAATTTACAATTTCTACTTGGGTAAGGTTGACTTCCAAGGTCCAGATCCTAAGCGTCAGTTGATTGTACAAACTGGTTTGGGTGGTATGAAGTTGGTTAATGAAGCTATCAAGAAAGAAGCTATCCAATCTGGTATGATCATCAATGCTCAAGAAATTGGTGCTATCACTGGTAAAGGAATGGACTTGAATTTTGGATTTGCTTACACCAGCTATGTAATTCCTTTCTTGGCTAACGTTAAGTTTGTGCTTAACCCTGCATTTGATAACTTGCACACTAACGATATTGAAAACCCCTTGATTGATGGTTTCCCCTTGAGTTCTTACAACTACATTATCTTTGATATCACTGATAACGTAAATGATAATATCTTCATGTTGAAATTGTCTTGGGATAATCAATTGAAGTGGTTCTATCAAAATGGTACTATGGATTACATGGGACGTACTCAAGGCTTCCAAAGCTCTGGTCAGTTCAATGGATACCGTGTATACATGAGCCAAACTATGCCTGCTATCTGGGTTAAGGACCCCACTAAAGTTCTTAAAATTGTTATGCGTAACCCCATCACTGGCGGTTCTTTCTAATAACAGTTCAACCTGGTGGAGGCTCGTAACTTCCACCAGGTTCTAATTATAAAAAATTTAAAATATACATAAAATGAGCATGCAGAAATTTTACCCCACTTCTCCTGATACTGAAATCTTCAATGATGCAGATATGACGGTTGCCAAATTTGGCCATTTGAATAACATTGTAGATTACATCAATGGTATTGCAAATGCTAATCAAAACATTTCTACCTCAGCTGTAGAGACTTTGGTTGATTTCTCAAATGGTAACATTGTTAGTCTTACACTTCAGGCAGATACCTTATTGACTTTTAGTAATGCTGAAGCTGGTGCTTATATCTTGAAATTGATTCAAGGTGATGGTACTGGTTTATCTGTAACTTGGCCTGCAACTGTTAAATGGAGTGGTGGTATTGCACCTACATTGAGCGTTGGTTACGGTGTTGTAGATGTGATTACTTTGGTTTATGATGGAACCAATTTCTACGGAGTTTACACTTTAAACTTCTTCTAATTAATTACTTATTAATAACTTACATTTTTACTAGCAATAGTAAAAACTAATCTTTTATTTTATGGTTACTATTCATTTTCCTGAAAAAACTACGTACTTTATTTGTTACGGTGATGACAAAAAAGCAAGCTGGGGTAAAGTTGAACCCGAACAAACAATGAGTGGAGGATGCGGAAATCTGTATCAAACTACTATTGAAGAAGATTGGTTACAAGAATTAAAAAAGTATTACGTTGTAGAAGGTTATAAGTTTATGACTGAAGAACGTGCATTAGCTTTTAAAAAGCAAGTTGAAGCTAAGTATAAAAATACTACTGTAGAAGTAAAACATGCTTCTAATCAAAAACCTGAATTCTGGTACATTCTTGGAAACTTCCCTAACATCCTAGCAAAATCTCAAAAATTTCAAGTATTTCCCGTAGATAATCCATAATCATCATGCTATTACCAGTTAGTTTTTTATACACACCGGTAAGTCTAGTAGATGATTTTGTATTTAAAATTAATACTACTTTTTAGTAATAAAGAGTAGTATTTTTTTATAATAAATTAAAAATAAAGATAACATGTTAATACCATTAAATTTTCTAAAAGGTAATTCTGTAAAACAGAGTTTTCAATTTAAAGTTAATACGGCTAACGTTAGTTCCGGATCAAGTACAAATATTCAATACAAGTTACCATTAATAAGCACTGGTGTTTATAACATGCTTGTAGATTGGGGAGACGGTACTACTAGCACTATAACAACTTGGAATGATGTTGCAACTACTCATACATATCCTGCAGTGGGTATATATGAAGTTGAAATTACTGGTGTTTGTGATGGTTGGAGACAAAACAATACCGGTGACAGAAGTAAAATTATACTAGTTTCTAGATGGGGATGTCTAAAAATTACTACTGATGCTGCTTTTAATGGTTGTAATAATATGTATACTGTTGCTTCAGATAAATTAGATATTGCAACAGCTAATGCTACAAACATGTTTAGAGCATGTATATATGCTACATTTCCAAAGGCTAATAAATGGGATGTTAGCGGTGTTACTAATATGTCTGGTATGTTTCTACAGGCATACAGATTTAATCAACCAATTGGAAGTTGGAATGTATCTAAAGTAACTAATATGAGTTCAATGTTTGCCGGATTTAGTGTATCAACTAGTAATGATTTTAATCAAGATATTAGTAATTGGAATACATCTAACGTAACTACTATGAGTGGAATGTTTCAATATTGTAAATTTAATAATGGAGGTAGTGCTAATATTAATAACTGGAATACTGGTAAAGTAATAAATATGTCTACTATGTTTAGAGGTGCATTATTATTTAACCAACCTATTGGAAACTGGGATGTATCTAAAGTAACTACTATGTTGAGTATGTTTGCTTCTGCAGATTCTTTTAATAAGCCTTTAAATTCTTGGAACACTAGTAGTGTTACCACTATGTCATACATGTTTGCTGGTGCAGTATCATTTAACCAACCAATTAATAACTGGAATACAAGTAATGTTACTAATTTAAGTAATATGTTCTATAATTCATATTATGGTTCTGGAAAATTTATGATATTTAATCAATCACTTACTGGTTGGAATGTATCTAAAGTAACTACTACAGCTGGTATGTTTAAATATTGTGAGGTTAATGCCCCAATTAATAACTGGAATTTAACTGCTATTACAGATATGACTGGTATGTTTGAAAGCTCATTTATTTTTAATAATACATTAAATAATTGGACTATTGGTAGTACTATTACTAACATGAGTAGGTTGTTTTATAATTGTAGAGAATTTGATCAGAATTTAAGTAGTTGGACATTTATTCCACAATTACCAACTCAAGGGGTTGATTGTAGTTTTATGTTTTATTGGTGTGATAAGTTTAATAATGGAGGACAACCTTTAACTTGGACTATTAGAATTAAAGATGCCAGTTTTATGTTTAGTATTGCTAGGAAATTTAATCAGAATATTGGTAGCTTTTTATTTAGTACAAATTTAACTAGTTTATCTAAAATGTTTAGTGTAGCTGAATTATTTAATAATGGTGGAAGTCCAGATATAAATAATTGGCAATTAACTGGTACAAGTCCTGTAATAGCTGATTTAATGTTTGAAAGAGCAGCGGTATTTAATCAACCCATAAATAATTTATTTTCTATTACTCCGTTATGGAATGCTCAAGAAATGTTTAAAGATGCAACAGCATTTAATCAAAATATAGAAAGTTGGAAATTTGCTGGTCATTCTACATATGGATTTTCTATAGAAGGAATGTTTCTTAATGCAACATCTTTTAATAATGGTAATAGTCCAAATATTAATAATTGGAATTTTTCGGGATATGGTGGTCCTACAACATTTTCTAGTATGTTTGAAAATGCTACATCATTCAATCAACCAATAGGTAACTGGATTTTACCTAGTAGTCTTAGTGCAACATCTAGAATGTTTGCTGGAGCTACTTCTTTTAATCAAGATATAAGTACTTGGAATGCCCTTTATTGTGTTGATACCAATTCTATGTTTCTTAATGCAACAGCATTCAATAATGGCGGACAACCAATGCCTTTAAATGATATATTTAGTTATCCTGGTAAGGATACTAGTTCAATGTTTGCAGGATGTGTATCATTTAATCAAAATATAAATGGTATTATTAATGCATCTGGATTATTAGGTAGTCCTGCTAATTATATGTTTGATGGTTGTATATCCTTTAATAATGGTGGACAACCTTTGAATCCTCTTGAGATTTATGGTGATGCGCAGTATATGTTTAAGGGATGTACTTCTTTTAATCAGAATGTTGGACAAATTAATTTTTCATCTGGTCTTGTTGATGGTTTATTTTATGGATGTACTATTTTTAATAATGGTGAAAGTCCTGATATTAATGATTCAGCAGTGTTTGACATTCCATCAATGAATGATATGTTTTATGGTTGTACTGCATTTAATCAATCTTTGCAAAATTGGATATTTTATAATATGTTTTCTCCGTATTCAGCAACAGGATTTATGGGTGATAAAACTCCAGTTACATATCCTCCCACAACTTATGATGCATTGCTTAATGGTTGGGCAAATAATGGAGGTAATCTACCATATAATTTAGAAGTTAGTTTTGGTACTGCAAAATATACAGTTGCTGCTCAAACTTCTCGTGATGAATTAGTTAATACATTTGGCTGGACTATTACAGACGGAGGTCTAGCTTAATAAATAAATAATAAATAAGATGTTAACACCATTAAATTTTTTAGAAGGGGTTTCTGTACCTCAAGGTTTCAGATTCACAGTTAATACTGCTAATATTAGTGCAGGAAGTACTACTAATCTACAATATAAATTACCATTACTTTTTGAGGGTACATATAATATGACTGTAGATTGGGGCGATGGTACTAGTAGTGTTATAACTACTTGGAATGATCCTGCTACTACTCATACTTATTCATCAACCGGGATATATAATATTGTTATTTTAGGATTATGTAAAGGTTGGTATCAAGGTAACACTGGTGATAGAAGTAAGATTACAAATATTTCTCAGTTTGGAAATAGTTTTATACTAAGTATAAATTCATTTTTTAGAGGTTGCAATAATTTACAAATATCTGCTATAGATGCACCTATTATAAGTACTACAGATATAAGTAGTGGTTTTAATGGATGTACAGTATTTAACTCTAATATTAATCACTGGGATGTATCTAAAGTAACCAGCATGTCTGGTTTATTTAATGCAGCTGCTGCATTTAACCAACCTTTAGATAATTGGGATACAGGTAATGTAACTAATATGAATGGTATGTTTCAGGCTGCGACATCATTTAATCAACCAATTGGTATGTGGAATACATCTAAAGTTACTAGTATGAATAATATGTTTAGAAAATTCCCAAATACTACACCATATATGGTATTTAATCAGAATATTGGAGGATGGGATACTTCTAAAGTAACTAATATGGGTGGTATGTTCCAATTTAATAGATCTTTTAACAACGGAGGTAGTTCAGATATAAATAATTGGGATACTTCATCTGTTACTTTCATGGGACAGATGTTTAGTGGATGTCTTCAATTTAACCAACCATTAGACAACTGGAATACATCTAAAGTTACCAATATGAGTCAGATGTTTGTTAACTGTCAATTATTTAATCAACCCTTAAACTCTTGGAATACTAGTCTTAATACCAACTTATCTTCTATGTTTGATGGTTGTACTGTGTTTAATCAACCATTAAACAATTGGAATACTAGTAATGTACAGTATATGACTAGTATGTTTAGAAATGCAAAAGCATTTAATCAGGATATCAGTAACTGGAATACTAGTAAAATAAGTTCTATGCTTCAAATGTTTTCTGGGGCAACATTATTTAACCAACCATTAAATACTTGGGATACTTCAAATGTTACTGATATGCAGGCTGTATTTAAAGATACTACATCTTTTAATCAACCAATTGGTAATTGGAATGTATCTAAAGTAATAACTTTTGCTGGTATGTTTCAGAACGCAACAGCATTTAACCAAAACATTAATACTTGGACTACTACAGCATTAGTTAATTTATTATATACATTTGATGGAGCTTTAGTATTTAACCAACCATTAGATAACTGGAATGTAAGTAAAGTATGGAATATGGAAAGTACTTTTCGTAATGCAGCAGCATTTAATCAAAATATTAATACTTGGAATACATTAGTTGTTACTACAATGCGAGAAATGTTTAATGGTGCATCGGCATTCAACCAACCTTTAAATTTATGGGATACAAGTGCTGTTACAAACATGGCTAAAATGTTTATGGCAGCATCTTCATTTAACCAAAATATAGGAAGTTGGGATATATCTAATGTTACTAATATTTATAATAATTTTAATATAGAACCATCATATATGTTTTATGGAGCTATATCATTTAATAATGGAGGAAGTCCAGACATAAATAATTGGACTCCTTATAATTTAAGTGATTATTCAGGTATGTTTGCTAATTGTACATCGTTTAACCAACCATTAAATACTTGGGATGTATCTAATGCTGCTTATATGTATAACATGTTTTATAACGCTATATCATTCAATCAACCATTAAATAACTGGACATTACCTTATGTTGAAGATATTTCTGAAATGTTTTATTCAGATACTACTACTATGGCATTTAATCAAGATTTAAGTAATCTTGTTCCTGGACGATATGCTTGGAGTGGAAATTTAAATGCTTATAATTTTATTTATAATACATCACTTAGTCCTGCTAATTTAGATAACATTTATAATAACTGGTATGCTAGTTATATGACTGATAGTAATTTTCCATCTGCTACTTTTGAAACAGATGTACAATATACATTAGCTGGTGAGTCTAGTAGAGATGGATTAATTAATGATTTAGGTTGGGTAATTACAGACGGAGGACTAGTTTAAACATTAAAAATTTAATAAATTATTAAATCTGATAAAAATATAGTAAATTAATACTGTATAACCTAGTGATACATCTGAGAATAGAGCTTGTAACTCTTACTAGGTTCCAATATATTTGAATATTAAACCAACCAAATAATATATAAACCAATGAGTGTAACAATTGTAGACAGGTATCCTCAAAACAAAAAAGGTACCTTGAGTATTAAATCTTACTTTGATCCTAATGTGAGTAACATGGGATTAGAGTCTTATGGTCTCTCTCTTTTTGATGGTGTATTCCATGAAGAACAGTTAGCATGTCTGGAGATTAACGGGATTAAGCGTTATTTAACCGGATTAAATGAATTTGCTCCTGAAGTAAAATTCTTACCAGATGATGAAAGAGAGAGTAAGATTAAAGAAATTAGAAAAGTTGTTTCACAACTAGAAAAAGAATTAGCAGCTAATGTTGTTAATCCTGAAGATCCTGAGTTCTGGAATAAGATTAAATTGTTAAAGCCGGATAATGATGAGTTCTGGAGTAAGATTGTAATTAGAGTTGGTAATGATCCTCTTTATTTAGATCCAGCTACAGATCCTTATGATCTTATTAAGCTTTATGCAATTGAAGCAGGTGGATTTAGTATTGTAGCTAAGTCATATGATGAAGCTAGAAAAATGCCTAAACCTCCTAAGTTCTTTTTAGATAAGATGGAAGAAACTGTTACTATCAAAACAGAGACTAAGAAAACTAGGAACAAAGCTCTTTCTGAATTACAGAAGATGTTTGATAAGAATCAAACTAAGTTGTTCTATGTTGCTAAGATCATTGATATTGATAGTGCACAGTATAAGAAATCTACACCTAATGATATTATCTATGATAACATGGATAAATTTATTAACGGAGAAAGTGTAGATAGAGATAAGAAGAAGTGTGCAGAAAGATTCTTGGCTGTTGCTGAGAATGATCTTACCACTTTAAAATTGCGGGCTATTGTAAAAGATGCTGCTACTTACAAGTACATTGTTACTAAATCTGATGGATTCATCTATCATTTAGCTAGCAGTACAATGTTAGGTAAAACATCTAGTGATATTGTAGAGTTCTTGAAGAACCCTCTTAATCAAGATGTAGCTGATGCAATTATTAATAAAGTAGAACAACACTGGAAATAATAATATCATGGCAACTAAAAAAGCAAGTAAACCAAATTTCTCTAAACCTGTACCTAAAGGTAAGCCTACTGGACGTGAATCATCTATGATGGGTGGTTACATGAAAATGGGTGGAACAGTTAAGAAATCTGGAACTAAGAAGAAATGTTAATCTAAAAGGGGGATTAACACTCCCCCTTATTATCTATTATGAATAACTCTATACTACAACTAAAGGTTAAGCAAAGGCTTAATAAGCTGGACTCTAATGATTATGATAATCTAGAGGTATGGCAGATTATTGAGGCTTTTAACAAAGCTCAGATTGAGTGGGTTAGAAGACAGTTACATGGTGGTAACCAGTACAGAGAAGGTGATGAAGGATCTAAAAGAAGGATTGATGATTTGCAATTATTGTTATTGCAAGTTCCTTTGTCCGGAACCCAGACTACTTTGTACTATGAAACTACAGACTTACCTGCAGACTATCTAGAATATAAACGTGTTAGTACTTTTGCTAAGACAAAATGTTGTGGACCAGATAGTATGACTGTATATCTAGCAGAAGAAGCCAATGTAGATGAGTTATTAGATGATGATTTTAGAAAACCTAGCTATGAGTGGGGTGAAACTTTCTGTACTATTATGGGTAATAAAATCCGGATTTATACAGCTGGAGATTTTGATGTAGTAAATGCTACTCTTACCTATTACAGAAAACCTAGATATATTCAGATTGCTAATAGTATAGATCCCTATACTGGTAATCTCTCTCTTAGTGATGTTACTTGCGAGTTTAAAGATGATATTACAGAATTAATTATTGATGAAGCAGTAAGTATTCTTGCTGGAGATATTGAGTCTGTAAATCAGTTTGCCCGTGGTTCTCAAAATGCTGATAGAAATAATTAATTAAAATGATACAAAAATTACAACGTCCCGGATTTCCTGGTTCTAGCAATAACAATGTAGATAAAGCAACAGCTGATTTAGTTGTTGAGATGATGCATGCTGGAACTAAGTTACATATTGCACACTTGTTAGTTACTGGTGTTGGTTCTTACGCAGCTCACAAAGCTCTTAATGAAATTTATGATGCATTACCTGGTCATGCTGACACTATTGCAGAAGCATATCAGGGTGCTGCAGAAAAACTACTTAACTACCCTGAAGTAAGTTTGCCAGCTATTAAGACCGCAGATGAAGCTGTAGTTTATTTACGTTCATTGTATAATAAAGTAAATAGTTTACAGAAGATTATGCCTTACTCAGAAATTGTTAATGACTTAGATACTATTAAGTCAGATATCAATTCTGCTAAGTATAAATTAATTTTCTTGCAATAATAAAAAAAATTCACTATAATATTAGTGTATCTATTTGTATAACAATAAAAAATAAAAATTATGTATTTTAATCACGCCTTCAAAAAGGTATTTCCAACAATCGGTATTTATCAGACCGCTGCTGGAACTACCAACAGCCAGTTAGTTGGATCAGCTAACTTAGGTAAATTTGGTTTGTATGATGCTAAAAGCTTTGCTAACTTGGCAGGTGCTGGAACTTCTAGCCCTTTCATTATTGCTAGTTCTAGCTTAACTCCTGGTACTGACAAGATTAGCCCCTTCATTGGTGGTTTCTCTGAAAGTATGAAGTCAAAGGCTATCAACCCTAAGTATGTTAGCGGATTCTTCTATTCTGCTCCTAAAACTGCTAGCCAAGCAGTTACTTACGTAGGTCAGACTGCTACTACTAAAGCTGCTCCTTATAGCTGTGCTTGCCCTAACTTCTTGTGTGGTGAGACCTACTATTTGCGTATTGATATTAAAGGTAGCCCAGCTTTGCGTTTCTTGAATCACAATGCTTACCAAGTATTGTCTTACTACACTGGCTGCTGCTCTACTACTACTCCTAATGAAGTAGATCCTGCATTTGTAATGATTGGTTGGGCTAAGCAAATTGCTGGTACTCAAACCACTCCTTACAATGATGCTAACCCTATCCTCTCTCCTTTTGTATTACCTGTAGTACAAACTTATGATCCTAGTACTGTTACTTGGACTTACTGGAGTAAAGATGGTGGTAACGTAACTATCAATGGTTCTGTTATTGCTACTTCTGACTGGGATACTTATGTAACTCCTGTTGGTGTTGCTGCTGCTGATGTATGTGCTGGTTTGATTTTGGCTGGTGCTTATGTTGATACCCGTTTTGGAGATTGTTCTTTTGAGCCTACTGATTACTTTGAAAAAGAGCCTATTCAGATTTATGCTTCTGAAGTAGATGAAACTGGTGATCCTTGCGTATTTACTGGATTGTGCGTTAAGCGTGGTACTGGTGCTGACAATGATCCTGCTACTGCTGGTTTAGGTCCTGTATTGGGTATTCAAGGTGAAGGCTTTGGAGAAACTGTAGTACGTGACTTGATCTTGTCTGAGCGCTACCGTCAAAACAACTGGAATGATGATCCACGTATCCGTGAAATCACTTTGGGTAATGCTCCTTTGAGTGTAATTAGCCGTACTGGTACTTATGGTCGCTTCTATGTACAGCACAGTGTACCTCGTTTCAACAACCCTACTGGTACTTTTGATAATGATCAGTACTTGTTGGAATTGGTTGCTACCACTTCTACCTTGTCTGTAGCTGGTGTAGCTGCTGCTAACTTGACTTTTGCAAGTGCTGCAGCCTCTGATTTTGCTAGTGATATTGCTGCTATCTTAACTGCAGCTGGTAACCCTGTTACCTTAACTGAATTGAAATAATTCAGAGCGTATCATAAAAAAGAAGGGGAGGAGAAATCTTCCCCTTTTTTTATTTGCAAATTATGATTAAATTATATATGAGTAGTTAATGCTACTTTACAATTATGGCAAACAAACACATCCTTAGTTTAGATATTCCAGATACTCTCAATTTAAATGTATTGAGGGTTGTGGATACTAGTATTTATAGTGCTGATTTGGCTGTAGCATGTCCTACATTACAAATCTTAGTTCCCGGATATACAGATCCTGTTACTGTAACAATGGTAGAAGGAGGGGAAACTTTAGTTACCGCATGCATGTTAGGTATTCAAAGCACTAACTGTGATACTGTTCCTGTAGCATTACCTGATGGTATTTATGTAATTCGTTATAGTGTAGCACCAAATGATAAAGTATTTGTAGAATATAATTATCTTCGTATTACAGCAGCAATGAATAAGTACTATAACATCTTCTGTAATGTTAATCTATCTGGTTGTGAGCCTTTAGCCCCAGAGAAAGAGAAGCTTACAAAGTTGAGGTTATTACGTACTATGCTGGATGGTGCAAAAGCTAAAGTAGAATTTTGCCACAATGCTGATCAAGGTATGGCAATCTATAATTATGCTCTTACACAACTTGATAAACTTTCCTGCACATATTGTAATTAAACCAAAATGGGAGTAAAAGGTAATATGAAATGTCCAAGATGTAACACACAATTATCTTGCGGATGTCAGATTAAATCTGCTAGTGATGGAACAAGGGTATGCAATAGCTGCATAACCAGTTATGAAGAACAACTTAAAAATAGAATAGAATGGAAGCATGCAGCAACTGTTACAACTGTGGATCCGAATCAACAAACGTAAAGTTTGCTGAAGCTGTATACACAGTGTTCAAGAGAATGAAATACGGCATTGCAACATGCTGTGATGAAAACTGGGAATTAGATATCTATAACAAAGAGTTATGTGATATGAATGCTAAACTAGATACGGATTTGGTGCTTAACCAAAGTTAAATTGGTTAACTCATTATAAATTTGTATATTATACTGTAAACAAAAAATAAAAAAATTTAATATGGCACTTTCTATAAACACAACACTTGTAACCGATGAAGGTTTTGAAGTAACTGATGCATTTGGATATTTGAATATCTATTTGCTTAATGGTGATTGGGCTTCTGTAGCTTATTACAAATCTGAAGCAGATTGGAAAGCTGGTAAGCAACCCTTGAATTTCTCTTCTTTACCAGGACGTATTAATACTGACCTGACTGTAGAAGAATTTTGGGGAGATGGTTTGATCACTTTGATTCACAATAAAGCAATTGAGCAAATTCAAGTAGTAACTGGTCCTGATACCGTTACAATTGTTACTACTGAATTTGTAGATCCCGCTAACTAATTAGTACATAATATTGATTATACCCCGTTATAAAGTAATTAACGGGGTATTTTTGTTATGTAAGTTAATACTTTTGATTTTATTAGAAAGTTTTCTTATATTATAGTGTACACTATACCGGTGTGCACTATATCTTTATATAACCATGTTACCCGTAGGATCAAATAATAAAAGCACACCATGTAGTGTAATATCTTCCAACTGTGTTTCTTGGCAAGGACCTGATATTCCATGTATTGGGTTATGCAAAGGAGATACTGTTACTGATGTAGTAGCTAAACTTGGAGAGTTGCTCTGTGATATTAATACCAGAGCTGCAGAAGTTTCTGTAAATGTTGCATGTTTAGGTGGTGGAGATTTTGTATACACAAACTATAATGATTTAATTCAGTACGTTGTAAATAAGCTGTGTGATCTTTACACTATTGTAGATGGTATTGTTATTCCTAGTCCTATTAATTTAACATGTGATGTAGCTCCTTGCTTACAAGCAGAAGCCGGAAGTACTACATTAGGTGTAGTAGCATATGCTGAATTAATTGGTAATCAGTTTTGTGATCTTGAAACTACAGTAACTAACTTATCTAGTGTGGTTAGTGGATATGGTTCAAGTATTACTACTATCAATAATACCTTACTTACTTTACCTAGCACGTATGCTCCATTAAATTCTACGTATGTGTGTTTAGGAACTGGTACTGCTAGTCTGGCTACTATTCTTGCAACAGTAGAACAAGCAGTATGTGATTTAGAAGCTGTTACCGGAACACCTGCAGAATTAGCTGCTGAGATTGTTCCTTTCTGTAATATTACTAATGAGCCAGCTTTATCATTACCTGGTACAATGGCTTCAGCATATCCTGATTGGAAAGTATCTGTAAATACATTAGCTGATACCATCAATAACTTATGGATTGCTCTCTGTGATATGCGTGGTTTAGTAACCCAGTTACAAGATTGCTGCAATAAGACTTGTGCTGATATTGACTTAGGATTCTTTGGTCAACTTAGCGGAAGTACTTTAAGCATTTTTGCTAGTCCTGGAAGTGTTGTACCTAGTCAGTTTGTACAATGTCCTACTCCAAGTTCTACCATTACCATTACAGATAGCAGCGCTAATAGTGCTACATATACCTTTAATAACATTGTAGGTATCTTAGATGGTGCATCATCTGCTGATTTTGATCTTTCTGGTTCTTCATTAAACTTAGCTGAGGACTTTACTGTATCAGTTAACTACTGTTTCTTTAATGGTACTAGTGATTTGACTTGTCAGAATACTATTACATTCCCTGTAGTTAATACAGTTGGATGTCCTACATTAACTCTTACTTCTAGTTACTTGTTTGGTGTTGGAGAGATTCAGTACTCATTTAATAACCTGTTCTCTACTAGTCCTACTACTTCTTACAGATTAAACGTATATGATGCTACATTAGCTTTAGTATCTACTTCTGATACTAATGCTGCTACATTATTACCTAATCCTGTAACTGGAGCTGTAACTGGATTGACTTTGGGTAACTACTACTTTGAAGTACAAATTATTAATACACCAGTAGATGGTATTCCAACTGTTGTACGTACTTGTCCTAAAGAATTGATTGCAATTACAAGTACTGGATGTACATCTCCAACTGGCGTAGAAGCATATTTAATTAACTAATCATGAGCTGCAATTGTATATCAACACCATGCGGATGCACTGAAACCGCTTTGACTTCTCCAGTAACTACAGTATGTACTAATGCTGAGCCTTGTGAGGAGATTACCGCATTTGAGTGCGTACTATATACCGGAAATAATATCTATGATATTGGGATTAATAATGGAGATAGATTAGATGTAGTGATTAAGAAGTTGGCTTTGTATCTTACAGATCCTACTTGTTATGATCCTACAGCTGTTTGTCAAAGTATTAAAGACTTTGAAATCTTAGATATTAAGTCAACTGAAGCAACTTTGTTTTGGTCATATCCTCCAGCACCTGCAGCAATTACTGCAGTAAAATTGGAGTATAGCACTGATCCTACATTTGCTGTTGGTGTAACTCAAGTACCTTTGAATAATACATATACTCAATGGACTGCAATTAACTTAGTAGCAAATACTACTTACTATGTAAGAATTAAAACAAGTACTTCTGTATCTACTGATTGTTGCGTTTCTATCACATTAAGTTTTAAAACATTAACTGCATGAGCACTTTATTTATAACCTTCACACCCCCATTTCCTGTACCGGTTCAATATAAAATCCGGTATAAGAAGAGTACTGACATTAGTTTTACAGAATTAATAGTACCTAGTACAGGTTTATCTCCTGAAGAATTTACTATTGGTAGTTTAACTAGTGGTGTTACATATGATGTAGAAGTACAATCTTACTGTGGTGATGGTATTTATGCTGCTGGTAATGAAGTACAATCAGATTTAAATGATTGCCAAGAATATACTTTTAACAATGCAACAGGTAGTTCACAGTCATTATCTTATGTATTGTGCAGTGATCCAACTAACACTGTTACTATTACTGTAGCTAATGGTGATACAGCAGGTCCTTTTTGTTTAAGCAATGGTTTTGGTGGACCATATAGTAACCCAGGTGGATTAACTGTACTTACAGGATCACCTTGTACCCCATAATAATTTAAAATAATAAAACGATGTTAACTAAAAGTTTTGAAGTTTGGACCCGATCACTCATTGAGAGATTATACAATGCAGTAAGACGTGGTAATGATATTTCCCGGACAGTAGTTTTAGGTGGTGTATTAACTCCTTTAGCTTCTGAGTCAGCTGTTTATGTAACTATTATCAATACAACTGGTGGAAGTATTGACTTATCTATTGATGGTGGTAGTTCTATAATGCTTCCAGATAGAGCTGGTATTACTATTGATACAGTAGATCCCGCAACAATTTCTGTATCTGGTGTAGGAACTTTATCATATATTGTAAGTAAGTAATGCGTTATTCAAAGTATTTCCAATTTGGAACAAGTTCTGGTGGTGGTGTAACAAACTACTACGGTAGTTTTTATTCTACCGTTACTCAGACTACTCTTGGAAGTGCTGCTGAAGTAATGACATTTAATAACACTGCTTTATCAAGTGGTGTATCTATAGTAACTTTTGGAGGTAAAGCTTCTAGAATTACTGTAGCAAATCCTGGAGTATATAATTTTCAGTTCTCTGCTCAAGTTTTAAAAACTTCTGGTGGATCATCACAGACATTATATATTTGGTTTAAAAAGAATGGTGCAGATATTCCGGATAGCAATACAGCGCTTACATTAGCTAATAATAATGATTTATTAGTTCCTGCTTGGAACTTTATGGAATCAATGAACGCTGGAGACTATTTAGAAATTGCATGGTATGCAACAGACTCACATATTCAGTTAAATTATGATGCTGCACCATTAGGATTACCAGGAATACCATCTGTTATTTTAACAGTAGATAGAGTAGGATAAAAAATAAAAAATAATTAATCATGGCAAAATACGCTAAGTTTTTTTCACTAGGATCAGCATTAAATACTGGTATATTACAAATTCAAAATGGTTTACCATTAGATGCTACATTAAGAAATGTAGTGGATCAAAATAATACAGTTAGTCCATTAAGACTTTCTACTAATAGTGTTACAAACTATGGTGGTGGTAATGTTATAACTAATACAGCATTTGGTAAATCAGCTCTTGCTAGTAATACAACTGGAACTTGGAACACTACCATTGGATATGAAGCAGGATATGCAAATACTGTAGGAGTGGGCATAACTGCAATAGGTTATTCTGCTTTAGGATTTAATACTGCATCTAATAATACTGGAGTTGGGCATCAAGCAGGATTGAGCAATACAACTGGAACTGGTACAACTGCTATTGGATATCAAGCATTACGAAACAACACAACTGCTAGTGGGAATACTGGGATTGGATATCAGTCTCTACTAACCACAACTACGGGTACTAATAATACTGCTATTGGATATCTTGCAAATGTTGGCTCAGCAACTGTGGTTGATGCGGTCATTATCGGGGCAAATGCAATTGGAGGTTCAGAATCTATTATTATAGGTTCAGGAGCAAAAGGAGGAGCAGGGGCTGTTTCCATTGGTCGTTTAGCATTAAGTGCAGTTACAACAGGTAATTTTAATACGGCTCTCGGAACATATGCTTTACAATCTACCACATCTGGTTCAAACAATATTTCACTTGGATATCAATCACTACAATTAAATACTACTGGCAGTCTCAACGTAGCAATAGGTACAGGTGCTTTATCGGCTAATACTACTGGAGGCTCAAACGTGGCTGTAGGACATCAAGCATTGCGATTTAATACAGTGAGTTTTAATACGGCTGTTGGCTCGTTAGCCTTATCAACTAATACTACTGGGCAAAGTAACACGGCTGTTGGATATAGGGCTTTAAGTGCTAATACAACAGGGAGTTCAAACGTGGCTGTGGGTACAGATTCGTTAAACAATAATCTATCGGGTATTTCAAACGTTGCTATAGGAGCATCTGCCTTAACATCTAACTCTACAGGTGCTTCTAATGTGGCTATTGGGAAAAATTCAATGACTTTCAATACAAGCGGACAGAACAATGTAAGTATCGGTAAGGACGCTATGTTAAATAGCCAAATTTCAACCAATAACGTGGCTATAGGTTTTGAAGCCCTAAATCAACAAATAGATACAACAGAAAATGTTGCTATTGGTATCCAATCTATGTACTATAATACGCAAAATCAACAAGTTGCTGTTGGTAGTTATTCTATGTATTCTAATATAGCAGGTGGTGGAAATACTGCGTTGGGTCATGCGAGTTTATCAGGCAACGTGATAGGAAACTACAATACGGCTGTGGGTCAATACGCTTTAACTTTTTCAGATGCTGATGACAACACTGCTATTGGATACAATTGTATGTTCAATATATCATCAGGAACGCAAAACACCGCTGTTGGTAGTGAATCTATGTATCAAAGTGGTACGTCATTAAATAATACAGCATTGGGATTTCGTGCTTTATACGATAATAATATTAGTTTGATAAATAACACTATAGCAATAGGTCATCAAGCGATGAGTATTGATATAATAGGTGATGATTGTATTGTTATCGGGAATTCTGCAAGTAATGGTAATAATGGAGGTTCTATCGTAATTGGTCATGGAGCAACTGCAACTACTACAAATGAAATGGTTGTTGGAAGTTTAACATATCCTGCTGGGTCTGTAGCAACTGAAGTCAATACATCTACACAAGTATGGAACGTCACTATCAACGGGGTTGCCCAGAAGATATTATTGGCATAAATTTGAAATTAAATATAATAATATGATAACTTATAATTGGACAATTACATCACTTTATACTAAACCTGTAGGTGATGAGCAAGATTATGTTGTAGTTGCTAACTACAAAGTAACAGGTACTGATGGTGAATATGAATATTCTCTAAGTAATATGTCACGGTTTTCTACTGAAAAAACCACTCCTTTTATTCCTTATGCAGATCTTACAAATGATATTGTAGTAAGTTGGATTAAACAGGAATTAGGAGAGAACGGTATCATTTCTATTGAGAAATGTATTGAAGGTGCTATTAATGCTAAAAAGAATCCTCCAGTAGTTCCTCAAAATACACCATTGCCCTGGGTAGCTCCTGAATAATTAATATTAAAAACCAATAAATATATAAATTATGAACAACAACAAAATGACCCCACAGTTAGCTAAACAAATTATCAGCGAAGCATTAAACATTGCTATGACTAAAGGATGTTATGGTTTAGTAGAAACAACTAATATTGTATTAGCTGTACAGTTTATTAATAGTCAACCTGATGTGGAATTTGGTGAAATTGAGGAAGTTCTTACAGAACGTGCCGCACCTAATTAATAAAATATTTGATAAAATTTAATAATTATAAAAATGACAATTGAAAGATTTATACCGAAATCACCTGATCCCTTTATTAGAAATAGTCAGGATTTTGATGTGGCTAGAATGGGTCACCTTAATACCTTAGTGGATTATGTTAATACACTTACCCCAGGACCTACACCTCCTAGTGGATCATCTATTATTGTAGAAGGTACCGGATTAAAATCTACTTTAAGAGATGCTGCCAGTAACTGTGCTAGTGGTGCTTATTCTGGAGTATTATCTGGAGAATTAAATAATGCTACTGGTTGCTATTCTACTATTAGTGGAGGTACTGTAAATGCAGTATCTGGACCATATTCTAATATTTCAGGTGGATTTACTAATAATGTATCTGTAAAATATTCTAATATTGGTGGTGGTAGTAATAATACTATATCTGGAACAAGTGGCGTTGACGATATTAATAGTATTATTGGTGGTTGTAATAATAGTATAGCTGCAAGTACTTATTCTGTAATTATTAGTGGTGGTGGTAATAGAATTTGTAGTCCTTATGGTTTTATTGGTGGTGGGAGTGCTAATACTATACAAATTAACACTTTTGGAAATGCTGTTGTTGGAGGTAATAATAACCTTGTTGTTTGTACAGGAAATCAACCTAGATATTCATTTATTGGTAATGGTACAAACAATTATATGAATGAAGCATGTTCTGCTATTTTAGGAGGTAGTACTAATTATGTACATTCTGGATTTTCTACAATTGTTGGTGGATATAATAATACTGTAAATCCTGGAGCATCTCTTTCATTTGTTGGTGGTGGTCAGTATAATGTTACAAATGGATCTCAAAGTTTTATTGGTGGTGGTGGTAATAATATTTCAGGTGGTAGTAATAGTTTTATTGGTGGTGGATATTATAATAGAACATGTTCACTCCAAAATTTTATTGGAGGCGGTCAATGTAATATGACTTCTAATACCCGTTCTTCAATTATGGGTGGTGATAGCAATACAGCAGGTGGTGACCCATCATTTATTGGTGGTGGTTACTTGAACGTGGCAACTGGACCATATACATTTATTGGTGGTGGAGGTCGTAACCTTGCAAGTTGCAATAATGGTTTTGTAGGATCTGGATTCTTAAACTGTGTTACTGGTTGGGTAAGTGCAATTGGTGGTGGTTGTTGCAACGTAGCTAGTGGATGTTGGTCTGGTGTATTTGCAGGTGGTCAAAATACTGCTTGTGGACTTCATACATATATTTTAGGAGGTTTATTAAACGTGGCAAGTCATGACTATAGTTCTGTTGTAGGTTGTGCTGTTACTTCTAGATTAGCTTGTGCTTTTCACGCTAACCGTTTAGTATTAACTAATATTCCTACATCAAGTGTAGGTCTTCCAAGCGGTGCGGTTTGGAGCAATGCTGGTGTATTGACTATTGTACCATAATAAAAAAATCTATATAACATTCATAGATTACTTATATTTGCTTAAATATATTTAATCTATGAATGTTATTTTTCAAATTGATGGTGGTCTAGGTAAGTCTATAATGGCCACGGCTGTATGTGAGGTAATTAAAAAAGCACATCCAGAATCTAAATTAATTGTCATTACTGGTTTTCCTGAAGTGTTTTTAAATAACCCTATTGTAGATAGGGTTTTTATTTTAGGACAACAGACATACTTCTATGAAGATTACATTGAGAATCAAGAAGTTAAGGTACATGCCCACAACCCTTATTTAGAGGCAGCTCATATTAAAGGTGAGGAGCACTTAATTGTTACCTGGTCAAAGATGTTTAACTATACTTACCAGGAAGAATTTCCACAATTATTTTTAACTAATTCAGAGATTAGTTACTTTACTAACAAGTACATAGTTGATAAGCCTATTATGGTTATTCAAACTAATGGTGGTGCCGTAGGTCAAGAGACTAAACATTCTTGGGCCAGAGATCTACCTATTCCAATTGCACAAGAAGTAGTAGATCATTTCTCTAAAGATTATGTAATCTGTCATATCCGTAGAGAAGATCAACCGGCTTTACATAATACAGTAACTGTCAATGAAGGATTTAGATCATTGTGTGTATTGTTAATGCTGTCTACCAAACGTTTATTAATTGATTCTTTTGCAAATCATGCTACTGCGGCATTAGGTTTACCTTCAGTAGTTTGTTGGATTGCTAATGATCCAAATGTTTTTGGTTATGATTTACATACAAACGTTGTTGCTAAACCAGCTACTAGAAAACCAAGTTTAAAATATTCTTATCTCCATAAGTATAATATTATTGGTGATCCTATGGAATATCCATATGTAGTAGATGCTGATATCTTTGATGCAAAAGATATTATAAAAGCTTTAGAAAAATAGCTTGCTTAATTAAACCAACTGCAGTATATTATTATTGTATATAAGTACAAAGAGGGTTTGTTGGTTTATCCCTCTGATTTAGACCCCGGTGTAAAAAGCCGGGGTTTATTGTATAATAACTTGATTATAAACTATTTTTATTACATTTGATAAAACAATTACTACATGTACTCACAAGAATTAAAAGATAGAGTAGCTAAAAGCACGACTTGGAAGCTATCTAACGTTGAGTGTGCAAGAAGATTAGGTATTACATTAGATGAATATTTAAAGATTAAAAAGTCTCTGGGATTTAAATCTAAAAAATTAAAATATAACTCTGATAACAATACGGAAAGAATCAATTCTGAGTCTTATGATTTAGAAAAAGGCACCGGAAAAATAGAGAAACTAGTATCAGTGAATCCTAAAACTCCTGAAGAGATCATAGCTATTTTGGGTATAGATACTACAGAATGGAAATTATCTCAGTACTGGAACAAAGAGAAGAATGATAAATGGTTAGTATCAGCTTTAGTAACTAAGATTGTAAAAACTAAAGAGGACTATTTAAAAGATATCATTGATAATTTTAAACCTAAGTATCAGCCGGTAGTTATAAAGAAGCAAAAGAGACACCGGTATGTAAGCTGTGTACTATCTATGCAAGATATGCATATTGGAAAAGATGGTAATGATGATATCATAGAACAATACTTTGCTTCATTAGAACAACTTACAGAAAGTGTAAGTAATAATTATTTTATAGATGATCTAGTGTACGTGATAGGTGGTGATATATTAAACATGGATACGTTTAATGGTACAACCACATCAGGTACTCCTGTAGAGAATTCTGATAAAGCTTATAAAGTATATGCTGATGCCTTTGATGCCCTATACCAGGGCATTCGTTTTTTAAAGGAGAGATGTGAGACATTACATATTATGTACATTCCGGGTAATCATGATAGATTATCATCATATCATTTAGTACATGCTTTATCTAAAGCTATCCAGGAAGAAAATATTGTATGGCACTCTGATTATGCAGAAAGAAAAGTACTTACATTTAATAATAACTTCTTTGCATTTGAGCATGGTGATGTAAATACTAAAAACTCTTTATTAGTATATGCTACTGAGTTCTCAGAATCTTGGGGTAATACTAAGTTTAGAACTTTATATACCGGGCATTATCACAAAAAGAAGACTGTGGAGTATATTACAGAGGATGAGATAACCGGTTTTTCTATTAAAATCATACCTAGTTTATCTAAAACTGACTACTGGCATTATCATAATAAATTTATTGGTAGCAAAAGAGCTGCTATTATTGAAGTTCATGATTATGACAACGGTAAGATTGGAGAGTTTGTTTATAACTGTATTTAATCTGGATTAAATTTTGTATCTTATTAATGTAGTCAAGGCATGAGAGGTTATAAAGCACCTGATTTACACGCTTCAAGACTGAGAATAAAACCTAAAAGAATCTTGAATAAAGACTTTCTGGTTGAGTTTAAAGAGAAGCATCCTGAGTTCTCATCATTAGATGACAAAACTATAAAAAAGATAGTGATGACATTTAATGAAAATATTTGGAAAGAGGTAATTGCGTATAGGGATGGAGTTGAGTTACCTGAAAGTCTGGGATACCTGTTCATAGGTACCTGTACATTTAACAGAGAGACTAATGTAAATTATGGTCTATCAGTTAAATACGGTAAAGAAATAAAGAACAGGAATTTAGAATCAGATTCTAAGTTAGCTAAGATATTCTATACTAATTATCAAACTAAATATAAGTTTGCAAACCGTGAGTTATGGGGTTTTCAAGCTATAAGACAATTCAAGAGATCAGTAGCTAAAGAGTATCCTGTGTCTTGGCAGAAATACATTGTTGTGGATTCATATAAAAAAGTATCTGAGATGTTTTCTAAAGCCATGAGAAAAGAGGGTGGTAAAAAACAAGATCAAGAGGTGCTAAAGTTATATGATGAATTTGAATTTTGATAAAAATGATAACTATTGGCACCGTAATATCACGGGTAAAGAATCAAGTAAAAGCAGTAAGGCAAGATGCTTTTCTGACAGATAGATATGTTTATAGTGTAGTAGTAAAATACTCACAGCTTTTAATGAGAAGACAAGATTCTCAGAATAAGCTAATGAAATTTAATTCTATCTGGAGAACTCTAGACTGTTTAGAGTTAATTGAAGTAGATAAAATTGAGGCATGTTGTGCTGGTATTAAATCCGGCTGCACTATCCGTAGAACAAAAGAAAAACTTCCTACTATGTTAGAGGGTTACTGGGGTCCTTTGATTCGCACAGTGAGCTCTATTGATGCATCTGAAGAGTTATATGCAACCACACCTGGTCAATATACCTCTATGACTAAAACAACCGGCTTTAAGTATAACAAGTTTAAATACTTTTGGTACTTGAATGGATATTTATACATGCCTAATCTTGATTGGGATGCTATTAAGGTAGAGGCAATTTTTACAGAAGATGCAACTAATGATGCTAATGCATGTACTAAGAAACAGGATTTGGGTATTAATGTACCTGAATTCTTATTAGCTGAAATTGAAGCAATGGCAATTAAAGATTTAGGATCTAGATTATCTATTCCTACAGATCTTAGTGATGACAATATTAATCCAAATAGATAATGCTTACAGAATTAAAATATCGTACATTTAATCAATTACTTGAAGATGTAAGTGTTGATTTCTCTATGTATGCTTTAGAGAATATGATAGAGCCTCAGCAACTTATTAAAGTTGTTCAGAGAGTTAATTATGATTTAGGTCTTAGGATTAATAAAACTAAGGAAGCAGTACTTGATATTGTCAATAGTAAAGTAAGACTACCTGATGATTTCTATGTATTAAACTATGCAATGTTGTGTGGTGAATATAGCATTACACAGCCCGCTATTTCTGGTACGCATAGAGAGGATACTATTGTACCCTTTAATCCAAATTGTGATGATCCCTGTACTTGTCAACCTAATACTTGTTTGACTCAGTGTGGTGATTTATTACAAGTAATTCAGACTACACAGTATGAGACCCGGACATATGAGATTAGTACAGTTATCTCTTTAGATAATAACTCTAAAACTATTTCTTGTGACTGTCCTAATCTTACCTGGAAGTCACCGTATAAAGGACAACTTAAGAATGGTTACATTTATCTAAATCTAGACCACGGTAAAGTATACATCAACTATGAAGGTACTATGGAAGATGAAGAGGGTAACTTGATGGTATTAGATAACCCATATGTAAATGAGTATTATGAATATGCTCTTAAACAGAGATTGCTTGAGAACTTGTATATGAATGGGGAAGATGTAGTACAGAAACTTAATTTAATTGAACAGAGATTAAGAGCAGCCCGTAATAATGCCTTGTCATTAGTAAATACTCCAGACTTTGCTGAGATGTATAAGATGTGGCAGATGAACCGTAAGGCTCAATATGGCAAATATTACGATCAATTTAAAAGTTATAATTTTAATAGTTGGAGATAATGGACGGTAAAACCAGTTTAATACACACCGAGCTATATAACAAAGGCTTACTTAAAGACGTAAGTGATACTTATATAGGTGAAGGTTATTGGACACATGCTAGAAATGCAGTAAACAACTCTCCTTCTGGAGATGTTGGTGTATTAGGTAATGAGCCTAGTAATGTACTTTGTGCAAGAGCTCCTTATACAATCATTGGTACTGTATATATTAATAACGGTTATTGGGCTGTTTATTCCTCTAATAATTTTGCTTCTGAAGTAGGATTATTTCATGAAGAAACATGTGCATATAATACTATTCACAATGATCCTTTAAACCAATGCTTTAAGTTCTTTAAAGAATATCCAGTAATTGGTGTATCTAAGTATAACTCTGATTGTACTTGGTCTTTATACTGGGATCATGGATACAATGTATCCCGGACTATGAATATTGGTAAGGAAGAATCATGGCCTTATCCTGTAGGTAATTGGGATGGTGTTCCTTATCTTACAACAGATGTTCTTCCAGGACCTTGTAAAGATGAAGTATCAACTGGAGTAATTGATTGTGATAAATTAAGATTAGCAGCATATGCTAAGACTCCTTGTATTCAGGTAAAGAAAGGTAATGGTTTAGGTACCTTACTTAATGGATCATACCAAGCTACAATTGCTTACTCAGTTAATGGTGTTAAAGTATCTGACTACTTAGCTATTTCTAACGTACAGGCTTTATGGACACATGATAATGTAAACGGGTCATTAGATATTTTTATTAATGGTTTAGATACAGAGTATGATGAGTTTGAGTTAGTAGTTATTGGTTTTGTTAATCAACAAGCTGTAGCTAGAAGAATTGGTTACTATTCTACTCAGACTAGTACTATATCATTAGATGCTGTAGATCCTACATTACCTACAGTTCCTTTGGAGCAAATACCTTTACGTACCCCGGCTTATGAGAAATCACAGGGTATGTATAATGTAAATGAATACCTTATCCGTATTGCTCCTACCACTTATGAAGATTTTAATTACCAACCCTTAGCTAATAAGATTAGCACTAATTGGGTAGGTGTAGAATATCCCGCTGACTATTATTATAAAGGCGGAAACAAACCAACATTTTTAAGAGATGAAGTATATAGTTTCTTTATACGCTGGATTTATGACACAGGTGCAAAATCTGCAAGCTATCATATTCCAGGACGTATATCAAAACCCGGAGAACTTAGTAATAACTCTGGCCCTGATCATATTGTAAACTTTGGTCCAGAACAAAACTGGCAAGTAAACAATACTGCTACCAAAGTACCTGCAACTGGAACCACTGATGATGGTGGTACAATTGTATTTAAAGGTGAGATGGCTTATTGGCAGTCTACTGAAAAATATCCAGATAATAAACCAGATGTATGGGATACCTTATGTGGCCAAGAAATTAGACACCATAAGTTTCCTGATGATATTATTATGCCTAACTATAATCCGGTTAATAATAACATTATTTCTTTAGGTGTAGAGTTCTCTAATATTGAGTTTCCTAAAGATTCAACAGGTAATCCTATCAGAAGTATTATTGGTTATGAGATCTTAAGAGGATCAAGAGAAGCTAATAGATCTATTATTGCAAAGGGTCTTATTAACAACATGAGATCTTATGATATTGTAGATAGCAATATTACCGGATTGTACGTAAACTATCCGTACAATTTCTTAGATCATGATTCTTTCTTAGGTAGAGATAAGAAGAAATTACCTAAAATAAGACAGACTCGTGGTGGTACTATGGATGATGATAAGTATCACACTGGAAATTCTGGTGCTGTTGATGTACAATTGTTTGATGGAGTTAAAAGAGATATCTTCTCTTTTCACTCACCTGAAACTACATTCCGGAATCCTTTTCTATCAGCTACAGAATTAAAAGTATATGGTCAAGTATGGGGTGATGTAGAAGGTAGATTTAGACCAGTAGATAATCATCCTAAAGATAAGTTTATTACAGATACTTCTGCAATCATTGCTAATCTTGCGGGTGTTGCTTTAGGTGTTGCTGCCGCAAGAGCTGCTGTTCCCATTACAGATTTTCTTATTGCTGCTGGTATTACTGCGGCTATTCCTGCTATTGCTGGAACTGCTACAACAGCTCAACCATTTACGGGTGCAATTGCCGGATTAATAGGTGCAATGGCTCAGTATGCAATCTTATTCTCTTATTACTGGTTAGCATCTACTCAAAATTTAATTGAGGGTATTGAAGCAGCTGGTGGTAAAAGACAGTTTGCTTATCAATATGTATCACATGGTTTCTATAAAAACTTTGCTGCATCACCTGTAGGTAACAGAAGAAGAGAGATTATTAAGTCTCTTTACATTGATCCAGTTATTCAGGATTATGATACTACTTACCGGATTAATAATTTGTTCCGTGCTAGCACTGTAACTGTATCTTTAAATTCTCCTATTGCAGATCCTACAGTTGTAGATAATACTTTATTTACAATTGGTCAAATTGCTAGAGGAGAGAATGGAAGACCTTTACCTAGTTCATATGGTGTAGACAATGATAATAAACCAATTAAAGCAAAAGATATCTGGAAGAAACCAGAAGACTTTGTTCAGTCATCAACTACATCTGCTCACTATGCTGCATTAAAGATTAAGAATGATAATCAATATGGTCAATTGGATAATATTAGACAAGTGCCTATTGGTTGCATTAATTTATTTCCTGTAATATCTTCTAAGTCTACATCAGCTGTAATCTTTGGTGGTGACATGTATGTTAACCGCTACACTGAGAAATCTACATTCTTCTATTTCTCTCAGTGGATGCAGGATATGCCAGATAATACTGAGTGGGATTATAGATTATATAACATGCTTCCTTATCCAAGATATTGGATGGATACTACTAAATATAATGCTGCTGATTTATTAGGTGGTATATTTGGTGGTGATCAAGCATTACCTAATGATTTTCACCATTTAGATAGAAGGACTATATCTGGAGCATTCATGGTTAGATATGCATATATGTATTTGTTTAACTCTGGTATCCGGGACTTTTATGTAGAATCAGAGATTAACTTAGCATATAGAGATTACGGAGATGATCCAGGTAAGAGACATTATGACTTTACTACTTACACTGATTATGAGGAGATGTTCCGTACTCCATATATTAAAGATACAAACTATCAGAAGTATGACTATGCTTTAAGTATTAGTAAGCACTTCTCAAACTTTGCATCATGGGGTAATATGCAATCTAGAATTTATGATCCGGCTAATGTATCATGTTATACAACATATGATAAACGGGTTATCTATTCATTGCAACAACAGTTTGAATTAAGTAAAGATAACTGGAGACAGTTCTTAGCTAATAACTATAAAGACTTTGATTCTCAAGTAGTTAGCATGCGTTCTGTAGGTAAGACCGGAGCAATTATTATGTTAAATAATAACTCTCCTATCTTATTCCAGGGTGTAGAAACATTAGATCTTAACGGTGGTACTAAATTATCTATTGGTGATGGTCAGTTATTTAATGCACAACCATTACAGAATTTAGTAAACTCAGATCCTGAGTTTGAATATGGGAGCTGCCAGAATAGATTGTCTGTAATTAATACACCAGCCGGATTATTTTACATGAGTCAAAACCAGGGTAAAGTATTCTCCTATGGTCAAGGCTTACAAGATATATCTAAGTCTGGTATGAAGTGGTGGTTCTCACAGTATAGTCCATATGCTTTATTAGTAGACTTCCCTAATTTGGATCCTAATATTATAGACAATACAATTATTGGTATAGGTTGTCAAACAACATATGACAACATCAATGAGATTGTATTCTTCTGTAAGCGTGACTTCCAACTTAAGCCACAGTATAAGGGTAAAGTAACTTATCTGTACAGTAATAAGTTTGGTCATGTAGATTTCCCCGGATATCAATTTGATTTAGGAGATCCTACATATTTTGAAAATGCTTCCTGGACAGTAAGTTATGACCCTAAAGCTAGAGCATTTATTTCATTCCATGACTGGCATCCTAACTTAGTAATGTCTAGTAAGACTTACTACATGACTGTAAAGGATAATGGTATCTGGAAACATAACTTAGTATGTGATTCTTTCTGTAACTATTATGGTGTTAACTATCCATTTGAGGTAGAGTATGTACAGAACCAAGGTCAAACTGTTACAACAACTAGATCAGTAGAATATATCTTAGAGTGCTATAGATATTCTCCCAACTGTTTAGACTATCATCATTTATTAGATGAGAACTTTGACCGGGCTATCATCTATAACACAGAACAAATTTCTGGTGATCTAAGATTAAATCTATCTCCTAAGAATGATCCATATTTGATTAATAGTTATCCATTAGTAAATGCTAATAACATTGATATCTTATTCTCTAAAGAAGAACAGAAATATAGATTCAATCAATTCTGGGATATTACTAATGACCGTGGTGAATTTACTGGTACATTTACACCTATGTGGGCCACTGAATCCAACGGTTACATTAGGAATATTAATCCAACTTATGTAAATTATAATAAGGGAGCTACACAAAGAAAGAAATTTAGACATTACATTAATAAGGTTCTGTTAAAGAAAATTGTTTCTGGATCATCTAAGTTCTTATTGAAGCTCTCTAATAATAAACTACTTGCATCATTTAGGTAATGGCTAAGAAAAAACCTATAGTATCTCCTTTAGGTCAGTGGGCATATCCCGGTGAAGTTACAATCATACCCTCTTCTAACATAACAATGAAGGGGGTAAATTACCCAGTATTAGGTGTAGATGATTTAGGTAACAGTCAAATGATGATGCCTGGTAAGGATTACAATTTTCCTGGTAATTATGTAACTGAAATTCCACAGATGGGTAAAGGTGGTTTAAGACAATGGTTTGCTGAAGAGTGGACTGATGTTAAGACCGGTAAACCATGTGGTAGATCAGGTGATGAAAAAGGTTCTAGACCTTATCCTGCATGCAGACCTAAGAAGCGGGTAAATGAAACAACTCCTAAAACTACATCAGAGATGTCATCTGCAGAGAAAGCTAAATTTAAAAGAGAGAAAACATCTGGTAAGCGTATAGACTATAATCATAAGCGTAGAGAAGATGGTGGTGAGACTTGGTTAGATCAGTATCAAGACGGTGGGATTGAGACAACTACTTTCTTAAATCCTGATAAAATATCTGAAGTTCATATTAAACCTAAAAGTGCTTTAAATAGATTTTTTAATTCTTTTGTTATACCTAATACGAGAGAACGTAATTATACTATGGAAGATGCTTTACGAGACCATGAATTTAGTAAAAAGATAGATTTTAGTGAAGTACCCGCAGATAGAAATTTTTCTAATTCCGATTTTGAAGCTGCTTATAACTGGACTAAAAAATATATGTCATCTCCTAGATATAGAGATATGCTTCAAGGTAAAGATGAAGATTCTCAAATTGAAGTTGGTAGAGCATATAATTTATTAACTATTCCTACTGAGTTAAATAGATTAACAAATGGGGAAATAAATAGAGGAATTGGAGGATATTCTTCAAATATAACTGGTAGTATAACAGTTAATCCATCATCGTCTCCAAATTTTTTTAAAAACGAGGTTTTTCCTCATGAAATATCTCATTCAGTTGATAGACCAATACTTAATGTTTCTTGGGATAGACTTATTCCAGAACAAGATACAGCTGAGATCAGTAAGAGAATAAGAAAAAATCCAAATGTAGAGAGCATTGGTTTTTGGCAAGATCATGGTAATACTCCTGAAGAAGGAGCTATTAATTACTATTCTGATCCTACTGAAGTTAGAGCTAGACTAAATTCAACTAGAAAACTTTTAAATCAAAATTTTGGAGTTGATGTATTTAATGATAAAATTAAATATAAAGATCTAAATAAGTTTGAAATTTTTAATAATGATAATGCAATTATACATCAAGATTATGAAGATTTAAAATCTCTTTATAATGAGGATGATCTTCTATGGTTATTAAATAATGTTTCTAAAATAGAACAACCTAAACTTAATGTTGCAAAGTATGGAGGGTGGTTAGAACAATATCAAAGTGGTGGATCTTTTACTAATCTATTAAAGTTGGCATTAACTCCTGAAGTAAGAGGTCATGTTGCAAAAGCATTAGTTGATAAGGGCACAACTAAAGTTGCAGAAAAAGTTGGTGATGTTTCTAAACAACAAATATTTGATAGATATCGTCCTATTGATTATCCTGATGTTATTGGTGCTGTAGTTAATAGTGGTAAAGATGTACCATTAAGAGATTGGCAAGGAGATTATCATGTTAGTGAAGAAGCTTGGAGATTAGCTTTAGGATTACCAACTAAACCAAAATATATTAGTCCATCTAAATATAAACCAAGTAAAGCTAATGATCCTAATGCCCAGTACTATGCTTTAAATAATGTATATGATCCTCAAAAACTTATTGATGCATATATACAAAAATCTCAAGGTAAACCTGGACAAACTATTCAAATGGATGCATTAAGTCCATATATCATTAATCAAGATATGATGACTACTGATAATGAAATACCATTTACTCAGACAGATCCTTTACAGAAATTTATATTATCACAAGGTGAGGATGAAAGAGGAAGATATGTATCTATTTATGATAAGTATGATTTTAACTTACCATATATGGATGCAGTTGTATATGGTAGTAATAGAAAACCATATGAGTTTTATGATAGATTCTATTATAAAAAAGATGCAACAGGTAAACCAATATATGTTAAACAAAAGAAACAAGGTGGTCAAATAGACTGGTTAAAAAAATACAAATAACAAAATGAAAGATAAATTTTTAAAGATAGCTGGTGTTAAATCTGAGAAGGAATTCTATTCTATGTTTCCTACAGAAGAAGCATTCTTTCAAGCCTATCCTGAAGCTAGACAGATGAAGAAAGGTGGTAATGTACCCACTAATCCTGAATTATATTCTCGTGTTAAAGCTGAAGCTAAATCTAAATTTGATAGATGGCCTAGTGCATATGGTTCTGCCTGGTTAGTTAAAACTTATAAGAGTCGTGGTGGTGGATATAGAAAAGCTCAAACTGGTGGTGGATTACAAGACCAAGAGATTTTCCAATATCCTAACTATAATGGTAATATGGTTTCTTATTATCAAAAGATGAATGAGGATAGAGCTAATAATCCTATGAATGCTATTGGTGATTTTGTACTTAATGGTGCAATGGCTGCTAGTACTGCTATGAATAATGCTGAGGGAGATAGCGGAGATAAAATGCAGATGGCAAAATTAGCTATGAATGTTATGGGTATGCCAGCTATGCAAATGGGTGGTGCCGGTATTATGATGCGTGATACTCAGTATGATGAAGGTGGTGAAATGGCAGCTGGTCAGATTATGGCAATGCATGATAAACTATCTAGATTACAAAACTTCATCAACGGTAATACAGAGATTGATCCCTGGGTAGCTAGTAAGATTACATTAGCAGATGATTATTTAAATACTGTTGCTGATTATATGCAATATAATGAAGGTGAGGAAGAGGAAGAAGAGGAAGATATTGATATGAGCATGGGTGAAATGGAAGAGATGAAGATGGGTGGTATTCCTCAGCGTTATAAGAGTAGAGGTTTTACTAAAGTAGGAGTTAAGAGAAAATCTGATAGAGCTGGTAAGAAGTGGATGGTACTAGCTAAGAAAGGTGATAAGTATAAAATTGTACATGGTGGCTATACCGGTATGAAAGATTTTAGCCAACATCATTCTGAGAAGCGTAAGGATAATTTCTGGAATAGAATGGGTGGTAAGAATTCAGCTAAAGCTAAAGATCCATTCTCTCCTTTATACTGGCACAAGCGTTTTGGTACTTGGGCTAATGGTGGTGAACCAACTAATGCTGGATTCCAAGCATTGCCAGATTATGTACAAGCTAAGATCTTATCTAATATGGCATACGGTGGTATGACTTATCCTTTTATGCAAGATGGTGGTCAGCCAGTAGAAGATCCTAGATTTGAACAGTATTATAATCAACAAGTGCAGCAGTTAAACCAAGCTGGAGTACAGAAACGTGATATGCCATCACGTGATCAGTTATATGAATACTTTATAAATACTAATCCTCCTACTTATACAGATCAAACCGGGCGTATGATATTTAATACAGCTAATCCAAAAATGCCAACTGGGAAGACTTTTACAGAAAGTGTAGATCCAAGAACTGGTAAACCTTTGGGTAATCCTGTATTTAAAGAACCATATAAGAAATCATTCCAGGATGGTGGAGCTCCATTAACTGAAGAACAAAAAGCCGCTGCAGAAGCTGCCGCTAAAGCCGCTAAGAAAAAGAAGCGTAATGATGCAATAGCTACTGCAGTTGCTGGATTAGGCACTGTAGGATTTATGATTGGTAATGAAATCAGAAACAAACAAGAAAGAGAGGGATTAGATATTTATAGAAACTCTAATGATCCTAGACTTGGTACTGGTAATGATCCTGATGCTAAAGAATTACGTCAGATTTATAGAAATAGTAGAAAGATGTATGGTGGTGACACTGATATGTATGGTGGTGAAATGGATATGGATGCCATGTACCAGATGATGAAAGGTGGTAATACGTATCAACAAGGTGGTCAACAGGATGAAATTATGCAAGCTATTCAAATGTATGCACAAATGACTCAAACTGATCCTCAACAACTTATGGCACAATTACAATCTTTACCTCCTATACAACAGCAAGAAGCTATTCAAAAGATTATGCAGGCTATTCAAGAAGCACAAACTGATCAAATGAAGAATGGTGGTATTCATATCAATCCTGCTAATAAAGGTAAGTTTACAGAGTCAGCTAATAGAGCCGGCATGGGTGTGCAAGAGTTTGCTAGACACGTACTTGCAAATAAAGAGGACTATAGTGCAACACAAGTAAAAAGAGCTAACTTTGCTAGAAACGCTGCTAAATGGAAAAAACAATTTGGTGGTATGACTGAAGGTGCTGAATTAGAATTACATCCCGATGAAATTCAAGCATTAATTGATCAGGGGTATGGTATTGAGTATTTAGATTAATGCAATGAAGAAGAAAGTAAAAATTAAGAGCTTACCAAAAGCTCAAGTTGGTACAGAAGCATCTATGGTTTTAACACCAGATCAAAGACTTAAGTACTATGGTCAGCAAAATCCTTATGGTAATGTACCACAGTTTACTGGTAATTTTAATGTGGGAATGCCTACATTTAATTTAAATACTAGTCCTTCATTTTATGCAGATGTATATCAAGGAGATCCTAATACTACAGGATCTTTTAATGTAGGAAATAAAATAAATGAAAACACCTCTAATATAAGAGGTACATCATTTGCTAATTTTTTGCCAGCTGATGTTTATCAAGGACAAAATAATTTAACTCCAGCATTATCAACAGGTGTACCATTAGAAATGCCAAGTGATTGGAAACCAACAGCTTATCAATCTTGGGATTATCAAATACCAGGTAAATCATTAAAGGCTACTAACACTAATAATTCTAATAATGCTAATCCTTATATAGGACCAATGTTATTAGCCGGTACAGATATATTTAAATCTGTTTCTAGAAAACTTCAAGATAGAAATGTTAAACAAGATTTCAGAAATCAGCTTTTATCTGATAACTTATATAATGTAAGACCTGAAGATTATTCTGGTAATAGAGGAGACTATTTAGTAAATACTCCTGGTTTTGGTTTAGACTTTAGACCTGATGAAGCTATAATTGAAGGTTACAATAAAATTGCCCAGATGGGTGGAGAAATGAAAAGAAAAGTAAAAATTACAAGTTTACCACAAGCTGGATATGGTGGTACTCAAGATGCTAAAGCTGTTAATCAGTTATATGGTAACTCGGCTTATATGATGAACATGTTTAATGGTGCAACTAAAGGTGAACCACAAGAACAATATGGTCAGACATTAGGACCGGATCCTAGATCTATTTCTGTATTGGAAGCAGAGAAGGGAGAAACTTTAGTACGTAAGGGTACTGATAGTACAATTCCTGAGTTCTTTACTATTGGTGGTAAACGTCACTCTCAAGGTGGTACTCCATTATCTGGAGAAAAAGCTACACCAGATAGTTTTATTTACTCAGATACAAAAGCTATGAAGATTAAAGATCCGGCTATCTTAGAATCTTTTGGCTTTGCTGCTAAGAAAGGTGGCTACACTCCTGCTCAAATTTCTAAGAAGTTTGATCTTAACAATAAAGAATTACGTGAGGGTTTATATTCTGAAAATGATCTTTTACGTAAAGCTACATCTGTTATGATGGCTGATAACTATATCTCTAACTTAGGTAAGTTAGCTCTTGTACAAGAATCTCAAAAAGGATTCCCACAAGGTATTCCACAGATTGCTGTTCCTTATATGGATAAAGTAGGATTAGATCCTGCACAGTTCTTACCACCATCTCCTGAAGAAGGTATGATGATGGCTAGATATGGTGGTATTCCTAAAGCTCAAACTGGTGCTAATGTTCGTGTTAATAGAACAAAACCATATACAGCAGAAGATATTGAATTTAAAGATGGTAGATGGCAAGTTAAACCTACAGCCAATATGCAAGCTGCACCATATAGTGTATCTGCGGTTAACATGTCTCCTCAAAGATTTCAGGATTATACATTTAATAATCCAGAAGCTGCAATTGATTTAGTTATTAAATCTAGTGGTATTCCTTCTTATATTCAAAGAGTAGATAAAGGAAGACAAGAATTTTTAAATTCTATTAATCAACCATTTGCTAAACAACAAGTGGATACAGTTCCTGCAGCACCAGTTAAACAAGCTGCTCCAGTAACACAAAAAGCTAAACCTATTACTCAAACTCCAAAACCTGTTAATGTAGCTAAACCACAAACACAAACTACACCATTAACAATTGATGATTTGCTTAATGAAAAAATTAATAGCATGCTTGATCAAAAAGAATATGGTGGAGAATTAGAACAATACCAAACAGCAGGTCAAGTAACTGGAGAGAAAGAATATGTAGAAGTAGTTACATTACCAGATGGTAGTAAAGGTAAAAGAATTACTAAAGGTAATACTGTAAGTATTGTAGATGCATCAGGTAAAGAATTAGGTTCTAAAACTATTGAACCTAACTATAGAACTATTAATCCTGCTAGACTTTCTGAGTTAGAAAAAGCTGGTATTAAACTTACTGTACCTAAAAGATATGAAGGTAAAGAATGGAGTATGACTCCAGGTCGTCAAGGTGGAAGAGAAGGTAGTGGAACATTTGGTACTGAAGACTGGTATGCTGGTGAAAACAAAGATGACTTTACTAGAAGACAAGCAAGATTTTTAAAATTCTATCCTAATTTTAATCCTAAAAATCAAGCTGACAATGAAATTTTCCAAAACTGGTATAACAATGATATTTATGATCAATCTATTAAAGCTGGTTTAAGTGAAGAAGAAGCTAAGAAGAATGTATTAGAATTTGGTTTTGATCCTAATTCAAAAGATCCCAATAGATTAGATAAAATGTTTGGTCATTATACATGGTCTCGTCCAACTATTACTATTGATAAAATTCCACCACCACCAGAAACTCCAAGAGAAGAGATTCCTCCAGGAGAATTAATTCCTCCACCACCAGCTAAAAGAAGACCAATTGGTTTCTATCCTCAAGATGTATTAAATACTGCAGCTGCTGTTGGTGACTTAGCTAGTATTAATAGATACTTTCCTAGAATGGCACAGTTTACCGCAGAGCCTATGAAGCCTACATTCTATGATCCTAATAGAGAGTTGGCCGCTAATGCTGAGATGGCTAATATTGCTGCTAGTAATTTAGCACAGTTTACCGGACCGCAATCATTTAATGCTAGATTCTCTGATGTACAAGGTAAAGGTTTAGCTAATGCAGCTAATATCTTGGGTAGATATAATAACTTAAACGTTGGTGTAGCTAATCAGTTTGAACAAGCCAATAAGCAATTGATTAATGAAGCTAACTTTAGAAATCAATTAGCCGCTAATGACTTCTATGATAAGACAGTTACTACTAATCAGCAATATGATAATGCTAGAAGAGCTGGTAGAAGACAAGTTGTAGATTATGCAAATGCTGCATTAGATAATAGATTTATGACTGATCAAATGAATAGTCTATATCCTAATTTCTTTGTTGATCCTGCTTATCTTAAAACTTATTATACACCTGGTAGACAGATTACCCCAGCACAAAGAGGTAATGATATGATGGCTTATTTAGAATCAACTGGTATACCATTTGATTTTACAGATCCTTCAGTACAAGCTGCTTTGCTTAAAGGTATTATGGGTGATGTAAATGTAGATGAGCGTGGTAATATTGCAGCTGCTCAAGCTGGTATGTCTAAAAGAAGGAATAAGACTGCTTAAATCTTAAAGGTTTAATAGTTTAACTTTATATTTGTTATATTTATAATATAGATAATGGCTAGTTACATTCAAGGTCTTACCGATTATATACCAAAGGCTGAACCTTACAAACCCAATTTTGATTTTCTTAATACGGTTTTAGCAACAAGACAGGCTAGGTATGATAGCGCACTTAATCAATTAAGTGGCGCATACGGTAGTATTGTATATGCTGATCTTACAAGAGATGATAATAGAATTGCTAGAGATAACTTTCTGAAGAACTCTGAAAAAGCTATTCAGCAAATTACATCTTTAGATCTCTCTGATCCCGCTAATGTACAATTAGCTCAGCAAGTATTTCAACCTTTTGTAGATGATAAAAAGATGCAGTATGACATCATGTTTACTAAAGGTGTTAGGCAAGGTCAACGTGAAGCAGAAGCTTATAGAACTGCTAATGATCCTGAAACACAAGCTAAATGGTCTCCAGTAGGAGTACAAGGTCTACAGTATAGACAGATGGAATTTAAAATGTCATCTGCAGATAAGGCATACAAAATGCCTTTACCTAAATATGTGCCAGCTGTGAACATTGCAAAGATGGCTCATGAGTTAATCGGTGATGATTTTAAAAACATATCAGTTGAAGAGTTAAAAGGTGGTTATAATATTACTACTACCGGTGGTCCAAAATCTATAAATGTAATTAGACAATATTTAAGTATGGCATTAGGAAATGATCCTAATGTTAGAGCTTATGCTCAAGAAGATGCTTATGTTAGATCTATGAATGATATTACCACTTTAGCAAATCAAAAGTATAATGGTGATATCAATGCTGCTAAACAAGAATATTATATTAATAATGCTGATGTAGCTTTAGAAAATGATATGTCTAGATTAGAGGATATTAGAGAAAGTGTATCTACAACCTCTAGTAAACTAAGTGTATATGAGTCTAGAATAAACAGGGGAGATAAACTTTCACCAAAAGAACAAGCACAATATCAAACATTAGCAAAAGAAAAAGCTACTGGTGATCAAATACTTACTAATTTAGAAGATAGAATTAAACAGATTAATAGTGCCATTGAAACACAAGATATAGATTTATTAGGCAGAGCTTTTCAGGCTTCTAAAGCTACAAGTTTTATTTCTGATGAATTAGCTAGAGCTTCTGAAACAGAAGCATATAAAAATTACTCTGTTAAAAGAGAGGCTGATCCTTATAGACTTGAGGCATTCAAAAATAGTTTAGAATTTTCTACTTGGACAAAAAAAGAAAAAATCAGACAAGATTTTGAAAGAGAGAAAATGCTTTTTCAAGCTGGTGGACAAGATCAGTTTATGGCAGGTTCTACAAGTTATCAAGCTGGTGTTTCTGGTGATCCTCTTGCTGCAGATAGACAAGAATTTAATACTAGTTGGAAGCAATATGCTGGAAGTGTTTCTGCATTAGCTCAAAGTATCTATAATACTAATGATCCTGAATTACAAAGTGCAATTGAATCTGCTGTATCAGGTGCTGGATTTACCATGACTGCTCTTAAACAAGGTAAGATTGGTTTAACTGGACTTAATAAAATTCAGGAAAGAATAGAGAATATGCTATCTGCTGATCCTAATTTAAGTAAAAAGATGGCGCCTTTATTAATTGCTGCAAATGATAGGAAACAATTAGCTTATTCTAATTCTGCAGTAGTAGCAAGTAATAATAAAGTAGTAGTTAGTAATATGATTGCTAGCAATGAATATAATCCAAATATTTTAGGAGCTATGTTTACTAAAGATGGATCATTAAGAGATGTTAATTCTGCATATAAAGCATTAGCTAATTCTGGTTATTCTATGTCATTTGAAACTTTTGCTGAAAACTATGCAGATGTTTCTGAAGAGTATAAAGCTAATTATGTAAATCTAGCTCAAAATAAAGCTGGGTATAAACCTGTAGGTGCAGGAGGAGATGGTCAGTATATCTCTAACTATGTAACTGGTGTTGCTGATCCTAAGAAGTTTATGTCACCAACTACAATTGGATTTATTGGTGTAATGAATGATGTAAATAATCCAGTAGTTAAAGTAGGTGTTGGTAATGCTGCTGATGTTACAGCGCAAAGCCAAGGTGTATTTGCAGATATGGAATCAATACCTGAATTAAAAGCTTACTTTAATAATTTACGTTCTAAGATGGCTGTTGATAAAACAGCTATTGCATATGATTATGCTGGAAGAGCTTTAGGTAATAATAATTATCATTCATTAACTGTAAGACCTTCTTCTAATGACAAAGAGTTAAAAGCTTTAAAAGAATCCGGTCTTATTAGTGAAGCTCAATATAATAATATTATTGCTAGAGGTATTACAGCAGTTATTCCAAGAGAGATTGTTACAAATCCTATTGCTACTAGATTAGAGACATCTGATAGACAATTGATTTTAAATAATACTGGTTCTTATAGATATAAAAATCCTAATAGTAATATTGATATTACATTTACTCAGAATAATGATGGTAGCATTTCTGCATCAGGAACAGCATATAATTCATCTACTGGAAGAATTGATCCATTTATTCAGGATAACATGAATTCTATATACTTTAACAATCTCCTTAGCAGGTTTGATCAGATTACTGAATAAAAATTATAATGGCGGATTTTGAAAACATTTTACCACCTCCAGGTATAGAGCCCGGTATACCTAATTCATTACAAGGACCAGATATGGTATTTGTAGATGGTATGAATTCTTTACCGTCTGGTGCACAGTTGGTTCCTTACAATGAAGATGTTAGTATACCAGCAGTTCCTACCGGAGGATTTGAAGTAAATTATAGTAAAAATAATCCTTTTGATATTACTAAGGATGTTTTATCATCTCCTATTACTGAATCTGATCTTGTTTTTGAAAAGTCTAAGATTAAAACTTTTCAATCCGGATATCAGAAAACTAACTTTAATAGATATTACAATGACAATGATAACTTCTATAAGTTAGGTTTTGATCCTTTATCTAATAATGATGAGATCTATAATCAAAATAGATCTTGGTATGAAGATCTTGGCAGAGGATTACTAGGTGTTCCAGCTTTAGGATTATCTGTAGTAAAGTCTAGTTATAGAGGAATGGGTGAGATGCTTACCGGTGATTTCTCAATGACTGATGAAAAAGCAGCTGATGAGTTTGCTCAGATTATGGCAGAGTATGGTAGTACTAAAGGTGGTGCTACACAGTTTGCCTCTAACTTATTATTACAATCTGGATTTGTAGCAGGTATTGTTGGTGACTATTTATTAACTGAAGCTGTAATTGCGGGTAGTGTTGCCCTAACAGAAGGTGCTACTTTACCAGCAGCTTTGGGAGCTAGTTCTGCTAAAACAGTTAAAGCAGCTAAAGACTTAGCTAATATGCGTAAGTTATTTACTGCTAATGGTGCAAGAGAAGCATACAGTGCTATTAAAGGTTTAGATGCTACACGTCTTGGTCAAGGTGTTAAGAGTGTTGCAGAAGCGCTTGTACCAAGAACATTATCAAATGTTAGAAATACAATAAATGCTGGAGACAATGTGATTGGTTATGCTAATGCTGTAAGAGGTGTTGGTGATTTTATATTAGATCTTAAGCAAGTTGGATATACAGTTGCTGAAGCTTCTATGGAAGGTGGTGCTGTTAAGAATGAGTTTATTGATGATAAGATAAATCAATTTGTTGCAGAGAATGGATATTATCCAGAGCAAGAAGAGATGAATAGAATTTATAGTTTAGCTAGTGATGCTGGTTTTACTACAAGTGCTATTAATACTCCTCTTATATATTTAACTAATGCTATTACTTTTAATAACTTATTTAAAGGCAAATCAGCAATGTTAAATGCTCCAACAAATGATGTTATTGCAAGATCAGCACTAACTGGAGAACAAATCATTGCAAGTACAGAAGGTGCTACAGTATTAACTGCAAAAGAAGCAGCTAAGAAAATATTAAAACCAAAAGAGTATTTAAGTTTTGGAGCTCAATACTTTAAGAGAAATCTATCTGAAGGTCTTCAAGAAATTTCTCAAGAAGTTGTAGCAGGTGCCTCTAAAAATTATTATGATAGATTATATGATACTCCAGAAGCTGGAGGTATTATGATCTACTTAGCTGATGCTTATGAGAATACTAAGAAACAAGCATCTATGCAAGGTCTTGAAGTGTTTGCATCAGGATTCTTAATGGGTGGTCTTACTGGTATTGCTGGTAATTTAGCTAACGTATCAAGAAGAGCAGGTTCTAATATCTATTATAACTATATAAAGAATGATCCTGAAAAGTACAATCAGTTATATAAAGCAGAACAAGAAAGATTTAAAAATATAGTTAGCGAATTAGATGATGCTATTAAGAATGGTCAGAAGGTTTTAACCTTAGATATTGAAGATCTACTAACACAAGTTAGATTAGGTACAGATATGGTAGAAGCCCGGAAGAACTTTGATGAAAAAGCCTTCCATGATCTAAAAGATATGGCCCGATTTAACAGTATCTATACAGCATTAGAATCTGGTAAGTTTGATCTATTAATAGAAAAGTTACAGAATTTAAAGGATATGAAGGGTGATGAATTAAAGCAAGCCTTTGATTTAACTGAAGATGTAACTGATGAACAAGCTTTAAAAATATTAGATGTTAGTATTGAAAGAGCTAAGCAAATTAAAGAACAGTATAAAGAATTTTCAGATTATAAAAATCCTTTTAATCCTAATAAATTTAGAAGAACTAATCTATCAGATCCTGAAACTAAAGATGCATATGTTAAAGAAGTAATAAACTATAAAGCATTTGAAGAGGCAAGAAAAGTTGCTGTATTTAGTTTACATGGTAGAGAACAGGCCCAAAAAAGAATGGGTGATCTTACCGATAGACTTACTGCTATTGGTACAATTGGTAAGTTAACATATTCAGATATCACACCTTTATTAAACTCTAATAATCTTGAACAAGAGTTAGACTTATTAGATAGTGAAATCAAATCATTAACTGGTTCAACAGACAAAGAAACTTTAAAGATTCTTAACTATAAAAAAGCTAAGAAGAAAGCTTTAGAATTATATAAAACAAATCTTGAAAAAGTTGGAGATGTATCTGATCCTCAAGAGTTAAAGAATAAAAGATTTTTAAAAGATGCTTTTGTTAAGTACTTCAATACTCTAGCTCAGGAAGCCGGAACAACTATCTCTAAAGGTCAATCTGAAGAAGCTTATAATATTGTAACGGATTACTATTCGTTAGCAGATGATGTAAATATATTTACAGAAAATCTAAACTCATTATATGATCCTCAAACTTTCTATAATTATGTAAATAGACTTATAGAACAGCAAAAGTATAGGCAAGAAAAACAAGTAGCCTATATGCAAAAAGCTAGAAAGGCTTTCATTAACTCTGTAAAACTTAGAGACTTTATTCAGTTTTTAGCTGATAGAGGTTTTGGTATAAAATTATCTTCTTTACCTAAAGATGTAAGTAAAGACTATGACGAATTTGTAAAGACTGTAATTAATGATCTAGATGTAGTATTTATAGATTTTAATTCAGATAGAGAGTTTGATAAAACTGATCCAAGGTCTTTACTCATCTTTAATATCATTAACGAGTTTGATGGTATTGTAACTGAAGAAAAAACAGAGGAAGCTCCAGTTGAAGAAGTCGTTACAGAAGAAGAGGTAGTAGAAGAGCAACCTGCAGTATCCGATGAGATTCAACAAGAAGAGGGTGTACCTTTAATTCAATCAGTTAAACAGTTTAATGGATTACCACTTAAGCTACAAGGTTTAATCAGATCCGCATTAGCTCAACAAAATTCTGCTAGAGAAGCTGATGGAGAAGATGAATTACCATTAGATAGATTTTTACGTACAGCATCTGTTAGAAGAATTATTAGTAAGTTCTTTAAAGATCCTGAGAATGCTGCAGACGTTAAAGCATTTAATGAAAAGAAAGCTCCAGCAAAACCAGCAGAAGCACCTAAAGCTGAACCTGCTAAACCTACTTCTACTCAACCTACAGATGCTAGAGCTAATATAGAAAAAAGAACTACAAAAATAATATCTTCTGAAATTGTAGAAAAAGGAAATAGAAAAGGTCAAACAAGAACCGTAAGTCAGACTAATTCTATTACAGATTTAGATGGTACATTAGTAAGTGTCACAGAGTATGAAGCAAATGTTGGAGATACTACTGAGACACTGGGAGGTAAATCAATGACTCTTAAAGAATTTAAAGAAGAGTTTCCATTAGACGAGGATTATGCAGAAATATTTGAAGGATTAGATGATGACTCAAGGATTACAGTAATAAAAGTAAAAAGAGCACCTACCAGTTCAAGATTTAGTAGTGTAGTAAGTGTTTATACTACCCAGTTTGGTAAAATGGATGTAGGCATTAAAAGTGATGATGTAAAATATAACGCAGAACTAGTTGCTTTAGAACAGCCAGTTACAGAAACTGAAGTAGTTACTGATCCATTACAACCAATCCTAGATACAATTAGTAAAGCTAAGTCACTTAGTGAATTAGATACTATGTTAGAAGAATTAGATTTAGATTTACTAGCTGAAGATCCAACTAATATTGATACTATTAATCAAGCAATTGAGTCTCGTAAACAAGAGTTAAGTAAGTCTGTAAAATATGAGAATGTTAAAAAGGGAGATGTATTAGTATTTGGAGATAATAAGTTTGGTTTGGTTGAGAAAGTTACAAGTACTAAATTAGTTGTAGTACCTTTGTATGGTGAGCGTATGACTCCGGCAAAAGATGCTAATAAACGCATTACAGTTTTAAAGAAAGATTTCTCAAAAATGGTAAAATCATTATACGATACAGAAGCCAATGTAGTAGTTGGTACTAAAGATGTTCCTTCTCCTTCAGCAGAAGAGAAGAAGATTATTGAGACCAACTCACAAAATATAGATGACTTCTTAGATAACGAAGAAGCTACTAAAAAGCTTGAAGATCAGACTAATAATAAGTCTGAGAAAGATGTAAATAATGATTTCTTTAATAATATAGGTTGTTAATAATATGAATTGTTCACTATCCGCATTACAACAGCAGCAGTTTTACGCTAAAGTTTTTAAAGACTTATCTGTTATTACAGATAACAAAACACCCTATAATTTAAAAGATTATATTAATCAATTTTATGAGCAAGTAGTTGCTGCTAGTAATGATACTAGTTTAGGATTAACTTACATACAATTGGTTCCAAGAATTATTGCCACTATAGTTAATAAGAATCCTAATATTCGTAAGCATTTTAGAGATAATCAAATTAGTACTGATGATATTTTAGATCTTAGAGATAGCTTTGAAGATATTACAGTTGTAGAAAAATATCTTGCAGTAAAAGAATTAAGTCCAGAAAGACTAGAGCAAGTAAGAAAGAAAGCCGGGATTATTAGTTCTCAATTAGAGAGAGCTACACAATTAAGTAGTGATATAGAATTCCAGGCAAAACATACTACTGGTTTAGTTACTACTGGTCAAGAAGAAGAGGTAAATGAAGAAGGTGAGTTAACAGGTGAGGCAGATCCAGATCCTGAAAAGATTGCTACCTATGCATTTATGCGCTCTATTCTAGATAGACTAAGTAAACTAAATCTTGATAGTGCTGAACAAATAGAGATAACTGCATCTAATGGTACTAAAATCAAAGGTATCTATATGATTCCTACTGATACAATTACATCTAGAGGTAGTAGAATTACGCAGTTATCTTTTGCTACTTTTACTAAAGATGGATACAAGAAAATCTTTGTAAATAGTAGAGGTTATATTACAAATATTGAAGGTCAAGATGAAGCAGAAGGTGCTATTATTCCCGTAACTGATTTCATCACTCCTAATACTAATAAGGGTAAAAGAGAGTTCATATTTGTAGAGAATGGTGAGACTAGTCTTGCACCTATAGATGAACTAGTAGAAAGAACTATTGCTAAAGCTGCTAGAGCCGGAGTGGAAATTCCAGATGTAGAAGTTTTAAGAAAACAATTAGAGGATCAAAGAGCTAAAGAAGTAGAGTTAGTAGATAAATTTATTAAAACCTTTATAGGTAATAAGAGTTTAGCTTTACCATTAAAGATAGTTGGTGGTAGATCTGGCTTTAACTTATTATCTGATACACCGGTTAAATTAACTGAGGTAAGTAACATTACTTCAGATACTATTAGTAATATAGAGTTTGACAACTCTGGTAAAACATTTTTAAAATTAGATAAGTTTGGAGATCTTGTACAAGTATTTCCTACTAAGACATCTAATGAATTAGCTAAGAATCTTGCAAAACTTATTGCGGATCCTAAAGTATCAAATGCTGTAAAATTTGGTATACTGGAGAATATCTATAACGTTAATGACGGTACTTTTAATATTAGTTACGATGACACTAATAAGAAACCAATTTTAAGTATCTATTCAGATAAGGATGTAATATATGATTCTGAAAATCCGGATTTAGCAGATGAAGATTTTATAGCAGAACAGTTAGCTACCGCTTATATAAATATATCAAAAGATAATATTGATGGTAAGATAGATTTACCTAATTATAAGTCAGGCAAATTTACAAAGACTAAGATTGATTATAATGATTTTGTAAGACAGAATACTGTAGTGTTTACCGTGTTGCGTAATGATGGTACCATTAAAACCTTTAACCCCAGTTTGCAGTATGAATTTACTATTGATGCATTAGAAGAAATGTATCCAACTGAGAAAAAGGAAGAAGAGGTACCAGTTGAAGAAGAGGGTAAAAAAACTAAAACTAAAGTAAAAGCCAAACCTAAAACTATTATTAAGAATCAGAATGTAAATACTACACCTTCTGGTTTTAAAGGTACATTTGATATGGACCTTGTTAATGAGATTAACAATAGTTTGAAGAGAGCCGGATTTAAACCTGTAAATACTACACCTGAAGAGATTAAAAAGATTAAAGACTGGTATGGATCTTTAGAGGTTATGGTAGATGGTGAGAAAGTAAAGCTTTCTACAATGATCCCGGTTAATGAAGCAATTGCTTTAACTAACTCAGATGCATTAGGACTATTTAGTTCTAGCGGTATTACATTATTTACAAAAGCTGGTAATAAAGATTACACTACTTTATATCATGAAGCATGGCATGCATTCTCACAGTTACTATTAACAAAGGATCAAAAGCAAAGTTTATATGATTCAGTAAGAAAAGGGGTTAAGTATTTAGCTAATGCAACTGATAAGCAAGTAGAAGAATACTTGGCTGAGGACTTCAGAGGTTATGTATTATCTGATGGTAAGAAAATTCTTGTTAAGCCTAATGAAAGTATCTTCCAGAAATTATGGCGTATTGTAAAAGCTTTCTTCACCGGTCAAACTGATATTGTAGATCCTACTGTTGTACCATTAGTAAAAGAGTTATATGATAACTTAAGATTGGGTAATCTATTTGAGTATGCTTACTCTGTAGAGAACATGCAGTTTGGTAACTTATACAGAGGTATAGATCCATTAAATGAAGAAGAACCCAGTATCAGTTTATCTGATAGCAGATTAATTAATGAATCAGTTGATGGTGCTTTCTCAGAAATTATTAATGCTACTGGATTAAATATTTCAGCAATCTATAGTGATAAAAGAGCATTAGACTTCTTATATAAAAATACTAAGCAGTATTTTCAAGATGTTTTAAATGATACAATTGCTAGGGTTGAGAATGATCCTGATGGTGTAAATACTATAGATAGAAACAATATCCGGATACTAGAGTATGCTATTAATAACTTTGGTGATTTAGATAATGTTATTTCCGGTAAAGAAAAGTCAGGTGTTATTGCTTATCATAGACAAAAATCTAAATACTTAGCTTTTGAAGCAAAAGTTCTTGAAGCAGAAGAAGACAAATCAGATCCAGGAGTAGATAGTTTTGACCGTTCAGGTAATGATAAATCATTAAAAGAGTTAGCTTCTAAACAAGCTCTTTATATGGTTAAGAGTTTATATCAAGTAAAAGCAAATGGGGAACCTATTAAGAATAGATTAGGTTTTAATAAACTTGTTGAATTTGGTAAAGCTTGGAGTACAATATCTAAAACTTTAATTAACTCAAATACATTTGATGAGATCTATACTAAGTTAGTTGGATTGCAAGAAAGTTTTCCAGAAGCAGCTCAGTTAATTGCTAAATTAGGAGATCCTGAACAATCTCAAACTAATAACGCTAATTTTAAACGTTGGTTAGGATTTGCTCAAACATTTAATAAAACTGTAACACCTATTATAGAACACAGACTTTCTACATCTATTGAAGAAGAGGAAGATAAATCTGCATCAACTAAGGTTTCTACATATATTCAAAGAGCTACTAGTGATACAACAAAAATTGTTAATAGTTTTAATTCTAAATTTTTAACTAACCGATCTAAGTATGTAATTAGAAAGAAGGGATCAACACCTATCTTGAATATAGATAAGGTATTTGAAGACTTTTCATCAATTAATAAACTTAATGTATTTGACTTTTTAAAAGCTGTAGGTTTTTATTTAGATGATAACCCAACTTTAAGAGAAGCATTAGAGAATGCTTTATTAGATAGAAAGAGTAAGGAAACTTATATTGCTTTTGATTATTTAATAGAAGCATTAAAAAAAGCTAAAGAAAATAAAACTATAATTACTAATCCTATTAAGTTCTTTAGAGATCCTAAGCAAGGTAATCAATCAGGATATGTAAATAAAATTTTAACCCTTCAAGCAAAATATAGTTCTAGTGATTTTAGCACTGGTATTATGAATCCTGAAGGTAATATGGAGTATGAAACATCTTTAAGAAACTCTTTAAGTCAGATTATTGATGGTCTTAATAAGGTCACTAAACTAAGTGATATGTTAGAAGATCCTCAGTTTAATTATTTACGAGCATATCATCCGGATATTAATCCTTATTCTAAACATTCTTATATTATGAAATCTCTTTTTGATTCTAATGGTAATAGAAGAAAGGATGTTATTCTTAGTTTAGAGAACTTAAGTGGTGTTCGTAGAGACTTTAATGGTATTACTGTTGAAGGTATTAAGACTAACAAGCTTAATAAGTATGATAAGTTTATGTTTGATGTACATGCTATCATCTTAGGTAAGACACCAGAACTTCCCAGACATGCTAGTAAGAGTTCTTCTTATGGTGTTGGTATGAATAAGTACTATGGTGAAGCCGGAGTAGATAATTTAATAGTACCTATTAAAGATGTAGCTAGATATGGACATGATTCTGCAATGCCTATTATTTTAAATTATTTATCTGCTGAATTAGAAAGAATTTGGTATATCAAAAACATTCCTTCTTTACAGAATGTAGATAGCTTTAAAAAGAATGGTACTAAAATCATGGCTTTTGATTCAGTACTATCTGCTGCTACTAAAGCTAAACTGTATGAATTAGTAGATAATGCAGAATCTATAGATGATATAGTTTACTCTGAAGAATTAGAGAAGGATATTAAAAAAGATTCAGGTAAGTATTTTAATAATCAGATTAGAACTAATTATAAGATCTGGACTCAAATTAGTGCTGTTACTGGAAGTGTATTATTAAGTCCTGAGATTAGAACTAAAATTGCTGAAGAAACTAGAATTGGTAAAGGATTAGATAAAACTAATAAATATGCTAATGATCCTCAAGCTCAATTAGAGTTAATAAATGAAGTATACACCTATAACTCATGGTTTAATAATTTTGAAACACAGTTATTTTATGGAGATGCTTCTCAGTTTAATCATGAAAAAGAAGAATTCCCTAAACGTAATGCATCTATTGCATCTACCGGAGACTTTGCTATTCTAGATAACTATACAATTGATTACTTAAATAATACAAGTAATAATACATATGCTGAGAAAGAAGGTTTACCTAAGTTAAGATTTGATAGTGCTATTAAAACTACAGTTCTTAATGATATAGAACCAGAGTCAGTATACTATTCACATTACAAACAGTTATTAGTTAGTCTTGGTGTATCTGAAGAAAGAGCAGAGAAGATTTTAAAACCTTATAAGAAGATTACAGAAGGTGACGGTCAAGGTTGGATTACATTTGATTTCTACCGGAACTATTTAAGATCTTTAAATAAATGGTCTGATATACAGGAAGATTTATACAATGATGTTATTAATAATCCTGATTCCGTAGATCCTAAAAAAGTAGCTGAATTCTTTCCGGTACTTAAAGCTAGTTACTATGGTCCTTTAAAGACAGAAAAATTAAATGCTTCTGGATTACATAAGTTTTCATTAATGCCTTTAATTCCTACAGTTATTAAAGGTACAAACTTAGAACAGTTCCATAAACAATTGCTTGAGCAAGGTATATCATATGCTTTATTTAAGTCAGGCAGTAAGATCTCTAATATTACATTAGAAGATGGTACTATTCCTAACATGTATACTGATGCTACAAAGCGTACTTTGTATACAGGTGAGTATGCTATAAATGGTATTAACTTAAACTTCTTTAAGAATCAGTTAGACATTGCTCCATACTTTAAAGGCAAGGTTACATTATCTTCTCAGTTACGTACTATCATTGAGACAAACCTTTATGCTAATGGTAAACCTCTTAAGAAAGAATATAAATCAATTGTAGAACGATATGAGAAAGCTATTGATAATTATGTAAAGTTCTATAAGCAGAAGTTATTTAAAGAGGTAGGTTTAGAATTTAGTGCTGATGGTAAGTTAATTAAAGGAGATCCAAAAGATTTAATTAAAGCTATTCAGAAAGAATTAGTGCGTTTAGAAGTTCCAGAACATCAAATGGATATTTTAGACGTAAATGAAGATGGTAGTTTAAAGTATGATTTTGATAGTATTATTAACTCTAATACTATTGAGAAGCAGTTGGTTTCAATTATTGAAAGAAAAATTGTAAGACCTACTGTAAAAGGTGAGCAGCTAGTGCAAGTATCTAGTTCTGGATTTGAGAATCCTAAATTTACTAATCCATCTAAAGAAGATCTATTAAAGTATGGTACTAATGGTCTTGCTTTTTATGATGTAGTAAATGGTAAGATTACACCAATGCAAGTAAAAGTTGCATTACAAGGTGATTTCTTAAAGCTTTTATTAACAACCCATGTTGATGGTAAAAAGGTAGGTACATTAGAGAGACTCAATGAGATGTTGAAAGACAAGCAATGGCGAGATCTTAATGTAGAAACTATCAGAATGGTGGGTGTACGTATTCCTGTACAAGGTCTTAACTCTATTGAATACATGGAGGTTGGTGAATTCTTACCTGCAGAAGCCGGATCTATTGTAATTGTTCCAACTGAACTAGTTGCTAAATCTGGTGGTGACTTTGATATTGATAAGTTAAGTATTCTAATGCCTAATATAAGCATTAGTCAAACTACTGATACAATACAAGAAAGTACTTATAAGCAGTTATTAGATGAGGTATTTAACAAAGAAGCTAGTATGACTGCAGATGATAGTACGATAAGAGGTATTGAGAATGAGATCATCAAGTCTATGATTGGTATAATGGAGATTAAGGAAAACTTTGTTCAGCTTATTACTCCTAACGAAACAGATATTGTTAAACCAATTGCAGATGAATTAGCACAGTTTAATAGAGACTATAACCCAAGAGCTAAAGCTGAGTTCCAAGACTCTGCCTTTACTGTTTCTCCAACAAGAATGTTTGAGACAGAAAATAACTTGTATAAGCATGAATCTAATAACATTGGTAAATTAACATTGGGTATTGGTGCTGTATCAAACAAATACTCAGTACTTCTTAACCGTGTTGGTGCATATTTAGATAAGACATACAATTTCTTAGATAATAAAGGAAAACAAAGAACTGCTAAGAATCGTATTTTGTTTAAACATAATAAAACAGAGGACGGTAAGATATCTTTATCAGATCTTAACTCTAAAGATTCAGCTGTTTATATCTCTGATGTAATCTCTCAGCTTATGAACGGTTGGGTGGATATTGAAAAAGATTCATGGGTATTTGATATGAATGCTATTTATGAGTTAATACCTACTTTGTTATACATGTTACAAGCTGGTGTTGATGTTAAAACAGCTGCATATTTCTTATCACAACCTTTAATTAAAGAATATATATCTACATACCGAGTATTAAATGGTATGTATACTAAATCACTAGATACATCTGGAGATAGTGCTAAAGGTCCTGGTTTCTTAAAGTTTAAAGCCAAACAGTATGTAATTGACAAGTATGGTATATTTGATGAAGATGATAAACGTGAGTTAAAGAAGAGATTAAAAGATCCTTTCTTACTAAAGCAACTATATAATGCAAATACTAGAAAGAATCCATTAGGTTCTAAAAAATCTTTAACTGCAGCCGTAGACATTATGACCAAAGCTTATAATGTTTATGCTATCTCTGATGATAATATAAAAGAGATTGTACAAAAACAATACAAGAGAAGTCCATTAGCTAAATTAGCATTTATACATTTCTTAGAAATAGAAGATCAGGCGCAAGTAATGCGGGAAATATCTTCTTCTACTAACGTTGATACTAAAAAGTCTGGTAACTTATATCAAGCAAAGAGTCGTTTAAGTAAGTTAGAACAGTTAGAAGAAGGTAGTAGATTACCTAATGAAATTACAGTTAAGTTAGAGAATGAATCTTCTATTGCTCCATTCTTTATACAAGATTATATCTTAAATGTATTTAAAGATTACTTCCCATTAAGAGCAAGTAATGCTATAAATACTTATTTAACTGATATAGTTAATAATAATTACAATATTATTCGTGAGGAGTATGGAGATGTAGACTCATTTGTGGATTTATTTAGAAATGATCTTCTGCAGTTTATTATCCAAAATAGTATTGGGTCTGTAGATATTAACACAGTAAAAGATTATAAAGGATATGCTGTAAGTGATACTATTGATGTAGAAAAAGTAAGGGGTCTTAAAAGAAGTGCTGTATACTATGAAGGTAAAATCTATTTAGATAGAGCTAAACTACGTGAAGAATATAATAATAAGACTTATTCTAAGGCTGAGTATGAAGAAACCGGTTTAGCAAAGTTACCATTTGATAAACGTACAGATGTTATACCTTTATTCAGTTCTGAAAAACAATACACTGCTTTTGTTTTAGAGAGAGAGTACTTACGTGCTACCAGAGATAGAGGTGATTTTTCAGAGGATATCTATGAAAAAGGACTTGTTGAAGATGCATTACATAATGTATATAATCTTAAGTCAATGTTCTTTGGTCCTACTAGTTTTCCAGATAAGTTTGAAGATATAAAGAACTTTATAGAAAATAGAGATTATAGCTTGTTTGATTATCTTGTTTATGATTCTCAACAAATAAAGACAGGTACTAAGAATGCAACAATTAAAAATTTACGTTTAACTGGTGATACAAAAGATACTGACTTCTTAGAGGATATGAATACTCAGTTTGAAGAATTATCAGATATAAATGTAGAAAAGCATCCTGATCCTATTATTAATAGAGAGATTTCTGAGTTCTTTAATAAGCTATCTATTTTTGGATTTATGCAGTCCGGTATGAATAAATCATACTTGTCTTTTGTTCCTATCTTATCTAGCAATAACTTTAAAGAAATCATTAAAGAAAACATTGATAAGTTTACTAAAGTATTGGAGAGTGACAAAGGTAATACTGCTTTATACAGATACTATAAGAAGTTTAATGAGCAGAACTCTAGAAATAATATTACTAAGTATAGATTTAAAAACTATGTGGTAGATAATACTATTGAAAAGATGGGCGATGAAATTCCTAAATTACCTGAAGGAACATCTTCAACTTTAACTCCTAGAGTATATACTTATTCTTATGGTAAGATGCGCACTGTAGGGTTAATAAATAGATATTCCGGCTTAGTGGGTGTATATAGTAAAGCTAAAGATAATACCGGAACTAATGTTATTGCTTCAGATACATACTTAGGTAATACTAGTAAAGTAACTGGTACTACAATTGGCTTACCTATTTTTGAATCATTTGTTGGTAAACCTAAGTATTTAAATGCTGCAAATAATGCTGACAACATGAAGTTAGTAGAGGAAACGGTTACCTCTCTTATAGAATTATATGAGGCTGGTAAAACGTTACTCTTTAATACTGAAGGTTATGGTATTTTAAATGATGATCCTAATATTGATAAGGCAGCTTACATGGAATTATTTAAAGAGTTATACTATAACTTTGGATATAAAAATCCTGTGTTTGCAGAAGATCCGGAATTTAAAGAGTATATTTATTCTGTACAACCTATCAATCAAGTCTTTGAAGAAGATCCAGATAGTGCTCCTGATACTGAGGATCAAGTTGTAAAAGAAAAAGAGGTAACTTTGATTGATGGTAATATTTATCCAGCATCTGCAATTAATTCTAAAATGTTAGAAGAGATGGGATATGATGAAGATACAATTGGTGAAATATTAAAAGAAATTTGTGGCTAATGGCAACCTGTCCTATAAAATCAGATCCTGACTTTCAAAGGTTAGAAGCATTCCAAGGTACAAAGATGGCTACTTATCTTTGGGATAAGTTTGAGGGTAATCCTCCAGCTACTGTATATAAGAATATTGTAAATAGAAAAAATAACTCTATTCCTCTTAATCCTAAGTTATCTGCAGGAACTAATAAAATATTATTAGATTTTGTAAGAGCACTAAATATTAAAGTTGAAGGTGGTAATGTTGCAGAAGCATTATTAAATAATGTTCCAGGTAATCCTTTAGCGGGTTTTGATTTATTACAAAAGTATCTAGCTATTAGAGATGGTGCTGAAGAAATTGTACCTAAACAAGTAGCTAATATTATGCTTAGTTTCTTAGGTAAAAAAAGCGAGCTCTATAATAATCTTTGGTTTAATATTAAAAGCTGGTCTAAGTATAAAGATCTATATAGATCATATAGATTAAAACTAGAAGATACTACTGAGATAGAAGATATCTTTACTAAAGATAATTTAGATAAAGATAGTGATCTACCCCCGTATCTTGTTGATATGTATGCAGATAGCAATTTTAATTTTACTGCACATAAACAAGTAATTATAGATTTTATTGCTGAAGGTCTTACAGATTTTTATGGAAGAGATTTAACTACATTTGTTAGAAGTGAAAGAGGTAATGGTGATGTAGATAAAGCATACTTTGAAAAACGAGGTTTTAAGTATAATCCATATGATAAACAATCTAGTGCTCTAAAAAAGTTATGGTATAAAATCCATGATTTCTTTTTGTCTTTATTTAGAAATAAGTTTGATAAACTTAATCAGCAAGATTTAGAGGATAGATTACTAGATTTAGTAGATGATATTTATAAGGGTAATTATAATATTTTTACCCGTGGTGTAGAAAGAGTTGGTGATTCTTTATTAGTTCCTGATAAAAATAGTCAATTAGGATTTAAACAATTAGAGTTAAAAAAGTATAATCAGACTTTATCTAAAGATCCTGTAGCTAAATCAATTATAGATTTTATGCTTAATAATCCAAACATGGGTTATAAATTAAGTGGTTCTATGGTATTAAGATATTATGGTACTGTCTATAGAGTTATAGATGAAGATATCCATGATATTGATGGCGTTATAGAATTAGGTACTGTTCAGAAAGAAGAGAACTATGATGAGTTTTATGGTTGGCTACATCATAAAGGTATTTATATTAAAGATCAGAATGAGTTTACCAGTAAGGTAAAAGAGTTTATTGAGCAACAAAATTGGTATAAAGCATTTACTGAAAAATATCCGACCTTTGAAATGACTAATGCATTTATTGGTAAAGATCATAAAGCTAATCAGGAGACAGTAACAGTGCAAGGAATTATACCGATATTAGATGATGCTGGTAATAAACAGTATGATGATAAAGGTAATATAGTAGCTTATACTTTTGATTTCTTTGTGCGTACTGCAGAAGGTAACTATCCTGAAATATTTGATAACTACTTTAAAGACTGGAAACAAATCTTTGAAGCTAAAATTAAAATGGGTAGATCAAAAGATATAGTAGATTTAATTTACTATGATCCTTTTATTAATAATGCATTTAAATTTACAAATGCAGGATATAGATATTTTTCTTTTGCAGATGGTAATACTAGTTTTAATATAGATGCTAATGCAGAGCCCGTTAATACATATGCCCCAATAGGATATCCTGAAGTTCAAGATGAAACATACAACAGTTGCAAATTATGAGTAAGTGTAGATTAGATATACAAAATGATGTACTAAAGACGTACAAAAAAGCTTTAGCTAAAGAGGTTGGACAGTTCTTATCTCCAACAGATAGTTTAACTACATTTTATGTAAATGCAGCTGGTAACACAAAAGCTGGCGCAGCATCTATTGCAAAAGCCGTATTAGGATTAAATGAGTATTGGAGAACTAATATGGCTGATTTTATTACCTGGGATGGTACAGCTAGAGTATTTGTTAATCCACCTAGTTATGTTGTTGATCACTATTGGGAAGAGTATAAAAGAAAAAATAACATTACTGAAGAAACACCTGACTACTATAGAGTTGCTGATGAAGACTTTTTAAATAGTCTGTTTCCATCTGTACAGTTACAAGAGAATGTAAAAGCTCAAGAGATAGCAACTAAGTTTGCTAATAACTTAGCATCTCAGACAGGTATTAATTATAAAATGATTTCTGCTGAGCAAGCTGCAGAGATTACAAAAGATACAACTGCTCCCTGGAATGGTGAACCTGCGTTCTATCATCAAGACACTGTATACTTTATTGAAAATGGTTTTAAACTAAATCATGTATTGCATGAATATGCACATCCTATAGTTAGAAGTTTATATTTAAGTAACTATGATTTGTTTAATAATCTATACAATCAGATTATTAGTACACCAGAGGGTGCTGCAATTGTAAATACTGTAACAGAACTGTATCCTGAGTACGATATTACTAATCCTAACTTTGCTCAAGAAGTATTTGTAAGAGCCTTAGAACAAGCAGCTGTACAAAAAGCTAATAAAATATCTTCTACTCCTGGATTTAATTCTTTTATCTCTAATCTATTATTTGCTATAAAACAATTAATCAGAAAAGTATTTGGTAAAGGAGTAAAGATTGAGAAGTTATCTGTAGATACCACACTTAATCAGTTAGCTGATATGTTAGTGGGTGAGAACTTTATTCTTACAACTGAGATCATAACACCTGATGATTTAGTATCATATGCTAGAAGTAATGAGACTTTATATAATGATCTGAATAAAGTAAATACAGATGCGCTTATCCAAGTTGTTAATAGATTTTTCTCTAACTCTAGATCACAGTTAAATAGAATTAGAACAAACCAAAACTACTCTGATTTTGTAAATACTATTACTACAGAATCTGGTAGATCTATTCTTAAAGATATTGTAGACAATTTACGTGTTGCTGAAACAACTACAGTAGATGATAAAGTTAAGAAGTTTAGGGATGAGGTTGATAAAAGAGAGAAACAGGTTAAAGCAATTGTAAGAAGTTCTTTACAAACAGATGTATTACTAGATAGAATAGTAGATAAATTAGCTGAGATGAAATCTCTTGGTGATACTAAAGAGGTTATTAATCAAACATTCTATTATGATATTTTATTACGTAACTGGAATAAATTTATTCAAGAAACTATTAATGGTTTAACAGATTCTGGATTACGTACAGATAGTTCTTTGTTTGCTTTATTTGCTAAGATGGCTAAGAAAGCAGAGCAAGCTGATAGACTTATTAATGAGATTTATAAAAAAGGTGTTGGTGGTGTATTAACAGAACAAATAGAGCCTTTGGCTAAAAATGTAGATACATACTTTACCAATAAACTTAATACGTTAAAATCTAAAAATGCTTCTGCAAAACAAATAAAAGAGATAGAGCAAGAATGGGAGAGATTAAAACTAAACCGTGCTACAGTTGATGATTACTTGTCAGGTATGCGTGGTGATGTTAATGCATTATCTGCTTATGTAGAAGCATTTGCAAGTTCACCAGATCCTATTATTGCTAGTTTCTCAGTATTCTTAGATAATGCCTACACTGATGTAGAATTAAAAGCTAAAAAGAATAAAGATGATTTCTTGCAGGAGTTATTACCAGCATTAAAACAAGCCGGTTACTCTGATAAAAATATCACAGAACTAATGAAAGAATTAGTTACTGAGCAGGAAGTAATTGTACGTGATGAGAATGGTAATGCTAGTACTATTACTAAGCTAGTATTACTTAATCCTTTTAAAGCATTTGAAAAGGTAACAAGTCAGTTTCAGTTTGATATAGAAGATGCTAAAAGAGTTGGAGACTTAGAGAAAGCAAGACTTCTTAATAAACAGTACAGACAGTTCTCTCGTGATTATATGCATGATGAGTTTATACCAGAGTTTTATGCTAAGGAGAAAATTTATGACTCTGATTTAGGTTCTATTATATATCAAAGAAAGCAAGATATCTTAGCTGATATTGCTGATATAGATCAAAGGGTATTTGAGGATCTTACAGAAGATGAGGCTTTTGAAGAAAAGAAAATCTTATGGAAGAAGTATAGTCAATTAGCATCATTGCGTGATGAGAGTGGTAAACTTAAAACAGGTGATGAGTTAGAGATGGCTAAGATAGAAAAACAGTACAGAGAAGAGTCCCGTAAGTTCTATGAAAGTAAAGAGATCACTGGATTATTTGAGTTTAAATTAAATCAATTTAAGCAAGATCTTTTAGACCAGGGATTGCTATCTGATTCTCAAGAGTTTAAAGATAACGTTGATGACTGGGTTAAGTCTAATACTAGAACTTCTATTAATGAAAAGTTCTATGAAGACAAGATGCAAATTCTTGATAAGATCAAAGCTCTGGTAGATAAACTACCAAAAGATGTAAGTAAAAAATTACAACAGGATAAACTTTGGGAAGAACTTATAGATATCTCAGTTGGATTTAGAAATGCTGATGGTCAGATTGTAGCATCAGAGATGTCTGAAGAAAGAGTTAAGAGAGTAAAAGAAATACAAAAAGAACTTCTTCAGATTAAAGATAACATGGCCGGCTTTAGTGGTTTAAGCAAACTACAATTTGAAAGATATATAGAGTTAGCTAAGTTAATTAAAAGCAGAAGAGCATCCATTAATGATAAAGAAGAGTTTAAAGAATTAGATAAGTTAAAAGGAGAAAGCGCTGTAGATAGATTAACTAAAAAGACATTGTTAAATCTATACAGTCAGTTAGCTGATATGCAATCTAAAGAACCAACTGATGATTACTTATCTGCATTTAATAGTGTATTAGAAGCAATTGATCCAGCAAAACTTGCTAACTTCTCTGTTAGTGAGATTAATGTTGACAATGCTGATAATTTCTTAAGACCTGCATTCTTATCTAAATACTTTAAAGCAAGTCCTGAATTTAAAGAATGGTTTCTTGCTAATCACATTGAAACAGAAAAGTATAACAGCAAGACTAAAAAAGATGAGCGGGTATATGAAAGATTGTATGTTTGGAATGTAACAATTCCTTCAGATGAAGAATACTATAATACTTATACGTATAATGATGTAAATCCATCTACAGGTGAGACTACTGAGGTCACTGTAAATAGAGTACCTACTATGGATTTCTATAGAAGAGTAGTTAAGAAAGAATACAGAACTGGATATAATAAAACTACCGGTAAAGTAGAACGTAAAGTAGGAGTGCACATTGATAACCGCGGTAACTGGTTACCAAGAACAGTAGCTGAAGGAGCAAAGGATGATTCTTATATCAACAAAGCTTATTACGATCTACAAAAGAATTCTCCTGATAAAGCAAAAGTTCTTGATGTTATTACTAAGTACACTCTTCTTTTCCAGGAAGATAAAACTAAGTACAGTAGATTGTATCTAGATGTACCAAGATTTAGAAAGCTTAAAAGTGAATTAGTAGGTGGTAGTTTAAACAGAGGTGCTGAGAAAGTAAAGACTTTTGTTAAACAAGTTAAAGATGCTGTAAGTAAATCTCAAGATGATTTTGATCAAGGATTTAACTATGATGATGCATTTAACTTAGTTAGAGCTGACATGTTTGATGAAGAGATCTCATCTATTCCTGTAAAAGGATTATATAAACTAGATGTAGATCAGGTATCATTAAATGTACCATACTCTTTAATGCAATACATGTTCTCACTAGAGCACCAGAAAAAACTTATTGAATTAAATCCTATTGCTCAAGCGTTACAGAAAGTTGTAAATAACTCTGAAAATGCTATTAAAGATACCTCTAAAGTAAACGGTTATAACTGGGTTACTAATAATGTTAAATCTTTTATTGCAAAGAAAGGTAAGAATGTAAGAGCTGAAGCAATCAACACTCTTATTGAAAGAGAGTTTAAGGGACAAACTAAAGCAGGTTGGTTATCTGAACCCACTTCATTAAGTAAAGCCGTAGATATTTTACAATCACAATCTTCATTTGGAATGTTTGCATTTAACGTTTTACCATCTGCAGTTAAAAACTTTGGTGGTGCTGTTACACAAATGATTATTGAATCAGGTGGTGGTAAGTATCTTAATAAACGTTCTTACATACAAGGACAATCAAGAGCTTTAAAGATAATGACAGATATCTCTGCTAATATCTATAACCCAGGTGAGAAAAGCATTGATTATCAATTAGTTGAGATTTTTGATCCTATTAAAGGAAGATTCCAAGAACGTTTTGGTTCTGAGTTTGGAAGATCTTTTGGTACAGACTTAGCAGATAGTTTAATGTTTGGTGCGGGTAAAGGTATATCTCATGGTATCTATACTTCTCCAAGAAAGTGGTTAGAAAATGAAGGTACACTTTCTTTGTTTGCCGGTATAATGATATATAAAAAAGTACCGCAGACTATTAATGGTAAGACAAACATGATATCTTATTTAGATGCGTGGGAGAAAGATGGTACTGGAGTAATTAAATTAAAACCAGGTATTGATGAAACTTATGCTCCGGGTGGTGCTGAGTTTAAAGCAATGCGTAATACTATACAGGAAAAAAGTAATGACTTACAAGGTGCTTATTCAATGATGGATAAGGTAATGCTTGATAAGTATGCTGTATGGAGAATGTTCTCAGGATTAAGAAGGTTCTTTACAAGAATGTTTGTAAATAGATTTAGTCCTTTAAGATATAATATGAGAACTGGTGATATGTCTGAAGGATATTACAGAGCATTTGCAAAATTGTTAAAGTCTTTTGTATCTAGAGCTTCATCCGGTAATATGTATTTAACTGATGACGAGGCATATGCTGCTAAAAAAGTTTTAACAGAGGGTATTAGTCTTACAATGCTTGCATTAATCATTGGTTACTTGTTTGGGTATGATCCAGATGATGAAGATAGATTTGAAAAAATGCGCCAAAGAAGTGGTGATTTATTATCTGATGATTTTAATGCTGGAGGTTGGTTAGTTAATCATGGTCTTGTTGTAGCATTAGGTACAAGACAAGAAACTATTACATTCTTGAATCCTAAAGAATATGTAGGATTAGTATATAATGGTGGTGCTCCAACGTTAGGACCTGTTGTAGATAAGTACAAAGACTTTGGTACAAACTTAGTTCACCTTTTATCTAATGATAACCGTGCTTATTATACACGAGATGTAGGACCTTACTCATGGCAAAAAGAAGGTGCTCCTAAAGTGTTTAATGACTTTGGATATTTATTTGGATTTACTGGTAGTCAGATTGATCCAGTTAAAGCTTTGAAAGGAGTAGAATACCAAATTAGAAGATAATTTCGTATATTATATATGTACCCTAAAAACCTTCTAGGGCTGCATCCCGAATCAACTGCGGTAAAAATTATACCGTATGAAATTTTTAAACTTTATTGGAGGTCTTTTTAAAGATGAAAAAGGCTCCGTTTCTATGAAACGTTTGTGTGGATTACTCTGCACTATTACTTTGTGCGCTACACTGTACGCTAACTCTTTTACTGAAGCACATTATGCTCCCTCTACTCCTTTGGTAGATGCTGTTGCATTACTTGCTTTTGGTTGTTTAGGTTTGACTTCTGTAGAGAAGATCATGAAGAAAAAAGAAGGAGACTCTGCTGAGGCATAATTATGAGCTATACTAGAGAACAAATTGAAGCTGCTGTAAAAGCAAAAGGTTATAAGTACTTTGAGAATGGAGACTTTAATATCAATGTGATTGGTATTCGTAACAGTGCTACAGGACAAAAAGTTACCAATGCATTTGATGATTGGATGACTTTAAGTTACAAAGAAGGAGGAGAGTGGAAGTTTCATATCTGGCCTTGTACTACCGATAATGGTGGAGGAACTGCTCGTGTTAAACCAGGACAATATCCAGGGTCTCACGGAATTGGACTTCACCAGGGAAAGTATAAGTGTTTAAAACAAAAAGCACCTCTGACTGTATTCCGTGACTACACTAAAGACGGAGTCTACCAAGAAGATAAGACCGAAACCGGTGTATTTGGTATTAATATCCACAAAGCTGGTTTAGACTCTTCTCAAGTAAACGATTGGAGTCATGGTTGTCAAGTATTTAAAAAATCTGCGGATTTTGACAAGTTCCTTGCTATCTGTGAAAAAGGTGCTAAATTACAAGGAGATTCTTTTACCTACACTTTAATTAAATCAGAAGATATAAAATAATATGCAAAATTCTATTTTGGAATTCCCTAGTACTTCAGGTATATACAAAATAACTTCTCCTACAGGTAAAATTTATGTAGGAGAAGCTAGCAATTTACGTATACGTTGTAGTTACTACTTAACTCCAAATAGAGTCAAAAAACAAAGAGCTATTTATAATTCTTTAGTTAAATACGGTACAGAGTCTCATAAAATAGAAATACTAGAACTTTGTAGTATTGAAAAGTTATTAGAAAGAGAAAGATACTACCAGGAGTTATTTTGTAGTGTAAATAGTGGATTAAATTGCTACTTAACACCTACAGAGTATAAAAAGAAAGTATTTTCTTTAGAAACTAAAGAGCTAATGTCCAAAAAAGCTACCGGATCTAATAATTCTTTTTATGGGAAAACACATTCTCAAGAATCTTTAAGCAAAATATCTAAGGCATCTTCTGGGTCTAGTAATCCTAATTATCAAGGCAAACTTCATACAGCAGAGTATCTATTAAAACAAAAAGTCTCAAACAGTAAAAAACATCTCAAGTTAACAAACACTATTACTGGAGAGACTCATTTATTTTTAAACTCTAAAGATGCTGCAAAATTTGTAGGAGTAGGATCATCTACAATAAGAGAATGTAAAAAACTAAAACATAAAGCAAAAAGAATATACTTAGTTGAAGACTATTGCATTTAAATTAAATACATATTAAATAAGCTTACTATAAAAATTAGAAGACACTATGAGTACTAAAAAAACACCTAATGCGTTTCCTGTCACGTTTGAACAATTTAAAAAGAACCCAGTTGCTGCCGTTGCTTTTTGTATGCTGGTGGCTGTTAGCTATCTGTATTATGACGTTAAGACAGGCTATGCGGACCAGATTAAAATCTCTAATGAAAAGATGAATAATCTTGAGTTAAAGATTGACAGAATGAATTCAGCTCTTAAAAAATCTGATAGTGCACTTGCTGCTGCTATTACAGAATTACGTATCATTAACACTGTTAAAAAGCTATGAGAATTTTAATTACCTTTTGTATTGTATTTGTTATTGCTGTTAAAATATCATTTCCAGTTAGCGCTGTTCCAACACCTCCTGTAGATGATATTGATATGATGCTTAAGAAGATTGAAAAGAATTTACAAGTAGCTTCACAAGTAACCCAGGTTGCTCAGAAGACTAGTGAAAAACTTGTAGAGACTAAAGTAGAGGAAAAAGCAGAGTTAAAAGAAGCAGTTGTAGTAGCAGAAAAGAAAGTAGAAGTGATGGCTCAGGTTAATGAGATGTATGCTATTAAAATGATTAGTGCTGGTTTAGATACAACTACTGTAGTTACAGAAGAACCAGAAGCAAAGTTTATGGGTCCTGTATATGAGGCATTCTTAAAATATCAGAAAGAAGGCGGAGATCTTGATTTTGAGTATTTTAGATTATATTTGTATAAATAATATACAATTATGACTCTACAAATTATGTTTGGAATTGGATTAGGTCTTATCTTAATCATCCTCATTATCCTTGCAGCACGTCTTGAAAAGAAAGAAAATGCTGCAGTTGAAGAAATGCAGCAGAAGATCAAAGCTGGTCTTCAATCTTCTATTCAATCTGCTGTTAAATCTGCTGTAAATTCTACAGTAGAAGCTGCAGAAAAGGTTATGAAAGAAGCAATCTCTAATTCTGAAGAGACTGCAGAAGAAGAAAAACCTGTTGCAAAACCAAAGAAAAAGCGGAAATACAAACCCCGCAACACTAATAAAAAAGATTAAAGCATCCATATATCCCTGAAATGCTGTATTTTATATATGAGGGATAGAGATGTCAAAAATACAGAACATAGCCGCTGAATTAAATATGTGGGCTAACGAGACTGAAAAGTTATACGTTAGCTCTAAAGATATTCAATACAGGAGAGCTGCTGTACACTTGCGCTACATTGCTGCAAGTTTATTACAAGGACCAACCGAATCAACTGTCAGTGGAGACTATATAGTAACATCCACTGACAGTATTATTTTAGTGGATTCTACATCTGGACCAGTTACAATTACGTTACCAATTATTAGTATTGCTAATCCTCAAGGATATACCATTAAGAATATAGGTCCTAATCCGGTTATTATAAATCCACACTCCGGACAAACAATAGAATTTAATCCTAATGTACAGATGAAGAATAAGACTTCTTTAAATTTGTACCCACACTTAACAAACTGGAATATAATATAATCATGAGTTACATAGATGAAAAACAACTTCAATTAGAAGATAGTACTGGCGCTGTAATTGATCCTGCTACTGAAGAAGGTATAATCTTACTAAGAAGACTAGTGCAGATGCTTGCACCAATTGCTACACAAGATATTGCCCAAAGACAACGTATTGTAATAGAAGGTACTACTTATATTCAAAACGTTCAAACTTTTGGAGGTATTGATTATAGATATCAAGCTATGGATATTGCACGTAATATGTTTGCTAACGGTATTAGACAAAACTTAACATTCTAATTATGGCATTTACTAATAATTTAAAAACAGTAGTTGATCAACCGGTTTGGGAATGGGGTAGGTTTGCTCCAGTAACTAGTGTTGCATTAAGTGCCTGGGCTACTGCAGAAGATGGATTAGATGAGTATATTTACTATTTACCTAACACTACTTTATTTAGATACTCTGTAAAAGCTGATACCTGGATGCAGTTAGCTACTAACTTGTATACTCCAGTAACTACGTATGGATTAAGATATTCTAAGTATAGTGGTAACCGTGGTAGAACTCTTGGTGAGAATCCTTTAAATCCTGCACAGAAAAAAATTCCTTTTCTTAAAGGTGGTACTGCTCTTTTAAATAAAGAGTTTAGAATTCTATACGGTCCTAATGCCGGTTACAAAGGAACTATTGTTGCGGTAGGTGATGAAATTATAGAAGATTTTGGTACCGTAACTGGTGGTGGTACCACTACTATAACTGATAGTACAAAGAAGTGGAAAACCAATCAGTGGGCTGGTTATTCTGTACGTGTAGTATTTGGTACAAATGCTACACAACAACGTACTGTATTATATAACACTGATACTACTTTGTATTTCCAAGATAACAACTTGCAAATGCATGAGTCTTGGGATAACTGGGGATTTATTAGTGGTCCAACTGCAGGTGGTTCTACTTCTGCAACAGATTATGTTATCTCTTCTCAGTACATAACTTTAAGTTCATTACCTCCAGCTCCTTTTACAGATAAATCAAGATTCTTAATTTTAACCGGTGGATTATGGGCATTTACTGCACAATCTGGTACTCCTTATGCAGCTTTAAGTTTTTATGATGTATTAACTGATGTTTGGTATGTAAAAACTATTCCTAACGGTTTATTTACTGCAGCTGCTGGTTCTGATTTAAGTATTGAAAGAACTGGTGAAGTGGGTGGAATGTTTACATCCGGAACTGCTACATCTGGTACATCAAGAACATTAGTAAATACGGGAGCTTCAATGGAAGTTGATAGATATAGAAACTATCAAATTCGTATTACTGCTGGTACAGGTATAGGACAAAGAAGAAGGATTGTAGCTAACAAATCAAATTACTTTGAGGTAGAAAAGAAATGGACTACTAACCCCGATTCAACTTCACAGTATGAAGTTTATGGTAACACTGATTCTATTTGGTTTAGTGGTGCAGGTTTATCTGCAACATTAAAGTATAGTATTGAAGCTGATTTATGGGCAACTGGAGAAATCTTTGATTATGGTATTATGTCAGGTATTTCCGCAACTATTGATGGATCATTACCAATTTCTGTAGGTAGTGGTGTTAGAAATACTAACGGTGTAAGAGCTGTAAACTCTGTTCCTGTAGCTGGAGGTTCTGGTTATAAAATTGGTGATGTACTTACTTTAAGTACTACTGGTTCTAATGGAAAAGTTACTGTAGAAACTATTAATGCTGCGGGTGCTGTATTGACTGTATCATTAAGACGTGCAGGATCTGGATATGCTACTGGTACTTCTGCAACTACTGGAGGTACTGGTACTGGTTGTACTATTAATATTACTACAATTGGTACAGTTGGATTAATTACTACCAACACAGCACATTTCTTTAAGATTGGAGATAGTGTAACAATTACCGGATGTTCTGAAGCAGCTTGGAATACTGTTTACACTATTATTGGAAATGATCAAACAACTACAAATACATTTGATATTGCGATTACAGCTACAGCTAACATGGCAAACGCAAATACATTAAGTACTTCTTTGATTGTTGATCCTACTGCTAACTGGGATGTAAATGAACATACTGGTAAATTAGTTGGTACTGTATCTGCAGGTCCAGCTGGAGCTATTTCTTGGATGCGTATTGCCTCTAATACTGCAACTACACTTACCCTTATTGCTGCTACAGGTAACGTTGCTGCAGGTAACAGATATATTATTCAAGATTGTGCTGCTCTTGGTAGAGATTCACAATTTAGACAGAGTAACATGCAACCTTACGGTTATGCTACTTCTGGTAGTACAACTACTTTAGTTGATACAAGCAAAGCATGGATTCCAGGAGCATGGAATAGTTACAGAATAAGAATTGTTGCGGGTACTGGTTTGGGTAATGAGATTACAATTACTTCAAACACTGAGACCACAATTACTTATCCCACTCAAACATTTACTCCAGATGCAACAACCAGATATGAGATCATGGATACATTTGGTCTTGCTACAGGTGGTTCTACAAGTACTCTTGTAGATACTACTAAAAACTGGATTACTAACCAGTGGTCAGGTAAACGTTTTAGGTATCTAAGTTCCACCGGTACTATGATTGAGCAAACTGTTACATCAAATACTAGTAACACACTTACATTTAGTGCTAACGTTGCTCCGGCTACAACTACTAACTACGTAATTTATTCTATTCCTGTAAGAGGTGTAGGTATTGAATTTAACTGGTTATTTGGAGCAGGTATGGATAAATACTTTTTAGCACCTAGAGGTAGTGGATGGAACGCATTTGATATATATGATATCACTACTGAAAAGTATGACTATACTCCATTCATTAGTCCTCAGTTTGAAACATTTACCACCGGTACCATGTATGCTTATGACGGTGGTAAATATGTATACATAAACAAAGAATCTACTAACCGTATTTATAGATTAGATATTACAACTAGAACTATGGAAAATGCGGGTACTATTCCTTATGGTCACTCAACTGCTTTAGTTGGAAACCGTATGGAAATTATTAGTACACCTGAAGGTTTGAAGTTCTTGTATATTATGAGACATAATGGTCAGGAATTATTCCGGGCTCTTATATTCTGGTAAGATATAATTAACTCTATAGAAAAGGCAATCTTAACCGGTTGCCTTTTTTTATTTTAATTTTTTGACTATATTATATATATGATACATATTAAACCATACGTTACAGAAGAAGGTGTACTAGTAGAATATTTTAACATTGGTGCAATGAATATTCTTCCTGAAGATGTTACTGCTAAGTTTTACTATGAACTCGTTGATAATCTTGAAGATAACAACAGTGTAACTGCTAATTATATTGAGATGGATCAGTATGAGTTTCATGACTGGAAAAACAACAATGATCAATCAATTGACTGGATGGTTGATTGGGCATTAGAGAAATTAGGTTTATCAAAAGCAGAATAATGGCAGCTCCAAAAGCAAAGAAAAGTAGTGGCGGTTTAGCTAAGACTTTAGCTCCTAAACAAGTAAATAAGAAGAAGGGTAAAGCTCATAAGTCTGTTGGACCAAAAGCCACACCTCAATCAAAATATCGTGGTCAGGGTAGATAATAATCCCTATCTTTGTCATTATGGTATTAGCTGACTCTGAAATCTTATTAGAACACGAGAGAGGTATGATTATTATCTCTCCTTTTAAACAAGAACATTTAAATCCAAACTCTGTAGATTTAACTTTAAATCCTAAATGTAAAGTTTATATAGCTGAAACATTGGATTGTAGGAAACCAAACCCTGTAGAAGAGTTTGATATTCCTGAAGAAGGTTATGTACTGCAACCAGGTGAGTTATATCTTTACTCTTGTAATGAAACAATTGGAGTAAAAGAAGATATCTGTGCTACAGTTATGGGTAAGTCTAGTCTTGGTAGATTAGGTTTAGATATCCATGTATGTGCAGGATTTATTGATTCCGGATTTGTAGGATCTCTTGTATTAGAAATGCGTGTGATTAAACCACTACGTATTTATCCCAACATGAAAATCTGCCAAATTAAATTTGAGCGGGTTGCTGGTAAAATTCTTCAAACATATGATAAAAAACCAGGAAGCAAATACCACGGACAATCAGGAGTGCAAGAATCTCTCATGCATAAAAACTTCTGATTATTGCGTATTTTGTAATAGCAAGGTAGAATATATTTTTGTACATGGTCACTATCAGTGTCCTGTATGTAAACAAAATGCTGTACCTTGCTGCAACGGAGAACAAGCATGACATCAAACTCACATGAAGATGAGGTCTTCAAAGCAAAAAGAAGGCCTAAGAATCCCATTAAGTTTCAGATAAGCTTAAATGAGGAACAGAAAAGAGCTAAGTCTCTAATTCTAGATAATCCTATAACTGTATTAAAAGGTATGGCGGGCTCAGGTAAGACACTTGTAGCCTGCCAGGTTGCCTTAGATATGTTATTTAATAAAGAGGTTGATAAGATAGTTATCACAAGACCTACAGTATCTAAAGAAGATATAGGATTCTTACCCGGAGACATTAAAGAAAAAATGGATCCCTGGTTAGCACCTATCTATCACAATTTATACGGGCTCTATAATAAAGAGAAGATAGATAAAGAAATAGAGTTTGGGAATATTGAGATTGTACCTTTTGCATTTGTACGTGGCAGGACGTTTGTAAATAGTTTCATCATTGTAGATGAGGCCCAGAACGTTACACACTCTCAAATGGAGGCAATTCTGGGTAGATTGGGTAAAGATAGTAAGATGGTAATTTGTGGGGATATTGCTCAGATAGATCTTAAAGATAAAAAGACATCCGGCTTTAGTTTTCTAGCACGTATAGAAGAACATGTAGAAGGATTTAAAGTCTTTGCTCTAATGCAGAACCATAGACACAGTATAGTAGCTCCTATACTTGAGGTATATAAAACCTTTAGTGATTAAAAACTAGGCAGGACTTACATGATTTAGCTTTTCCATCATCCATCAAAGCCTATTACCAGTGGGTTAGTGGTTACCTAGTATTACCAAATAATGGCAATGTCTTGCTCACCTACCATAATCTTAATGCCTTCTTCTTGCATATCAACTATCTCAGCGCTTTGTAGAACGTAGCTAGGGATATATACTTTATCCGCTACTTTTACTTCAGTTACTTCGGCACCAACAGCATATACTTCTAATGCTGTCCATTTCTTCATCATTTCTGCATCAACTTCAGCTTTAGCAGCTTCTGTTAATTCAATACCAAAGGTTTCTTTGTGTGGTTTGTTAAGAAGAATTCTTCTTCCTCTAAGTGTAAATGTATTCATGTGTTTTGTTGTTTTTTCCAATCTAAATAAAATCCAATGGCTACTAATATATTCATACCCATTGATGCAATAATCTCATATATATCTTCATAGATATTCATAGTAAGATGTACATGTCCAATCATCCAGAAAGGTATGGACAAATTACTAGATATCCAAGTTATAAGATATATAATAAACTTTTTCAAAGTTAATTACAATTATGTAATTCTGCATGACAATTTGCACACAAAAGTATACATTTATCTAATTCTTTTTTTACATTTTCCCAAGATTTAGTATAACCTTTATAACCTATGGCAAATTCTTTTTTTTCTGGGTCAATATGGTGAAATTGTAAGGCAGAAAAACATTTATCATAACCACATTTTTCACACTTATTATTTTTGTATTCTACAGCTAATGCTTTTAATTTCTTTCTTCTTTTTTGTACTGCATCAACAGTACATTTTTTACATCTAAATCTTCCATCTTTTCTTTTTACATAAGATGTAAGACCGTGACGTTTACAATTTTTTATTTCTTCCATATATATAATATAGAAAAAATAAAAATGATTAACAAATAAAATTAATCATTTAATGATAGACCAACTGAGCTACCAAGGAGTGTAATTAAAGCCACTCTAGTGTATCAGGAAACAGGCATAACCTGATACACTTTGTGAGCAGCTTACTATGAAAAATTAGAAGACCATACAAATATAATCACTTTTTTAATTCTTCAAACATTTTCTTTGCTTTATTATAAACATTCAGTTCAGGTTTGTAATAATCCGGGTAGTTTATCCAGTCTTCTACACATCTAACAGCATGTAATATTGTAGCATGATGCTGGTTATTTATTAGTTTTCCAATATACTGTAATGTCTTACCCTCCATTCTAAGAATATGAATAATAACATATCTAGGTATTATAAACTCTCTTTTCCGGGAATTACTTAAAATATCTTTTGAAGATACTCCTGTAATAGTATGTAGAATACTGCAAAGAATGGGAACATAGTTATCACCTGGTACTTTTTTAGTGGACATAGTGATACGTAAGTTTAATAACTTCATACCATACTCCTTTTTTATCTTTAGTACTTCAGCACTATGTGCGTGTTTTAATTTATCAATTTGTTCTTGTTTTCTTTTAAGCGCTAACTTTAAGTTGTGCACTTGTATCTGTAATAATTCTTTATCATTTAGAGTTGACATACATCTGTTTTAATTTAGTCTCAATCTCTAATTCTAAAGCAGCAGCCCCTGCAGGTTTTAACTGTGGCCAAACTACTGTAGAACTTAAAGATTGTTGTAAATGATCTATTCTTAAGGTGCATGAGAAGGGATAAGCAGTTAGCTCAATCTCATCTTCCCATACATCCTTGGTTGTGTAAGTACCATTGTGAATAAAGATTTCTGTCTTGTGAATCGGTTGTTTCTCTATAGTTATCATAAGCTTAGTTCTAATTGTTGATAGGATATTCTTTCTGGACACACATTCATGATTTCACGAATTGCATTATTAATATAATAATCATAGTTGATATCATAACCAGACCATTCTTTTTTATCTAATTTATTTAGAGTAGTCTGTAACCATCTACCGGATTCTACTTGTATGATTCTACCATCTCTATGTTGTTTTAGTATTTTACAACCTTTATTAGAGATATAATATCTTACAATTTTCTGTAGTGGTTCTGTCATGAGAACACCTTTAATCATACAATTGCTTGTAAATCTCCAATCACCTTTTGCTTTTATACCACCACAGAAGTCAACAATGTTTCTAGATTCTAGAACAGTCTTATCTACAGGAGTATTAAATACAAAGTAATTATAGAGCGCTTTTCTTATGATTAAGAAAGATTTATTCTTATGTAATGCTAAGTTGTGAAACTCAAATCTACCTTTACATTTTACCGGGGAATATCCAGTGTCAGTATAAACATAATAGGGCTCATCTTTCTTAAGATAATTTAGAGTCTCTTGATCTACTTCCCTGTGAGTGTTTATACCAATGTAGTTGTTTACATCACCAATAATCATCTTATGATACTGATCATGTTCAAGTGATAACTGAGTTATCCTTTCCCATTCAGCACATATCTCAAGATATTTAGCTTTGTATTCTTCAGGTATCATCATTTCTAGACCATCTGTATTCTGCATAATAGGAATAGAACCAGGAATACCTTCTGCAATCATCTCATACAACATACATAGACTAAGCTGACCATTAATAGTAATACGCATAGTAAACTCTGGATCATACAGAAAGCTATTCTTATCATTGCTAAGACCATAAGTACTGTTCAAGATAATCTTGTATACATAGTTCTTTGGATCTTTCTTAGGAATCTTCTTACGCTCTGTAAAGAACCACTCATACTGCTCACAGAACTCTTCTTTAGGAAGATGTGCCGGTGCCCATTTATTCTTAATAGCTAGGTTAGGATAATAACTTACAACATCTGATGTCATAATTATCATTCCATTCTTTGCTTCAAAGATTCCTGAACGTGCACCATGTAAACCACCAAGACCAAAGTCTGTTTGCATGCCTTTGTAGTTTATACTATGAGAAAATCCACCTTTAGTTTCTTTAGGATCTAGTTCAATAGTTCTAAACTTTGCTAGCAGCGCCTGCAACTCTGGTGTTTTAAAGTTTACATAGTCTAGTATGATATCATTTACTTTGATGAGAGTTCTATTAGTCCTAAGACCGTTGAGCTCATAACTACTAATCCCGGTAGCTTTAGATAAGAAATACTTAAATAACTCTTTAGATATTCTTGGCTCACTAGCACTGTATAGATTAATACCATATTCTTTTGTAAGTGCACCACGTAAAGCAATTTGGGATTTACTAAACTCCATTATCTTCTTGGTGAACTTTACATCATTTCTACAATAGCTTAGTACCATCTTTTGTTTCTCAATAGTATCTATACTATCACTATGATGAATAGGCATCTCTTCTACATTGTGCCAATCTAGGGTATATTCTAACCATTTAAGGCTAGAACTTTTGGCCGGATTATCCCAGTGATTAAGTTTAAATAAATCTATCTGATTGATTTTCAATTGCTTGTGACTATATAATGCAAACTCGCCATTATTCTTTCTATGAATAATGTCTTGTGCTACTTTATATAGTTTGTCTGTAATTGCTGTTGACTCTAATTTAGTAAGTTCCTGAGTATGATCAATGATATACTGTATTACTTGTGCATCAAAGTCAAGGCCATTAAAACTGATATGCCATTCATCACCTTTAATGTTCTCATTGATAAAATCTATTAAGTCTTTAATTTGATTTTGATTAAAGGATATTACAAACTCTATTACAGACTCTTCTTTATAGTGCTCAAATACAGCACAGAAGAAGTCTGACATAGTTTCTATATCCATTACCCAGTGTCTCTTCATAATTTTTAGATAAAAAAGGGGGACTTTTACATCCCCCTTGATTGTTGGTTTATAGTACTTCTCAAGATCCCTAAACTTGAGTAGGACCCACTATTCCTACTGATTCTTTTTCCAAAACACTAAAATCAAAAGAATCATAGTTCATTGCAAATTTAGCAATAATATCTTTGATCTCTTCTTTTTTGTGCACATAATATTCTTGGAATGATTCAACCAGTCTTCTCTCTTCCGCATAACTTTTTTCAGGATTTTTTCTGTTCTTTACAAACACTACATCACCTTTATCATCCATTCTAGGAATCATGTGGTAAGCATCTTTAATAATCTTAGAGATGATAACCAACATGCTTGCTTCAGGATCATAAATCATTTCTACATAAGGACAAGTTTCTACTAAAGGAATAACCTTAAAACTCTCCTGGCCGTTCCACACGGAACTAATACATAACATACTATCTTTCATAAACACAAATCAAATAATTAAATCTTTCATTTCCAAATTCTCCACGGGTATTTTAAGTGTTTCTTTATCAATATTATAGGGAGCACACAATTCTCCCACGCCTTTTAAGATATTTACATTCACACCTAATAAGTCAGCATAGACATCAAAATAGTCTTCAGGGTATAGATAACTCATTACATACTCATAAGTACTAGAGTCTTTACCATAGAACTTTTCTATCTCTTGTTTAGCTTTATCAGATAACTGGGAGTACTTACCTTTTATAAAGTTATCCCAGTCTTTTGATTGATCATCAAATGTAAAGATATAAATACCTTTGTTATCTGTAGTTTGTCTAAACTCACAGAATTTATCATTACCAAATAACTTAACTCTCTCAAAGATTTGATAGTCTTCATTATCTTGGATATCATAAACGCAAATAAGTTTTCTATCTGTTGGAGATATAATCTCTTCCCATGCTATATAAGTTTGCACGGGTTTGATGTGACTACCTCTTCTAATATTTAGTGCCGGGTATAAAAATATCCGGGATTTCTGGGTGTACTTGTCATGTAGTTTCTTCATAGTATTATTTTGTTTACAATATAATCATAAGGAAGTGAATAATCCCTATTCTCATAGTGATAATGTGCTTCATCAAGTGCTTTTCTAAATCTTTCATTCCAGTTATCTAGGGTTAACTGAGACACAGGAAAGCAATAAATCTGCTCATATTTATCAACTACAACAAAAGAATACTGATAAGTGTAATCTAGTTTTAAGAAGTGGCATTTAGCTAGTAGTATGTACATTGCAGCCTGCATCCAATAGTTGTAATACTCTACACTCTCTTTGAATTCAGGGATTGTTTTACTGGTAGTCTTAACGTCAGCTATCTTAATTACTTTGTTTACATCATCTACAATGACACTGTCAAGGATACCTTTGATACCAAACTTATAATCTACTAAATCACATGATGCTGGTAATTCTCTATGACACTGAACGTCATCAAATTCTGTAACATCTAGACCAAGATGATATCTTACTTCAGGATTAGCTTTGAATTTAGTTACTATCCGTAAGCATTTATCATATGTGCTTTGATCTATTACAGATTTACCAATACTGTTTGTAAGATCAGTAAGATAATCTGTAGTAACTGATGTAATTACTTTAGCTAATCTTTGCTCATCTGTTTTTAGTGTTTGATAAAGGTTCTTTTCTACTAAAATGTTTAAGATTTCACTCTGAAAGTTAGACAAATCACTACATTCTGGATGCTCTTTAAATATTTTATCTACAATATCCTTAAGATTTTCTGAAGGAAGTTTACTCTTAGCTACATAAAATTGATTGTCATACTCATCCGGTTGTAGTAGAAGGCAGTGAATTAACCTGCCCTCTACTAAATGTGCACCAACCGATTCCTCTTTTTGTTGGAGGATGTAATGAGTATAGAACAACCTAGGACTAAACTTTAGTTTGCTTAATCCTGAGTAACTAATGTAATACTTAGTTTTATAAAACTGTTCTATTAACTCTTGATCTGTCATTCTACTATTTTTTGTTTATACTCTTCTTTCATTTGAATTGCACTGATAGTAAAGATACTATTCTCACCATATGTTTTCACATGTTTTAAGATCTCATCTTTAAACTCATTCAAGTACTCTCTTTTAAGTTTATCTTTCTCTGCTAATTTACGGATAATATCTATGATATCACCATTATAGTAGTTAGGATCAATTTGCCAGTGTGTACTCATGTAATTTCTAAATGCTTTATAGTTTACATGATTTGTACCAGGCATACCCCGGAAATTAAACTTAGAAAGTAACTTAAGAATATAAACCATAGACTGATCATAATCACAGTTACATAGTAATTCTAAAGCAATCTCTTGATTCTGATGTGAACTAAACATACTAACCAATCTATTATAAGATTCAGCATTAAGAGGTTGAGAACCATTGCACTGTTTCATTACATCTTTATCTGAGATCAACGTTTTAGGATTAGCTATGAGATCATTTATGAGTTCTTCATACGTGTCTTCTTTAAATCTATACGTGTAATAGTGAGTGTTATCTAAACTATAACCAGCATTATGACTATGAATAGTTGTAAGAACTCTAAATATTGACCAGTCAAGTGTGATATGAATACCAATATCGGGATCATCTAACTCTGGCATCTGCATATTATAAAAATCAAGCACCTTTTTAAAATCTGATACTTTAGTACCCATCTCACTTCTTTTATCTATCATTTCATCTATAACTTGTTTTTTGTTATAGACTACTTTGGTAGCTTTAGTTCTACTTCTTACTATATCAAAACCAATATCTTTACCAGTTTCCCGTATTTTATACCGGGGGATGGTTACCCCCGGCATTATATATACTTTATCACCAGCTATAAGACTTTGAGTTGTAGTAGTAAGTTGGTCAAATACATCCATATCTACAGCATTATGAGTAGTTATAACTAATGATTCTAGAAAAATTTTAGAATCCTTAAGATCAAAACCATAAGGTGTAAAAGGTGTATCTGTTTTTACATGAAAATTGTGTCTATTAAAATCTAAATATAAATATTTCATCGGATTGTGTACTCCATAACTTTATCGTTCAACATAAGTTTCTGAAACTTTTGCTTATTACCATTGATAAGATTTCTTACAATCATATATTTCAGGTCAATAGCAAATATTTCATCCACTACTAATTTCTCAAAACGTTTGATTACTTCATTCTTCATTGGGTTTGTTTTGAAGTGACTAAGAGCAAAGTTTATAATCCTAGTACTCATAATACTAGCAATATCTGCCCGGTAATCATCACCTCTACCAATTGTAGATTTCAAAGCACCTATAATATAATCCTCATTGTCATGTAAGATGATATCTTTTGGAGAGATCAACTGGTCCAGTTTGTTATTAATAAACAAAGTAAACAAGCTAGTCATATCTGCACCAACAGAACCTTCACCAATCATTTGGATCATAGGTAGGTTATCTTCAAACTTCTCAAAGCTAGAGATAGCATTAAAGAATGTAGTAATTGCACGTGGGTTAGTAGACTCAGTAACAACTTCTGGGTGCTTCAAGATGAAGTTAATACATCTGCCATCCATAGCTGTTTCTTCTGCCCATTGTGCCCAACAATCTACATCAAACTTCAACTCACAAGAGATGAAACGAGTAGTTTGTGCTACGTCCATACTATTTACATGATAGTCACCACCATCTGGATTAGTAGTTAGAATAATAGTCCAGTCTTTAGGTAACTTCCAAGAAATATATTCTTGAGTGTTAATCAAATCCATACATGCTTGAATCATTCTCGGCAATAGTGTTATCCTATAGGTTCTTTATCCTATAGTTCTGCATTTTATTTTGTTATATATACAGTTCAGACTATATCATCAGTAACCTTTAAGTATTGATATACATAAGTTACTGTCCTGCGCTCTTGGTATTTTACTGTCTCCAACATCACTTGGTAAGACTCCATATACTAGTCGTTGAACCTTCTAATTATTTCTAATTAGCTTGGCTGCTGATTGTCCTCTTCAGGAGTTTCCAGCAATTCACAGGATTTAAGGCGGACACGAGAATGTTTCCATTTATAACCACCAGCAGTTCTATTATATTTAATAGCCCTGGATATATTAGGTATTCCAATTTCTTTAATAGAATTAAAAGTCTTAATATAATTATCATTTAAGTCATATTGATCTACAGCAGTGCTTTCCCAGTTATTAGGTATAGGACCTAATTGTTCTACTTTATCAAATGACCATCTATAATTATAATAAGTATGAAGTCTTTTTCCCTTACATGCTACAGCAATACCAGATATATCTTTTATGTTTAGATATTTTCCAGCATCTGTTATGCTATTAAAAGATTTAATAAAGACGCCTTCCATATTATACATATGTACAGCTCTTTTATTAACAGGACTCCATCCATTTTCTATTCTTTTTTTCATTGCTTGAGATAATCTTTCTTTAAAGACTACATCTCTTTTTAATGAAACCGGATCTAATATATGGTTTATACAAGGTCTAAGATCATCTATATAAAACTTCTCTCTTTCTATAAGTATATCTGCTTCACACTGTTCTAAAACATTGAAGTAAATATTTTGATACTTATTAAAAAGATTTTGCATTGTTCTATTATGATGTTTATTTTCTTGTAATGACCACTGATGATGTTTTAATCTATGACCTATACTAGTAGAGCTACCAATATAAGTTCTGTTTTTAATTTTAAGATGATATATACCAGATATTCCATAGTATTCTTTTATTGTTTCTTTGCTTAAGAGTATCATATTATAAAGATACGCAAATGCTTCAAGAAATAAAAGCTACTTTGGATTAATTATTTATCCGCCCTAGTATAGTCATCTAACAATAAGATACCAGACTCACCTTTACCAGAAATCCATTCAGGTGCACAATATGCAGTACGTCTTGCACCAGTCAATTTAAAGCCGGCTTTAACTGCCAACTCAGCTTCCATCTCAGTTACCCATTTAGTCTTAAGACCATCAGGGGTATCTTTACCAATCTGGAATTCTTTAACTGGAAAACCTACTAGATCTGATAACTCTTCTATCATTGCAAGGTTAATCTTTACAAACTGCATTCCCTCTTCTTTTGCAAGATTAGAGACTACGGTAGTTTTACCAAGACCTGCATTACCTACTACATTCAAAGCTGTTGGTACTTTACCTTGACTCTGAATGAATCTGTTGTTGTTAATTACGTGCTTAATGAAATCTTTTAATTCAGTGCTGTTTAATTTTACTTGTGCCATGTTTTTAGGGTTTTTTAGTTTAATTGGATTTGTGGACCGGGCAGTTGCTCATTAATACGGGCTCTAGAAGAGATAACCCAAAGCATTCTGCCTCTTGGTGTAACTGTTGTATAACATTCACCATCTGTTAAATAAATAAGACATGTGTACTTCTTAGCATTCTTGTTATAATATTCTAATACAGGATCAAATTCAGTACCTCCACGGCCTTTAACTTGTACATCCTTTTTAGGATTATAACTTTCAATACTAGTAATTTGTGTATCACACTGTAATACTGTAATCTCTGTTCCGGTTTTATGCATGTGTTTAATTTCATTGAAGAACTCTACAAGCTCATCATTGCTCACGCTACCAGATGTATCTATTGCAACCAAGATGTGTTTCTTGGGTTTAAATTTCATTCCCGGTGCATCCGGGTATCTTTTATTAATCTTTTTTCTAGAAAGTTTAGTCTCAACTATATAAGAGTTACCTGCAAATCTTCTTAGATAAGCTTTCCAGTTAAACTTACTTGGAGTAATCTCAGTAATTCTTTTATAAATCTCAGAAATCTCTCCAGGTAAACAACCTCTAGATTTAAGACATTCCTCTGCTGCCTCTCTAAGTTGATACTCAGCTTGAGACTTAAGTAGTTTCTTTTCAGATTCACTTAAGTCATCAAACTCTTCCCATGTAGAATGCATATCATCACCATCACCCATCATCTTTTGTACATCTTCATCATCTTGATTCTGTTGTAGCATTTCATAATAGTATCTGGTACCAGCTTTAAGATCAAGTCTTAAGTCAGGAAATGAGCTTGGTAAGATTGCACCTTCTGGAAGACAGCTTGGGGTAATGTATTGATTAAGTTCACAGTCTGCAGCTATATTAAATAACCGCTTATCTGCAAACTCATCTCTTAGGTTAAGGTGATCAAACACAATATGTAAACATTTATGTTAACTCATACTTTCGCATGAGATCAGACTATCCCTTTACCCTATTAGGGCAACCTATTATAGTCGTTGAACCTCTTTCTTGGTTTATAATTTAAAATATAATCATTAAAGATTTTATGTTTTCTTTTAAGATATATAGTAGCATTTTTATACATATAATTATAAAAATTAATACTATCAGTTAAAGAAAATTGTGTTAGATAAACACCTTTATGATATATTTTTTTATTTTTAACAGGAATAATATTTAAAAGATCTTCTATAAAAGTCATAGAACCTGAACAAAATCCAGATTTTAAAACCATCCAATCTAATTTTTTATTATTCTTATAGACACCTACTGTACCATCACCATCAAAATAACCTCTTATAAAATGATGAACTAATTCATCTTTTATATTAGGCATTCTAATAGTCATAGATTTTACAGGAGTACAACCTAAATTATTAAGATTACTATGCATTTTTGAACTAGTAATTGCAGCCTTCCAAATGTTAGCGTCTTTAAATTTATTATGTTTTTCTAATTTAGGAGTATTAGTAGATTTTATTGCTTTTAAAAAATCTTCTACCCACTCTTTATCAGTGCTAGTTAAAAATATTCTTTTACAGGATACTGTATGATTAGTAATATTACCATCTGCATATAACACACCTAACCAATAAGCTTTTTCTTCAGTATTAATTACATCAAAAAAGTTATCGTCACATGTATATTTATATGCTGCTTCAGATAATGTCCTAGTTTTTATATTATTATTATTTAAAACTCTATATACTGTTTTTTTATCAATTTTTAATTTTTCTGATATTTTAGCAGCTGATAGTTTTTCTTCATAATGTTTAATAATATCTTTTTCTAGGAGTTTTATTTTACTAGTAGTCATAATGTGTAAGTATTTACACTACAATATACCTATTTTTTAATTATAAAACAAGAAATTTGGCTGCGGATTGTCCAATCTTTATATTTTTTACTATACCTGAATAATTAATTCAGCCACATAGTATATCACTATCTATGTTTAGTATATAAAGCTCTAAGGAGGTCCCCGTCAATTTAAGGTATTTTACATGTACATTACTGTACAAGGAGCCCAATTAAGCTCATGCCACAATAAGCCTTTCTTGTGATCATGTGGTAAGTTTGCCCAGAATTCTGAGTTAATTACAAGCTTATAGTTAATGTTGTGTTTGCTTACACCAGCAGTAGGAACTCTGTCATTCCATTCTTTGTTAAGACCTATCAAGAACATACCATAGAAGGGTTGTTCAAGCATAAGTTCTTTCCCGGCTAATGCCAGTTCTTCGTCTTTTCTCATAGTAAGTTGGTTTTAAAGTTTTGTAATTTTTTCCAGTTCCTCTAAAAACTGAAATGCTAATTCTTCTTCTTGATCTACAAATGATCCATCTACATTTCTTTTGGAGAAATATCTATTAACTATAGATACAACATGAGAGTTCTTAGCTTTTGCCTCGTTTACAGCTTTTTTAAGCTCTGGATTTACAAGTTCTCTAATAAACTGATACTGCACATTAAGTGCTTTGGCTAATATATAAGCCTTTCTAATTTCTTTTAAATCTGACTCTTTCACACTATCTCAGCAATAGGGTCCATCCAACCATTAGCATCATTCACACCCTGTACATAAGCTTCAGCTTCTTTCTTAGTATCAAATTCTTTAATACCATAATCATGATTTTCTTTCATTATCTCATGTTTTTCACTGAATAATGCATCCCAACCATAAACATCTACATAAAGCGCTGCGGCTTGGCTAAAAGCATACCTTACTTTAATCTTCTTTTTTACTTCCATTACTTTAGAATTTTAATTTCTACTCTTGGGTTTTTATTATCATACACGTAAGTGGCAAATACTGGAACAAGTTCATCAGCATTATCATCATCTATCCAATCATAGTTTACCATTGCATCTTGTACAGCTTGTGCTATATTAATCAAGTCAAACTTATGTCTGCTTTTTCTATAGAACTTAAACTCTACATACAATGGTTTACTAAGACCTTTAGATTCTTTTCTAAACTGTTTTGCTTGTGCTTTCCAGTGTTCATCAGTTGCAAGTTTCCACTTTCTTGTGGCTGCGCTTGCTATACTGTATCTGCCTGTCCACACTCTACCATTTTTACTAGAGGGTGTATTACCTGGTATGATAAATGTTGTCATAAACTATTATCTAAATATTCTTTTACCTTAAGATATCCGTGATCTTTTACAGAATCAGAGATGTCTTTTGATAAGTGCAAATATAAAGGTTTCAGATAATTAAATTGATTACAATACTTTGCAGTAGATCTATTACCGGCTTCATCATTGTCAAATAGTATATAGCATGTCTTATAGTTGCTTTGAATACTATCTAAATACTCCTTCTTAATCATACTGTTTTCAGAATCCGGTGCTACAAAATCTGCAGCTGGATATATTTTCTTCAAACACATACCATCTTTAAGAGAGGAGACAACAAACAATGTAGTATTTCCACTAAGCTGCTCACTACCCTGTACGTAATCTTTTACTTTTAAGAATTTCTTCTTTTGTACTTTAGGCTGATAGATTTTAATTAGAGTACCATCTTTCCTGAAGTAACCATATATATTAGAGCCCTCAATATTTAAGACTTTATATATACCGTCCTCTTCTTTAAACATGGTATAAGTACTTAGAGGTTTTACATTATAGTACTCTAGCATTTTAGAACCTATTCCGTATTTACTCCAGTAACTTTTATCTAATGTATTCCACTGCCGTATTTCATATCTATCTACTTTGTATTTATTGTACTGCTTAAATACTTGTAAGTCATATCCGCCATTATTATGCAATACAAATTCATTGTAATCTCTTACAATCTTATGCATTGTATTTAAGCGGGTATCTATACCAAGCATCTGCTGTACTAAATCAATACAATCACCACCTTTATCCGTAGAGAAATCTTTGTAATAGTATTTATCTTTATCTTTCTTAAAGTAAATACACATACTAGGAGTTCTCTCACTAGGATTAAAGACAGATTTAATCTTAATGTCTTGACCAGTTAACTTCTGATCTAATCTACAATAATGTTCAAATACCCATGCTATAGGTACTGACTTTATATCCGGAATTAGGATCTTGGTACTAATCATAACTGCAATAATAAAAAAGGGGGACCATATAATCCCCCTTTTCTATAATAAACTTTAAAACTTAAAACTCAAATCCTGTAGATGTATCAGAACCTGTGGTAAAAGGATTAGTATCACCAAAAGATGTTACTGTTTCTACCTTTGCTTTCTTGATATGTAATTCAGGATTGTAAGCAATTAATTTACTTGGACTTGCAGTTGCAGATTCCAATGCATATGCGTCTTTGCTAGACTTAGGCAAGAACAAATCATAGTTGATATAACCATTCTTTTCATATTCTTTACCATTAACACACATACGGAATGTAGTATCATCACAGATAACTACACCTGCTGCTTTAACAAACTCTTCAATGGTTGCAAATTTACCATCTGCTTCTTCAAACCACTCAAGTTTATTTCCAGCAATACACAACTGCTGAATTGCACGTAAGATGCTCAAGTCTCTGCTGATCTTAATACCAGTTTTGGTTTCACCATCAGAGAAAGGATAATAACCAAACTTAATCTTACCAATTTGACCTTTATAACGTGGACCATTTGGATTGTCTTTGTTAATCAAGAATCCTTCAAATTCAGGGCCCATATTAGGTCCTTCTACATTCAAAATCAGGTGATATGCACCTGCTTTGTAACTTACACTCTCTAATCCAATAGAGTTAATTTTCACGGTGTGTTCACCGGGGCTCAGGGTTTTCTTTGGCGAGCTACTTGTAGCTTGCACGTCTTTAGTACTAATCATGGTTATTAATTTTCGTAGTTAATTATTGCTTGTTTTACAAATTCTAAATCATTGGAAATCTCAAAGGAATCAAACATACCTGCTGGTGACTTACATGTGTTCTCACCATTGTTTTGGGTCTCAAATACATACTTGATGTTACCATCCTTATCTTTCTTTACTTTACCAAATAAAACTATAGAGAATAGTCCCTCCAAAGTTAAACTGTTATCTACTAACTTACCAATTGTTTTTGCTTTAAATTTTCTTCTGCCTTCTAAATCTTGAGATTCTTCAGCGTGAGTCAAGAAAAATACATGTAAGTCATCACGTAACACAATGGGAAGTTTAGCAATAGCTGCCATGTTTTTGGCAATGCTAGTAAACTTATCAAAGCCTTTCTCTTCAGCACGCTCAAAGTATTCAAATGCAAAGATGTACTGGAAATCATCTACTACAATGTTTTTGATTTCTGGTCTCTTCTCACTAACATACTTAAGACATGCTTCAATTTCTTTAGCAATGGGCCTTGTGTACATGTTACCTGTAGGATCTTCTTTACTCCATACTTTGTACTTAGACTTCCATCCTTTAAAGGGAAGGGGTTTGTTTGCTACATTAATAATAAATGTTTCTTTTGGGTCCAGGTTTGCAATACTTGTGCTTTTACCTGCACCACTCTCTGCGATTACTAATACACTTGATGCCATATTTTATTTTGATTTTATAATTTCATTTAACCATTGCTTGTTACTAACCGGCTTCTTCAGCATGATAGCAGCAAGATCTCTAATTGTAAGCATGTTAAAAGGCTCATCTGTAGGACCTAAATCCAGTGATGGCAATTTAACTTCTTTCTGTGGTTGTGTAACAGGTAATTGCACCACTCTTAATTCTGCAACAGGAATCATGTATCTCTCTTGAATGCTTTCTGTAGCTTCAATGATATCATACTCTGTTCTCCAGTGTGGATTAAATACCCATTTATACAATGTGCGTTTTGGGTCTTCAGGAATATACTCACTGCTAACAAATTCAGTGTAGATATTCTTTGGTACATCATAATATTCTGCTCTTTCAATTTCACTAGCAAAGAATGTTATGTGCTTCTCATCTTTCATGACCGGTTTATAGGCCATTTTTGGAATAAACAAAGGATCAGATACAGACTCATGCATGAATTTCTCCATCTGGTATTCATACAAGTCCTGAATCCTCTTCTTTCTTTCTTCCGCTGTAAGTTTTTGTTTTGATTTTGTGCTTATCATACGGTTTTTATTCTTCTTTCTTGTGTTGGTGGTGTCTCCATTTCTGTGACACTCATCTTTTCAAACTGGGCCTTAAAGAATGACATCCGGTTATCACCATTTCTTGCTTTAAGAAAGTGCATAACCAATGTCTTATCATCTTCAATGATATATCTATCAGGTCCATAATATTTAATTTTTTGTTTTGCGGGTCTGTTAAGACCTACTACTAAATCAGCATGTTGTAATAGAGCATCACCACCAAAGATATCAGAGTCAAGTATGTAATTACCATACTTACCATCCTCATTTCTTTCCGGTGATTCTACACTTCTGTTTAACTGACTAAGAACAATCATTGTAATAGGATACACCCTCTTTATTTCAGTAAGCATCTCACCAAACTCATATAACATCTCATATTTGTCTCTATGGTATGGGGCTTTCTTTAATAGGATACTGTGGTCCAATGTAATGATAGTCTTTGTCTGATATTCATTGATGTATTTATCTACTATATCACGCATCTCATTTACAGTACAAGGTTGTTCAACTGTATCAATAGGATAGTGCACTTTCTGTTTTGCTAACTCATAACACTGAGCTAACTCTTCATTAGTAAGTTTATTGTTCTCTGCACTACACAGATACTTATAAGTTTTACCTAAACTTGCACTAAAATCACGCAAACATGATGTCTGCATAATCATCTCAAAGCTGAACTCTAATACTCTAAACTGTGTGTCTGGGTTAAGAGCAAATGCTTCCCGGATAATCTGGTCTTTAATCAAAGTTTTACCAGCACCTGGTCTACCACCAATTACATTAAGTGTGTTCCACTCAATACCGTTAGTGGTTGCATCATTAAATTTAGGCCAAGGTGTCTGTATAGATTTAATTACTCCATCAGATCTACCTTTCATGTACTCTAAAGCTTTCTTAAAGCCATCTTTTCTAGGAATCCATAACTCTTTTGTCATACTACTCTTTCTTTAAAATGATTATCATCATCCATATCTACACCATCTTCAATCATTGCACAGTAATTAGCTAGTTCTGACATTTTAGATTTGTCTGGCTGTGTCTTACTGATAAAATATTGAGAGGTCTGCATGTATAGATAATTTTTCTTCTCATACTCATCTACATAGTGAGCTGTAGCTTTAAAAATAGTTTCCCAGGAATACTCAAAGGTTTTAAAGAACCATCTAAAGTTGCTCTCTATATTCTTTTTGTCAGACCTTGCTAACTTACCGCTGGGTAGTTTGCGTTTAGGAAATAAATTAAGATACTTAACTATGTTTTCTTTAAAGTCATCACCAGCAATTACTTTACTTGTCTCTTCTTTCTTTATAGTAAAGAACTCATCAATCTTATCTAGTAGTTCAATAGCTTTAGGAAGTAACTCCCATTTATCATTTACCAGACCTTTGAATTTAAGTTCTCTTCCTTCTGCATAAGGATTAATAGCAGTAGGCTGTATCTTATTTCTAAGACAGTATAACATGTAATGCTGGTTAGGAGTGATTTTATTCTGGATTAGAATGTTGAATATCTCTTCCATACATTTTATCTAAAATCTCTCTCTTGACGGTATTGTACACAGTTAAAAATCTATTGTCATTGATAGATAATAAATCATTAGCTTTTCTAATAGAGTAGATAACAGTGCTGTGATCCTTTTCTAGATATCTAGCAATCTCACTAGGACCATAGTTTAGGTCTTTACAGATCTTACAGAATACCTGACTGTGAATAACAGCGTCCTCTCTTCTTGATTTCTTTTTAGCAACTTTTTTATAGTGGTCTACACTATATTTTGCTAAATGTCTATTGATAATTTCACCGGTTTCTGGGATAGTTAACCTATTAATACTATCTGATGGAGTCAGTATTACTAAATTAATCCCATACTTACTTTTGAATTGCTCTTTTACTTTAGCAATTTCTTCTTCTACTTCTTTACTTTTTATTGTTTCTTTCATAGTTGGTTTGTATATTAATAGTAGGAGTACAAATATAACTCACTAACACCGTATCCACAAGAACCTATCTACAAATCTGCATATATCTTGAAAACTTCTATCATTCATAGTTTTAATTTAAGGGGGTTACGCCTTCTCCTGACTGCAGATCAATGTAGACTGGTTTCTAAGGAGAAGGCTAACCTATTTTAACCATGCCAAACACAACTATTGACAAAATTAAAATCTGGGCTAGTCCTATAATTGTCTCAATATTAGGGATGATGATATGGGCAGATGTAACAGAAATGAAAAAAGACATCAAACGTCTGTTGGAAGTATCAAGTGCTCAACAAGCAAGAATTGAATCATTAGAGAAAGATCTCTCTCTAATTAAAGGTAACTACTTTAAATCTGCTAGTGCTATACCTGCAGAAAAGAAAAGTAAGTTGCCTTTTTTTATTCCATTTGCTAAACATGAGGAAACTTATGATGTCAACAAGCAAATGGTTCCAGTAAAAATTTAAACCAATATGAAATACCGATTATCCATTTTATTACTAGTTACCTTATTAGCATGTAACCCTGTTAAGCTTGCCTTTAAAGAAAAACATATTGAACAAACAAAGGAGGAGTTCTTCAGGAGAAAGCTTTGCGTTGTTGATACCGTTATTGATACCATTATTGATATTGATACTCTTACAGATGTTGATACCTTAATTGAGACTAAGGTTATTCATGATGGTCTTAAGGGAGTTAGTCTTGATACTACTGTTGGTGATGTAAAAATTATAATCAAAAACGGAGCTGTTAGTGCTTTTTGTCCTGAAAAAACCAGGACTATTGTAAAGAATAACACTATTGTACAGAAACTCCGTGATAGATCATATGAATCTGTTATTGAAAAAGATGTAAGGGTTAAAGACAGTATCATTAAAGAGCAACAATTTATTATAAAAGATAAGAGCTCTGATATTAAAAAGTTAAAAGCAGAGCTCTATGGTCTTCTATTAGCTATTGCTATTTACGTTGGCTTTAGACTCAAGAGAGCATTTTTCTAAGTTATACCTGTTACTGATCACATCAGTAGAACAAGTTATACCATGTTTTAATTTAAGAAACCTAGCTACAACAGCTGGGTTTTTTTCTTTGTACCTCTTATTAATGTAAGTACAAATTACTAGGTCAATAAAGTCTCTTACCATTGTATTATAGTTTTATCTTTTTCTTGTAGATACTGATTAGCTTTATTGAAGACATCATCACAATTCCAAACCCCACCATTATATCCAGCACTTGCTGGATGTGATGCTTTTAGGATAAGGTTTTCATCAGATATCATATCTTCAAACTGCTGTGCTACTTTACCAAGCAATATATAAACAATATTTGATTTATGGTAATTAATTGTATCAATTACTATGTTTATAAATGGCTTCCAGATAGTATAGTGAGTTCCCGGTTTATTTACCTCTACAGTGAGTGCACTATTTAATAGTAATACACCCTGGTTTGCTAGATATTTTAAATCAGGATCTCTATCATCTACATCTTTACCCATAGCATTATAGATATATTCTAGTGATGGTTGTATTTTCATACTATTACCACAACTAAAAGCTAATCCATCTGCTACAGTACCGTCCGGATGATTTTTGTATAACCAAGGATAAGGATCTTGACCAATTACTACAACTTTTAAATCTTTAAGATCACATTCCTTAAATGCATTTAAAGTATTTTTAACTTTAGGTACAAATCTTTTTCCTTGCTCTACTTCATATACTAATTTCTCTATGATTTCAGTAAACTCACTCTTAGTAATAAAGTGATTAAGTGCACCATACCATTGAGTATCTATTAGTTTATCAGTTAAGTTTTTTTGTATATCAGAGATATTAAGTTGCTGTTTGTTACTCATTCTTGTATATATTTGTATTATGTCAGAAAAAATTGAAGTATTACCTTTAGCTACAGTTGTAGAAATTAAGGTTAATGGAGCATTTTTAACCCGTGTACAGGGATTATTAATGTATCTTTTAAAAGATGTTTCCAAAGAAGAAGTGGTTGCTATGAATGAGAAGATTAAATCTCAAACTCATACAGAAGCATTAGAGTTTCATTATGAGACTTTAGCTATTCTTATCAATGATATTGAAAAGTCTGCTAAAGAAAATAATCTTACTGAAATGCGCACTCCTGAAGAGTTAGAACAAGAAGCTGCTGATATGATCAAAGCTTCTGAAGAGAGTGCACCAGAAGAATCAGCTGATTAACAGCCGATACCCATACTGGCACACATTTCTTCAGTAACTTGTATTACTTGACTCATCTCTTCTTTAGAGCAGTCTCCAAAAGATTTTATAATAGTGGTGGTTTCCCCATCACTATTATTTTTTATAATCAATCCTGCTTTCTCTTTTACTAATAACTTTACATCTTCAAAGTTATGGCCGGTAAACACTGCAATTTCTCTACAAGCAGCATGTGCTTTAGAGATTTGAGCTAGTGTAGCTTTAGGACCATTTAGTTCAAAGATTACATTAACAGTAAAACCGTCCGGTACTACTCCAACAAATTGGTTATATACTTTCTTAATGGCTTCATTATTAAAATCTAACTTACCATCTTTCTTAACTAATGTTGTTGTGAATACTTTCATAAATCTAATTCTAACTGATTGATGTTCTTCCAGGTAATCTTACTCTGATCTAAATCTGATAAAGCTTCTTTTACCCATGTTTCATCTATAGTATTACTATAACATAGTATGTGCACTATAGACTTATCATCTGGATTTAGTCTTAATAATCTACCAATACGCTGATTAGACTTACGCTCATTACTATAACTATGAAGAATAATACCCTCTTTAAGATTAGGGATATTAATACCTTCATTAAGTTGTAGTACGCAGCTTAATCTATCAATAGTACCATCTTTGAACTTCTGAAGATTGTCCTCAGATTTCTTATTCCCGGAATAATAACTATACCTACAAAGTTTATCTGCCTGTTCTTTTGTATTAGCAAACACTATACATTTATTAGGGCTGCTATTCATAAGTTGCATAGCATACTTCTCTTTACTTGGTAATGTCATTAGTGTTTTCATCCGCATGATTCTTAAAAATCTTACTTCTTTATCACTAGTGGCATTCTGTAGTTTATTATTCCAGAAACTGTATTGTTTATGTTCAGATGTATACCAAACACCACTCTTCTTAGATTCCTTCTTAATATTATTTCTAGTATCCAATGGCATAGTGTGCACATGGATTTCATAGTCATTAAGAATTTTATCATCAATTGCGGTATCTACAGTATATGTAAACTTAACTGGACAATACTTATATACTATTTCAGCTTTGGCACCACGTTTAGGCGGTGTGCCTGTTAGACCTAGTATTCTTCCCCGGTAACTGTCAAGCCACTCTAAGTGACTATCTAATAGACTATGCATCTCATCTAGATATACACAGTCATAATCTGTTTTATTTTTACTTAAAGATAAATATGTTGTAAAAGTGATATGTTCTAGTAGTTCCTCACAATCAAACTTCTTACAGTCATCAATCCAAGACTGAAAGATGGATCTTTTAGGTGCTACTACTAGATATCTACTTTGATCATGTAGATAATACTGCATGTGCATTAGGCCCAGTTTTGTTTTACCGGAACCCATACTCATTACAGCACTACTTCTTTTGTATTTAACTACTTCTATTAATGCATTCTGTTGTACTTGATCTCTTTTTGTCATTTAAATTTTAGATAAATTGTCCAGAACAACCATCCTAAAGTAATACTAAACTTATGGGTAATTCCAGTTTTAGATATTGCCATAAATGGTAATGGATAAAAAAATACATAGGGATAATCCCGTTGGCCTAACTTCTTTCTGAAGAAATTATAGTAAGTGCATTCTACTTTTATCATGGTAGTTCAATTGAGTAAGGTAAATTAATTAATTCATAGTGCTCATTAAGTTGAGATGCATTTACATGGATACATCTATCTACTAATTGGATACCACTACCTTCATGTATATGTCCGCAAACATGTAATCTAGGCTGTATCTCTTCTATCTTTTCTCTTAAATGAGGGCATCCAACAAATTGTCCACTATTTGATGCTAAGTCTCCAGTATACAATGGTGGACCATGTGTAATTAATACATCACAGGGTTCAATCATATCTACAACTTCTTGCATATCCGGGCCTAACTTTTTATTAAATGCCCACATGTCTCCATAAAACCAAGGAGTCCAAGGCATACCATAAAATTTAATACCCTCTAGTTCTATTGAGGCATCTTTTAGATACCAGATATTATTCTGTTCTAACTCTAATATACCTTCTGCTAACCAGTCTGGCATTTCACCATACTTATTATCAAATGATTTATCATGATTACCTGCAATAAAAACTATATGTCTATACTTAGACTTAACTTTCATTAACCAAGCAAAGAAATTCTCTACATCACTTCTACTACCACGGTTACTAAAGTCACCAGCATGTATTAGTATATCACCATCAGGAAGATTTACTTGCTCATGCATTGTATGTGTATCAGATATGCAAATCAGTCTCATAAAAATAAATATGTTAGAAACGCTGTTAAAATTGATCCTGCAGAAATTACTATAAGTAATAATAACCACATTAATTTAATTTTTATATTTTTCATAATGTCTGTAAGTTATTGATATACAATAAGATTAAAATCTTCAGGTGTTATTAAACTTTTTAGCAACTTTATATAAAATAAAGTAACCAATTAAATCTGTAATAACATCTTCATCTTCATCAGATTGTGCGTTTTTCATCCTATTTAATTTGTCATCTATTCTGACAAGTATTTGTTCAGTATTACTACTCTTAGAGAGTATTCTAATGGGATTTACTGCAGAGTCACCATACTTTCTATTCTTATCTAGAAGTAACTCTTTAATCTCATCACATGTTTCAGCTATTAGTTTTTGGGTGTTGGTCATAACCTTCAAATATAAAAAATAAAGGGGATATTTCTACCCCCTTTTAACACCTTGTAATTTCCAGTGCTCCATGATTGAATTAAACTCTGGCATAAATGGTATATCCCCGGATTCTTTAATGTAATGAGCGTTCATATTCTTATAAACATAGGTATCATTAAAGAAATGTTTAATTGTATAATGTCCTTTAAAGACAAACTCTTTAAACATCCAGAACCTGAACTCACCAAAAGCTTGGATATAGTATTCACAGTAAGAGTCTTTAACAAGTTTATTCCTCTTATAATACTGAAATCTATCTACATACAGTTTGCGCATTCTATTGAATTTATATACAACAGAATACAAATGATTAAAGCCCAACAACATTAAAGGTGCTAGGATAATTAAAGTTAGTTTTGTCTTCATAATTTAAATATTAGGTTTCTTCATCACCCTTATCATCCATATCATAGAATAAAGGGTTAGTTTCATCAATACCTTTCTCTAATTCTTCTCTGGTGATATATTTTTCTATCATATATCTACTGTTAAAACAGTCATCACAGAGTACTTCATTGTCAGGTATTTCTACAGAACAAAAATTACATTGATTTGCCATTTCTTTTTGCTTTAGCTCTTCTATATAATGTTGAAAAAGCATCTCGGTTAGTACCCATTTTTATACCACCTTGTCCGTGGGTAAGTCCTAACTCTTCTTTAATAATAAGGGCAGCATACTGCCGGGGAGTAAATCCCTTTAAATCTAATTTAAGTTCATTCATGATTAAAGATTTTGTAAGAGATATATAAAATCTCTTAACTGGTCACGTGTTTTAAACTTAATGTAGTTGTGACTAAGTATACTAACATACCACCAATTCTCATCAACTACTTCATCATTTGCATTAGATATTAAACATAGTGGTGAAGGATCATCACCTATGTTTAATGTGTAATAATAAAACTTTTCATTCTCACCATGCTCTTTCTCAAATCCTAAATTAATTATTTCTTGTTCTGTCATATATTATAGTCTGAGTATTTAAGTCCCCACATCAAATTTATCATAGCCATTTCTCGCTCAGCCAAGTATTTATTAAACTTAAAGTTCTTACGCAAGTAGGCTTCACCCCATGCTCTCCATTCTTCTGATTGAGCAACTGTCATAGTCCACTGAGCATACCAATCATCTTTACGGTCTTTAATGTCATCATAAGTGACTTCATGACCTGCAATAATAAACATCTGATTGATGATATCTATCACTGCTTTTTGCTGTTTTTGTTCTCTTGTTGTGCGTGCCATAGTTCGTATGTACTATTTGAAGTTTTAAACTTAACGTAATCGTCTTCTTCTTTTATGATTTCTGTGATAGAAGTTGTTAACCAAGTAAAACTAAATCTATGTGGGTCTAGAATACAAGATAGGCCAATAGCAGGTTTATCATGTAGTTTTCCAAAAGTACCATCTGGTTTCCATTCAATCCATCCAACTTTATCACCAAAGTTAAGTAGATTATCTCTTTCTCTAACCAACTTATACTTGTAACCAAGAACTTCTAAAACATTATCTTCCGTTAATGTCATAGGTATTTTGTCTTGTTTAATCTTGCTCATGATTCTTTATTATTATAAATTTGATCGTAGGCTTTGTCCCACTCTGCATTATACTTTTCTTTTAAGTCAAGGGGCATTTGATCCATTATCTCGTTCTCAAAGAATTGGTTCATAATATAGCCCATCTTTAAGTCGTTTAAATAAGATTGACAGTAGTCTCCATCAGGGCTTTGCTTACAGGCCATAGGAGAACAACATCCTTCTACTCCACATGCAGAGCATACTTTACAGTAGGGAGAGTCATCAGAAGTACTAAATCGGGCAAAATTACCATAACGGAAAGCTGCTTTAACAAATCCGTTGATGTACATTTGTTTATCTGTTTCTGTACAGCTATCACATCCTTCCCAAGACTCTTCTGCTATTTTTTTAAGTTCTTCTTGTGTCATAGCTTTTCTATTTCTTCTTTTACTTGTTGGTAATAATCAATTACTCTCATACCAAAAGCAATTTCTGGTAATAATTCTATTATCTCATCAACCGCAATCAATGCACACGCAATTCCTTCGTTTCTTTGTTGCAAACCTACTACACTGAATTTATCAACTAGTTCTTTTGCTTTTTCTTTAGGAGTGCTCATAGTTTTTCTATTTCTTTTAACATTTCTGTATAGTGATCTATTTCATGTCTATTTTGCCAGGTATGAGCATGTAAAGCACTAATAATTTTATTTACAGTAAGTATAGCACACATTACAGCTTCCTTAAACCGAGACTCACAACTGTTAATCCCGGTTTTAAGTCTGCCATTGTTGGGTAATCGGTAATAAAAGCCTAAAACTAAATCATAAGCTTCTGATTTAGGAGTCATAGGGTCCATACTCTTACTAGTAGCCTCCAACTCTCCAACTGTTACCTCATCTATAAGTTCTTGTAAGGTTTTAGATGTGTATTCTCTAGCTTTCATAAGTTTCTTTATAAAACTCTGTAAAGTGATCTAACTCGTGCTTTTCATAGCCTTTACGCTTATGCCACTCAAAGTACTTAAACAATAGTTGTTCTTGTTCATTTCTGTGCATTGCTTTAGCTCTATTAAAAATAGCTTCTTTGTGCCAAATAAATAAATCCGGCCATTCTTTAGATTTAACTTCTTTAATTAGTAAATCTACACTATTGTTGCTCATTGTTATCTTCTTGTATTTTCCGCTTCATAAAGATTTCCCATCTAAATAGAATGTTAGCCTGACTATCAAACTCACTAACTTCATAAAGTATTCTAGGTGCAGATATAATATCCCAACTCTTAGAGCCTAATTCGTTTAGTTTTTTGCTTAATTCTGGTCTACTTAAAGTTATAAACAGGTATTTATATTCAAATTTGTCCATAAATTATTCTCCAAATGTTTCGTTGTAGTAATGTTCAAATGTTTGAAAGTTACTCAGTAAACTCTCGTAATAACTTTCTTTGCATTCCTCCTTGTGCATTGCTTTGGCTTGTTCATACAATTCTAAAACTTCTGGATGATGTCCTTCATGTATGTATTCTAATAAACCACTAATTAAAACATCCACGCTACTTTGTTTATTGTTGCTCATTGTCTAAGTATTGGTTATGTAGTTTAACTAAATGCTCAACTGTTTCTTTAATTACTTCACCACTTCTAATAATGTAGTACTCTGATAAGATATTACCATCTTCAAATAGGATTGGTTCTGCTGGTTCTATAGTTCTGCACCAACATTTTTCACCTTCTTGACAGGTACCAACTTTCCATTTTACTGTAAGTGCTTTTTCTATTGCTTCTTGATAAATCATAGTTTGCTTATGGTTTTACTCTTATTTCTAGTTTACTAAAGAACTCCATAAATTCTTCATCACTTAGCCATCTTGGCTTGGTCAAATACATAACTGGGGTAGCCATACCATCCTGTTGTTTGTACAGGATGATAGACTTTCTAATTGTTCTGCTTTTGTCAAACCAATAATCTGTAACGGCTTGATTTTTACGTGGTTTATTGTTGCTCATTTGTTTCCTCCAAATGTTTCGTTGTAGTACTCTTCCCCATTCATATGTCTTGTGTGAATAGGAAACCCATCAACTGCATTGACTATTTCTACCTTATGCATTGCTTTGGCTTGTTCAATATGATAATATTGCTCTGCGCTTAATGCTTTTGGAAATAATTGTTCAACTAAATATTCCACTGCCGTTTGTTGTTTATTGTTGCTCATTGTTGTGTTTCTTTAACCCAATAAAAATCTAATAAGGTTCTCATAAAGAATCTCTTAATAAAGTTAGGCTTACTGTACGTTCCAAATGCGGTACAGTTTACTCTGCTTTTACTGCCTAAGCAATACCATCCTACTATCTTTTTTGGTTGAGGAATAGTTGCTGTTGTAAATTCTGACGTAGTAAAAATCGGTGTTGTTTGTTTATTTTTGCTCATTGTTACCTCCAAATGTTTTGTTGTAAATTTTTTCTGCGATTTGAATCAATGATTCTCTAATATGTTTACCCATATCTCCATAATCAACAGCATCTACATAGTATTTAATACATTCCTCCTTGTGCATTGCTTTGGCTTGTTCTAAATCAACAGATAAATTGTCTATCATTAATTCCCTTGCCATTGTTTGTGGTTCTGATTGAATTATTGAAACTCTTCTTTGAATTTCTGCAATCAACCACTCCACGCTACTTTGTTTATTGTTGCTCATTGTTTGCTTCCTATTTTACATCCAGAATATACTAATACTGAAAAAATTGGACTCCAAAATGCATACATTACTCTTACTACAATTTCCCAGTTTTTAGCATTTAAATCCCATACTGCAAATGAAACAAGCAGATATATTGCTACCATTGTTAAAAGTCCTACTACTAGTGGTTTATTATCTTTCATTTATTACCTCCTTGTATTTTATCACGCATCCACAAAGCACCTGCTTTACACATTGCTTTCATCAGTAATTGTGCTTCTTCAGAGTATTTATGTACTCCAGTAGAATTTAGAAAATCCCCCTCTACATGAGCATCTATCTCCTCATCACTTGGTAGTTCGATGGGGGTTAATTGTTGTAAAACTTCATCAAAAGTTAAATCTTGTTGACACCTTGCCGTATCCATAGCAAATTTTACTTCAAATTCTGTGTATAGTTTCATTTGTTACCTCCTTTGTTTTCAGGGTGAATAGGATTCTTACAATTTCCTTTGTGGCACAAACTGTATCTATGACCGGAACTGTATTCAAAGTACTCACAACCATCTATAACAATTAGTTTTAAGGGTTTGCCACCATCCTGAGTTACAATTGTAGTTGTTTTTCTTGTGACTGTTGCTTCTTGGCAACTACTTACCATTCCGATAAGTAATGTTGCTAATAATAGTTTTTTCATAATCTGTTTATTATTGCTCATAATTTATGGACTTTCATTAATTAATGTCATACTATCGTAGTAGATAGTAGTATCAGTTACTTTTAGATTGTGGGTCTTATGATTTTGAGAACATCCACAAAGCACAATTAAGAATAATACTCTTCTTTTCATAGTTTTTAATATAAGTTTAATTCTTGAGCTTGTTTAGTTAGAAAGTCTAATGCTTCTTCTTGTTTCTTTTTTGCCATTATTTCTTCTAACTGTTTCTCTAATCTTTCTACACTACCCCAGATAATAAAGGCTTCTGGATCTGCTTGCTTAATAAAGTAAGCAAGTTCTTTCTGTTTACCTCTAGAGTAAAATCCATGTTCTATATCCTCTGCTAGGTCTTGTAAGTGCTTAGGAGCATTTATAGAGATACGTAGGTCATAACTTTGCCACTTAGTTTTCCAATCTACAAAGGCAATACCTTTAGTTAGTTTTCTAAGTAAGTTATGCAAGGTCCAGCTACGTACTCTTACAATAGATCTATCACAACCAAATACATGTAGAAAGCGTAAAAACCACCTAGGGCAGAATTTAGGCTTAGCTTCATGATCCATAGCAAGTACTAAGGGATAAAGAGCATTAAAGTAATCACCTTCTTCATGCCATAGATGTGTTCCTAAGTAACCATACTTCTCAAATCCTTTGGGAAAGAAGATATAGCGGAAATCATCTAATGTAATGTTACGGGTAAAAATCATACCCTTCTTTCTTCCTCTCCAAAACAGAAAGAAATACTTAATGTCTTCTAAGCGCTCTTGTAGGGTAGGAGGCTTATAGAATCTGCTGTTTTTGTCTATTTTACCCATCTTTTCTTTTTTTAAATTCTTTACGTTGCTGAACTCTTTCTTTAAGTCTTGCAAGTGCATCAGACTGATAGATTTCTCCATATGCACCTCCTAAAAACTTATCTAGTTTTTCACTGTTTTGTATAAATTTAAGGACTTCTTCACACATACGAGATGCGGAATACTCTCTACGCTCACATATTTCACTATATAAGAATTGTTTTATTTTTTCAATTTGATTGTTGCTCATTGTCTTTATATTTTCTAATTACCTGAAAAGTACGTTTAAGGTCTGAATCTAGGTATGGTTTATCTCCTAGTCTTACAGGATACCAAGCAATAGTATAACCATGATTAGCATTGTAATCTTCCCGCTTAACTCTGTTACCATTAACTTTATCTAAATAAATCCAGGGTACATTACCAGATAACTCTAATTCAATACCTATCTTCTTTAGCCGGTTAATAAACACCTCTATTTCATTCATAATTATAACTTTTCTATTCTTTCAAGCAGTTTTGTTACATCTTCTGGTGTAAGATAACCTAGTACATCATCTGTAATTTCTGTATCATAAGTTATCATATTATCATACAATACTGCTAATTCATACAAACCTCTTTTGTTCCCATAACTTGTTTCACATTTAACAATACTAGCACCATAACCGTTATCAAAATTTGCAACAGCACGGATACCTTCTTGGTGAATCATAGGTTTAAATTCTAAATCTTCAAATGTCATATTGTTTTTTATTAAAGTTATCTAAAAATTCTTTAAACTGTTTCTCTGCTTCTAAATAGCTCTTTTCTATTGCTTCCGGTCCTGCATAGTATGCATGATGAGCTTTTAATTGACCTATACAATAGCCAATAATATTAGCCATTTCTAGCTTTTCTTCTAAATGTTGTTCTTCTTTTTTCATAATCTTGTTTTACTAAAGCCATATTCTTTTGCTACATCTAAGATATTTTTTTCCATATATATCCATACGCTTTTTTTTGTTTACCTATAAAACAATTTTTAATGGCTGTTCTACTAGTTAGTTTTAAATCTTTTACTACTGTTTCTAAATTATCATAAATTTTTATTAATTCACCATCTATAGAATACTGAGCTATTTTATTTTTATAATAAGAATCACAAGTATTATCGTAAGACCATATATAACCTCCAGCTGTTTTTCTTTGATTATTTGTTACTTTAAAAATAGAGGCTGTATCTATGTTGGTTATATTACTAGCTTCAAAAACAGATTTATAAGTATTTATACAATTACATTGTTTATCATACTGATATACAAAACGTTTTCCTCTATTAGGAATATTTACTATAATTTTTTGTAAGTAATCTTCTGTATACCATTTCCAAATAAAATTATTAGAAGTAACAGACATTCCATTTAAAGTAGGATATATACTTCTATCTTTAATTTTTAAAGTATTTGTAATTTCTGATACACTATTCCAAATACGAATAAAATTACCTTCTAAGTCATATTGAATTACTTTTTTAGGATCTTTATTCTTGGATTCACCACCAATAGATATATTAGCTAATGGACCTGTATTATGACATATTCTACCATATTTTTTAATTAAATCTATTTCAGCTTGCATACATTCATCTTGATTATCATAGATTTTTATAATATCTACTATAATTTGTTTTTTATTTTTAAGCCATATTTTATTCCATATAGAATTTCTTTTATTATATCCAAACTCGTAAGCTCTAGAATATCTACCAGGAAAGTCTGAACCAATACCTACATAAAATATTTCATTAGTGTCGGGTCTTGTATGTGTATAAAGATAAAATTGTTTGTTCATGATGTCATATACTTTAGTTTACAATACAATATATGACAAATACTACAAATTAACAACTTAATTTTTAAGTTTAAGCCCTAACTCTATAGCATCTTCAGATGATAGTTTATCATGAATGTAGGTATGGCAAGTCCTACACACTGATAACCAAGTAGTTATATCTAAAGTATACTTACCCCGTCCTTTCATGTGATGTACATCTATACTAGATATAGTACATCCAGGAAGTTTAGCCTGACATGTAGGATGTTTAGTTAAAAACTCTATACGTAGGATACTATACTCTTGATTCTCTACAATTTTCTTTTTAGAGGCTTTAGGTAAAGACTTTGGTTTACTATGCTTATTAGCACAGTTCTTACAATAGCCTTTACCTAATATCCTCTTCCAGAATGTTGGTACAGTTATTCCACAGTCTTGACACTGCTTCATATTAAGTCATCTAATCCAATATCAAAGGCTGCTTCTACATCATCATATAAATCCGGATCGCTATCTTTAATAAGTTCTACAACTGGGTATAGAATATCATTAATCTGATGTAATAGAATGTACATGTCATGTTGTTTAAGCTTTTCAATATTCTCTTCAGTAAGAACCATAGATAAAGTTACAGCTGTACCCATAAAAGGTACAGTAGAGCTGATTTCAGCATCTGCAATAAGTTGTTCTATTTGTTCTAACTGTGTTAGATTGTTTAAATAACAGAATACAATTTGTCTGTTGTCAAGGCCGTGGAATTTAGTCATGATATTTGATAGAAATTAATTGGCAATATACCACTATCTATTAACTTATCTATGATATCTTTTTTATTGATACCTAGATCTTTAAAGGATAATGTGCATACAAATTTAGGATCTGGTTCTGTATTTTCCCAAAATGGGCTTAAGAATGGATGATCCTTAAAGAAATGGCCCAATAAACTATTACTAAATTTAATCATCATCTCTTGTTTCCATGAGTTTAGAATAAACTGGGTCTTTCTATGGGCTTTAATAACCCGTAGTTTTTTAGCTTCAGACATTTCTCTGATTTCTTCTTCCGTATACATGCTGATACCAAACATGGCACGCTTGTACAAGAAGTTCTGATTAGGATTAAAGGGGTCTTTATCATAAACTTGATAAGACTTACCGTTAAAGTTCTTTGTGTTTGCTTGATAGGTAGATAGCTTACCGCTATACATAACCCGGTTTTCTTTCTTCATATGTGGTAATTGGTTTTGTTGATTAGAAAATGTACCTAATAGTGTCTATATCAAAGTATTGTGTATACAAGTACTTAAATGTATCCAACCATTTAGTTTTATAGCTCAAAGGATAACGCATAATCTTTTCATTATTCTTTATTTCTGAGCTATATTTCATTAGATTTTGAGCTAGAACATTTGCCCGCTGCATTTGTAATGCATGATTAGTAAGAGCAATAACTTCACACTTATTCTCACCGGCAATATGTTTTATCTTAGCAAATAAATCATCATAGAGTTCTTCCCAACCTGGGTAGAAAATAACTGGACTGTAGTTTATGTGCACCTCCCATCCTAAATCCTTTAATCTATTAATATCTTTTATTCTATCAGATATCTTTTGCATCTTAGGTTCTAGTATATCAGAGAATACTTGAGGCATAACACTAACCCGCACTCTTGGTTTCTTATTAAAACTACTAACGTCTAGCGTTAGTAATGAAGGATATTTAGTGGCCATAGTAGAGTTAAGTCTAGGATGGTCATCATATCTCTTAAGATAATCAATCAAGGGTTCAGGCATATGCTTCTGCATAAGTACTAGATCGGAATTACAGGCTATGTCCACCATAGTATACACAGGATCCTGTTGATCCGGCTGTTTAACATAGTTCTTTTCCCACTCCAATACAGAGTTAAAGATATCATCTACATTAGTGTTTACATAAACTCTATTCCCGTTATACCGGGACATATAACA